CAAGAAAAACACCTTTCGAGCAAGGAAACGTCTTTCAAGCAAGCAGGGGGTATCTTCCACTCAAATATAGAAGTTTACAAGTGGTAGGAGTTTTCCGTCAAGGCAAGGCGGTTGTGAGTGATGGTGGGTATGGTGTTATTGGTGGTAGATATTGTTTATTAGTATGGGGTGATGCGGAGGAAACCAAGGGAAAACGGGGGCGGCGATGGCGTGGGGTCGGCCCCGCTGGTCGTCCGTTCCCTATTCTCCTTTGGCGTTAGTGTAATATTAAAAATCTGATAGTGATATGACGAAAGAAGAAGCAAGGAACGTATTTGGCGGTAGTATAGTAAATAATCTGCTGTCGCTAGGGGCTGAGCCTACCAACGTGGTAAGGCAAGACGGGTTGATAGAATGGAAAAGTGATGGATATATAGAGGTAGGAGGCGTACAGGTATGGGCCTACTATTACTTTGAGGATGGCGAGGACGTTGATAGATGTGATTGGGCGGATCATATGGAGATAGAGGTAGAGGAATGTTGGATTTAAAATCGGCTGATATGAGATTCATGTATTTAACGGAGCTTAGAGAAAAGGATATATACGTAGGCGACAAGAAGTGCAAAGAGTAAAAATATATGTAGGCAGGCCGTTGAGGGATACGCCTAAAACCTATAAACAAATAGGCGGATTTGTAGCAAAAGAACTATCCAACGCTTATAATAGCGGTTGTGTTTCCATCTATGAAGCAAAGGATAAAACGCTCAGATATTCGGTTTATCGAGACGGTTGTTTTTATCCTTATTACGGGAAATTAGAGGTGGCAGAATAATACCAAGGGGAACGGGCGGCGGTGTCACGGGTGTCGGCTGCCGTTTTTTTCTTTGGCGTGGTAATATAAAACACTAATAACATGGACGAGATTATGAAATTACAAGATGAAGCGCTGCTTTATCTACGGGATAATATTACGAGAGAAGAGGCGTATTATATCCTTACGAAAGAGAATGAAATGACGGAGGTTTTAATAGCTAAGAAGAAGGATGGAAGTAAACGTATCAAGATTCTTGATATGGAATATACTATCGAGAGGGACGATATGTTGCTGTTGTTCGATACTGATGGGATAATAGACGAATGTCTTTTAACATCCAGCCACATAGGGATAAACATGTATTTCCGTCGGCAAGATATTCGGGATATACTATCCAAGAAATTGGAGGTCATGGAATACCGGTATATAAAGATCCAGGTCGATAATATACCGGTAGTAGAGAAACGTCGTGTTATTCTGGATCTAACCGGGCATAGGGTGGATCGTAATGACCGTGATAAGATAGATTTTATGTTTATTTATTTTATGGCAAGATTATGCGTATAAGAAGAACTGTAAAGGAAAGGGATATTATGAAGGTATGGGTATTCGGGTGCGATCGGAAACTTATAAAATCGGCGGCGGATTCCGGGTTCAGAAACATGTCGGAGGTATTATCTTACGCTAATTGTATGGCAGGAGATAAGCCTGTAGATCATATTAGGGTCTCGAATGAGAATCGTGGCTGGTGTGGATCGTATACTATATATGGTAGGGAGATAGATTAGTTTGATCGTGAACAACAAAGGAGGTGCGTATGAATAATGTTATAACAAACGCCAATGGCGTGAAGGTAAAAGTAAGGGTGTATGATATTGGCGATGGGGAGATAGATAGATACACGATAATATGTGTAAGTGATAAGGGTAAAGATAGTAGTGGGTTGGTATATTATCCTGTGTTTGCATGCAGCGAAAATCCATTTCATCCACAAGGAATAGGAATGTATGTTGGTGATTATTATCCATATAGGAGACATTCATACGATTTCGGTAAAAGAGTTAAGGATCTAGCATCCTTACCAGAAGAGGTGATTAAGTACATAAAAATAATAACGACATGAACGAAATAGTTTACAACAATTACGATTTAGTGGCTTTTGAACAAGATGGAGAAGTGGTAGTGGCCGTAACATTTTACAGATATTACAAGAAGAAAGCTAAGGGCGAGGTTAATTATAGATGGAGAACCAGATGCCCGGAGTTGGTGGATAAGATTGTAAGACACCGTACCAAGGTGTTTACCGGCCAGCTTATTCAGTTAGCGAAGGCGTATGGGGAGAAAAGGGTCATTAAATATCAAAAACAGGAGGAAGAGGTATGTCAAAATACGACAGGGACGCTATAGAAATATATATACTAGATCATATAGATACTGATAATTACAAAAAGCAGTTTAGATATGATAGGGAGTATCTGGTTTTTATGCTTAACGTATTTAAGGATGAGTATAAAGAGCATATCAAAAGGGATGGGATTGAGAAAGCTTTCGAGGATTATATAATGACTCTGCCATCTATATTTAGTGTAGATGTAGCAAATTATAAGATCAAAGACTTGTTACGTTCATGGGAAGTGGAGTTCGATGATGATGATGAGATATACATCTTGTACAAAAAGATCATAAGGGAGGTTTTCTTCAAGATGTGTAATGATATGAACATTAGATTTTAGTTTGTTAATATTGTGACCATGACCTTGGCGGGGTGGAAGGATATATCATAATCGTACGTGTGCGGATATGATCCGGGGCCGGTTCCCGGCACCTTGGCGTAATTTAAATATAAGTAGTATGGAAGATAATATTTTAAAAAGAGCGGCAGCGGAATTAAAAGAAGCTGGTTGCAGGGTTTTCGCATGGCAGGATGATACTTATAATAGAGGTTGGAGTAAGGGTGATTATACGATGTTGTATTACGCCTTCCCTGATTCACCCAACATCGGGTATCTGAGTCATGGGGAATATGGGATGAGCGTAGCGTATAGTAGAGCTTATATACCGAGCTGTGGAAGTGGATCGGGGTGTTGTGTCAAGGAGGAAGCTACGTTTGACCTTGAGGCGGCGTTAGACGTGCTGAACGGGCCGTTACCTAGGTGGTGTAGGTCTTATGGGGTTTATCCAAAGCAGTACGATAATATTGATAAATGGTATAATAGCGATAATCATAACAAAAAATTATTTAAGGAGATTTGATATGGAGGTAAAAGATTGGGAAAATCTGGTTTTGAATACAGAAGTAGGATCACATTGTTTTGTTACGCTGATTGATAATAATGACATCAGTAGAGGTTACGCGCAGATCAGACGCGCGGAATATTTCGGGTATAACATCTGCTTCACTCGGTTATATGGGAATAAGTTTTATTTCGAAAAAATAGAGGAAGGACGTACGCAACAATACATCAATAGGAGAAAATAATATGGTGATAGAATTTGATTTTGAGATATACAAAAACGGAGATTACGATAAGGTGTATCTCCGCAACGGGAAAGAGCCAAGAGTATTATGTGATAATGGGAAGGGAGATCGCCCTATAGTCGTGATGGTTGAGGATGATAACGCGAATGATTATATTGTTCTTCGTTATAACGAAACCGGCAGGAGGAATATCAATGGTAAATCGAGTCTTGATCTCATGTTATCTGTAAAAGAACGGGAGCCAGAGTTGTGGGTTGTTGTTATATCTTACATAGATAATAAGGATAAGAGGCAAAAGATGGTCTTGCCTAATTTTTTCTCAAGGAATATAGGAGGAAATATATATCTTCAAGGAAGCTCTAAATCGAATGTATCATATTATGTTGGTAGGTTAGAAGAAGATGGGTGCTTCGATGAGCTATGCGAGAAGATAAGGGTAAAGAGAGATCGCATTTATAACATGGAAATAATATCACTATCAGATGACGAGACGGCAGTTTAACCAGTTGATAAATGATCTGGACGGTAAAAACCCGTTTATCGTGTTGCATAGGGATGCCGTTGCGCCTAAATACGTAGGCGTGGAGGTCTCGAAAGAAGGCGTGGTATACAACTACTCGGTTATAAGCATAAACGACGAGTATAAGCCTAAAAAGGCTCTTATTTCGAAGATATTGGGTATAGCTGATAATCTTAATGGCGATAGCGGCTTGAAAAAGGGATGATTGAGTGTATTTATAACCATAATAATAAAAGTTGCGTACTGATACGAATGATATTGGACGGAGGATAAATATGGTGGTATGGTAATAGACAGGCTTATGTCTTAATATCATAATATTCTGCTATTATATCCTCTTTTTGGGTAAGGAGTATAATAAATAATATAAATATCTTGGATATGGGGGAGATTAACATAGGTGATAAAATCGTGAGTAATAATTTTGATATGGATAAGATATGACAAGATACTTGCTTATGATGGCTATGGTGATACTGACACCGCCAAAAGGGAGCGGTGGCTTGCCCCACGCCCCAAGGCCTGCCGTGGTAGAGGCAAGGGTATGGGATAAGCTGGCGGCCGCCCTATCTTTCGTGGAGTCAAGGAACGACGATCGGGCGTATAACGCCTCATCCGGGGCCTTAGGGAGGTGGCAAATGAAAAGGATATACGTTGATGAGGTTAATAGGATATTACGCCTTAAAAGAGAGAAAAGGAGATATAGGTACGAAGATCGAACGAATCCTGTCAAGGCTAGGGAAATGTTCGAGATATATCAATCTCATCATAATCCTAAAAAGGATATAGATTGGGCTATAAGATTGCATAGGGGACTACATTCCCCTAAATATATTAAGGAGGTTAAACGTAAATTAAGGGAATAATATGAATCGTGAGGTATTAATAAGTATCATTAATAGAGGTAGAATAAGGTTTATCCCAGTAAGAAGATGTTTCTTATGCAATGAATATGTAGGATATAAATTCGTTAGGATGTGTGATGGAAATACAATACCAGTGTTTTCTAGTGGATGTAGGTGTTGTGGCATGAATAATGGGACGCTATCAGAAAGGACTTGGGATGAGGTGCTTGATCTTGTCAAAACGGTACAAAATAAGCCTATGAATGAGAGAACGGAGGAAGATGAATTTATATTAAATAGTTTAATATAAGGAGGTATTGTATATGAAATGGGTGATAATAAAAGGGGTTAGATATCCTAGTTCTGTGATATCAGCATTTGCGGCATATAATATGGATAACCCCTTCTTGAAGGTCAGGATAAGAAACAAGTATCATATAGTGTCTTTTGATGATGTCAATAAGATGGCTAGTCAGATGGTATATTTAATGAACAACTATCCTGAGTTCGTTCAGATAGGAAGATGGTGGATATCCAAGAAGGCGGTAATGTCTTGGGTTCCCAAGGGGCAGGCCGTGGACGGATCGGGCTGGGTTATATCCTTCACCCTGTCCTTTGGTTTGGATAATGGGACTCAAATTAAGTTTGATAAAGAAGATGAATACCTAAGTGAGATAGATAGGTTAAACGAGTTGTTTAATGTAATATTATAAGGGAGTATGTTGATAGATGTAAATAAATGGATTGATAAAAACGGGAGCTTCGATGAAGCCGGCGGCTTGGATTTAGTGAGGCACGGATATGAGTGGATTAGACGGATGCGTAAATTCGAGAATAAGGCAGATCGTCATACTTTTCAGAAAGTGTTTGGCAATAAAAGAGGCAATGAGTTATGGGACTGTTTTTTAGAGGTAGGAAGATCTATCTTCATATTAGAAGATAGCTATTTCCTGATTAACGACAGGAACGTCTTCTCTTTATGTTTAGCAGAGTGTAGTGATTATGATCTATATGAGCTTGTTCATAATATTGATACGGATAGTGATCAAGGCAAATGATGTTGTTTAATTAAAAAAAATAAATTGTTATGGAAATTAGAGAATGTTTATCGGTTTATCTAGAGAGTGGATATCTTTTTGACGATATGTCAGGAAGATTAAAGTGGTTTGAGATTGATAAGATCTTGATCAGTTTTACATATGGAGTAGTTAGATATGTAGGAACATGGGGAGGATGTAGGACTGAGAAGACATTAGATGGGAAATTATTTTATTCGTCCGAAGAATGTTTTAAAAAGGGCGAGAGCATTCCTAAGACAAGACTATCAATATATGATGTTTTTGAGTCATTATATGGGTTCATTCCAATAGGTGATGTGTGGAAATACAAAAACGGAAGAGCTGTCAAGGATAAGTTGGAATATTTTGATGTTGAAATAGATGATAAAGGAAAAATTTATTGTAAGGAAACATATTACAGAACACGTGAAGATGTGTATAAATTCAATGACTTAACTGTAGTTGACAGGAATGGAGACATAAGGTTAGTGGAATCATCAAAAAGTAGATTAATGCTTAGTAATGATCAATTGGATGTCGTGGAGAGAATGAAAGGCATCATTGATGACATGGTTAGGTTAAAGATGATTATGTATATTGATCAAGACTATAATCTTTGTTTTCTACCGGGAGATAAAATAGAAGATTTGGCAATGGATGAGACAGATGGATTTGTGGATACCACCGGTATAGTGACATCTATAAAATCTAAGGATGTAGTGGAGTTTTATGTAGAAAACCCATTCGTAAAGATAAAGGATGAGTAATATCTGAATCTGGATTGTGGTGGTTCGTGAGAATAGCCACAATCATATCTCTAAACGTGAACATAAGGAGGTACGTATGTCATTCGATTGACATTAGGGATCTAGTTATATTAAAAGAGGAGGGATTATGAAAAAGATTGTATTAAGACTGTATGAGTTTGATGAGCTGTCAAAAGACTCACAAGAAAAGATCATAGAGCGTGAGCGCTGGAATGTAATGGATTGTTGCATGGAAGCTTATGGTGATGATTATATAAGCACCATGAAGTCTTTTGGGGATCTGACAAATACTGAGGCTTATGACTGGGAAGTTGGATATACGAGGTATGATTTTAGATTCAAATTCAAGTACAATGATCCTATATGCTGTCATCCAACTGATTATGATAAGGATATATATCCTAATAACTTATGTGGCAAATTATTGTTCAGGTATATTAACAACAATATTATGCCATATATTATCAAGGGCAAGTATTTCTCCACGTCAGGTAAATATATTGATGGGAAATACAAATACAAGCATAGGTATAGCAGGGTGATGTTTGACTATGGAGATAATTGTCCGCTAACAGGAATGTGTTATGATCGGTATCTCCTGAAACCTATAATTGATTATTACAATGCATGGTGTACTTATCCGGAGGATTTTTCTTTAGAGGATCTGATGAGGCAATGTTATGATAACTTCTTCAAGTCATGGCATGAGGAGTACGAGTATTGGGCTGATAATGAAGATGCGATACGTGAGGAGCTTCATCATAATCAGTATGAAGATCGACTTTATTATGAAGATGGAGATGTTTATGTTGGACCATTAAATGAAATAGCATGAAAACACAAGAGGAATATGCCCGTGAGATTGATGAGATCGTTCTCCGGGATGTAGAAAACCATCAGACTGATTGGTTCGATACTGATAAGAAAATATTTATGCTTCCAGAAAATAAGAACAAGGTGTTTATTTTCGGAACCAGAAAGACTGGGTGTGATTTAATTGTACTGGGTGGTACTAATTGCGATGAAAATAATATGGATCGTGTTTTTGGATGTCTTGGCAATGAAAACTTCTATGTATGTCAGCCGTTCGCTCTTTGGGAATCGTTTCAGGAGATTAAGAAGGTAAATCCTTTGTATGCTTTCAAGGTGGCCACTGCTTATTTTAGAGAGAATGGAATGATTCCGGTGTTTGAAAATGTAAATTGTAAACTAATAAAGCTATGATAGAAGTAATAAGATACAGGCTTCCAATTTATTGGGCTTGCCCGTTAATCAATGATGATTACACTGGATTAACGAATGAAGAATGTGAGGAAATCAAACGCTTCTTGGAAGCAGCAGAAGGTTATCCGGTAGATGTAGACTTGGAAACACAAGGATTCTACCGGTATAATGACGCAGGAACACTCCCCGGAGAATGTGCGGATTTTATTTTTCACAAGTACAATGATTAAACTAAGGTAATTATATACCATCTGTAATTACATAACAAAAAAACATTGATATGAATAACTATATGGTAGCTCATTTATGGGCGAACGAAAAGAAAGAATCAGCTAGAGGTAGCAATTTCTTCTTTGAAGGTGAAAGTATTTATTCTTATGGCTATCACTTTGAGGTAGGAAGAATCGTAAGAAATAAGCGTGGGGAAAAGGCGTATTTGCTTAACAATGAATATTATTCTACTTCCACCAGTGCGCATCAGAGATATATTTACGGTGCAATACCTACTGGTTCAAAGGTATTTAGCGTTGGATATAATATGTCAAATACTGGTAATATGGCATTTGTCACCAGTGGGTTGGAATCCATTAAAGACGCTATTGAAAAATACAAGAAAGCCAGAACTGAATTACCTTATCAGAATGTTTGGGGAGCTTTTAGAAATCTGATGGGTTATATTGAGTTCTTCGATATGGGAACTCCCAAACGTCTTCTTAAGAAGAGCGCAAACGAATGGCTTGGAACTAACCATGAATTATCACGGGAATCAGATAAGATTAAACGTGAACATGTCCGTGAATTGAAACGTATTTTCCAGATATTGTTGAATCATCAAGCACTGGAAGTCCTTGGAACCGTTAATGTGGTTGTGGATGAAGTTTGTGGTGAAGGAACATGGGCTAAATATACGATCAGATACCAAAGATGGACGGAAGGTTGTGAAAAGAGAGAGGCTATAGCCCTTGAAAAGGCAAGGAAAGAGGAAGAGGTTCGTAACAAAACATTGGAAGAACGGATACAAATGTGGAAGTCTGGCGAGATTTCCCAGTTGAGTTATTATTGTTGGTTTGAGAATGATCAGCCGAACGTATGGTTGCGTATTAAGAATGGCAGAATTGAAACCAGCAAGGGTATTAAGATAACACAAACTGAAGCTGAAAGACTTTGGGGATTGATTAAAGTGTTCCATGATGGTGGTCAGTTCAAACGTGATTTGGCATTGGATGTAACCGGTCACAGATGGGCGTTCAATCGTTATGAAAACGATATACTGACTGTCGGATGTCACCGGATAGCGTATAGCGAGATGAAAGGTGTTGCGAGACAATTAGGATGGAATTAAACAGCTATCAATTGACATTTGAGAGCTATGGCAATCACTATCAGATTTACGGGAGAGACATCCAAGATGTCATGGGTGGCGTTACCGGTGGAGCCGGCGTGTATGGGTAGGCGGTCGGTGAAGACAAGGCGTCCACTCATGTCCGTTGGATTGGCTAAACAAACAAACAAAGTTACAATGTAATGATATAACTAAAGTGAAAATAACAACATAAATACATGTAAAATGAAAGAGAGAATGATAATAAAACCATTTAACTTAGAGTTGGCAAAGAAAATCAGCAATGGTGAACGCAAGGGCGAGATTATAACGTTCGGGCATAATTATAAGGTAGAGTTAGTGTATAGTAATAAAGATAGGGGGATATATAATACACTAGGAGTGATTTATTCTGATAGCGGTATAATATCTGACTGGTTCTCTGATAATGGGCTAGGAGCAAGAGGATGTATGCTTTGTATTAATATTCCGGAATATACCACATTCAAGGACGGAGATGTATTGAGCAATGAAGAAGGTGATCACTTATTCATATTAAATACAAACGGGAGCTATCTTACATCTTATTATGTTTCTTGGCGAGAAGGGGGTTGTTTATATTTCAACAATGGAGCTGCCAATGAAAATAATATTGAGAGATACAGATTTGCTACTGAGGATGAAAGGCAAAGGTTTGTTGATGCTCTTAAAACAAGCGAAGAACCTAAAGCCAAAATATGCTTGAAACAATTCTTTGGTATTGAAATAGAACCGAAATATAAATTCAAGCCATTTGATAAAGTTTTAGTAAGAGATACAGAAGACGATGATTGGCACGTAAGTTTGTTTGTTAGGAAAATTGCTGATGCTCAATATAAAGAAGAAAGATATGAATGCTTAAATGGGACGGGATGGATCTATTGTATTCCTTATGAAGGTAACGAACATCTTTTGTAAAAAACGTATTACCGGAATATGAAAATAAAGGCAACCAAGTACAGAAATGATTACAGGGTATGGTTGGACTATGCCGGGGATTACAGAAATGAAAATATAGAATAACATGAAATATCAAAATTTTATGTGCCCTTATGAGCTTGCGCTAAAGTTGCATGAGTTGGGCGTAAATTCGGAGTCGGAATTTTATTTTGTGAAAGAGATGAAAGGAGGGGGAACCCAGATAGATTCAGTTACGCAAAATACAATGAGGTATTCATATAGAAAAGAAGGAGACCTCATACCGGCTTATATGAGTCATGAACTTGGAGAGATACTACCAAGTATGATAAATGTCAGTAAATCAAAAATATGGGATGACTGGTTGCAGTTGACACAATATTTCCCGAATAGGGATAGTAGATATTACGAAGCCGCCTATGTTCGATACAATGCTTACGATTCACAAACAGAAGTGTATAGTGGATTTGGAGATACAGAGGTAGAGTCGAGAGCGATGCTACTTATTGATCTATTGGATAAAAAGGTATTAACATTAAGTGATTTAAACTTAAATTAGATTAGATGGGAAATCACTGAAATTAAATAGATATATAATTACATTACCTAAATTAAATAGGTAATTATATTAGAAGAAATGGAGGGAAAAGATCATGGAGAAAGCAGTTAAAACAGATATGGAGTATAGGGAGATATTGGAGAAATCATTATCAGCTATTCAATATCTAAGGATACATGGATTCTCGACATACATGGAATCGGAGGGGATTGTAAATAGGATAATGATGTTCAAGGATAAGAATGAGATGAGGAATCGAAAGATTAAATCAATTCTGTAATGGTTGATCATAATGGTAGAGAGATATAAGTACAAGTGTATTGATGCTTATGAGGAGCCGGAGAATCCAATGGAATGGTTGCCGTGTCCACGATGCGGCCTCCGGCCTCTGGTCTGGGAGTTCGATAACGGGAGGGCTACGGCGTGCGGATGCGGGACTGACTGTTATACCCATTGGAGCGTACAAGCGGAAAGTATTATGTCGGTCATAAAAAGATCTGATAACGGTAAGTCGGCTGAGGTGTATGATATTGATGAACTTAAAAATAACTGGAATCATTGGGTGAGGACAGGGGAGATACTGTTTACGCCAGGGAATGGGAAATGGTAATATGATTAATAATTTAAGATATGGATCATTATTTGGCTATAATTCAAACGATATTGGATAGATGTGAGAACGACAATACATCTCCTGATATCCATGACATGGAGATAATAAAAATAAATCTATGTAGAATAATTCAGACTCGTTACGGATTAACTCAGTTATGGTTCATTCCGTTGATAGAGAGAATACAGAATGCTTGTTGTAAACATCACAATGACGTTGACATGTCATGGGAAGATTTTGTTAAAAAAATGAGTGAATAGGAGGGATAAATATGGATGAGAACGAAAGAAAGAAGGGTATGAACCAAGGAATATGGCTGGCGGTTCAGGAGCTAGCCCACGACGGGCGATGGACGCAGGCCGCAGAGGAACTGGTGTCTTCTTGTGGATTGACCGAGGATGAATGTAGGAAGCTGCAAGAAGAAAGCGGATCGTTTAATGATGAGATGCTTGAATTTATTGATATGATATTTGGTCATACGGATATGATAGGTGAATGTGAAGATGATACAGAATAAATATGTATAAATATCAAATAGTAATTATATACAATAAAAATTATGAGCTTAATAGATAAACTAGAAGACTTGGTGGCTAAGGTAGACACCGAATACCAACAGAAGATGGAGGCGGTGATCCGGGAGATAGTTCCGGGGATGCCGGAAGGGAATGTACGTCATGCCGCCGAGCTGATGTGCACGGACAGGATGGGGAATATGATGGACATAGATGTTTATATATTAAGGGAAGAAGATAGGCCTTATGAATGCCATTATCTAAAGGATCTATTGGAAGATAGGGTAGCTAGAATAGATAAGATGCATGAGGATAAAAGTTACACATACAATATAGATGATAATTATTGGTGCGCCACATGTGGATCCCATTCTCATAAAAAGGATTCTGAGACAGGGTATTGCTGGCATTGCGATACGGTTAATTGGGTTAAAGAAGATGGAGCAGATGTTAGGGTATAATTACCAAAGAATAAATATGAATGATAGGAGAAAGGATAGTATTAACTATTAATAATGTTTATTTAATTTAATTCAAAAACAAAATGTCTACTTTTGTAGACACATAAAAATTATATATATGGAAAAGAGTGAGTTTGTAAAGAAATTGGAGAAGATCATCGATATGGTTAAGACCGAAGATGATGGTTTCGAGTATGGTGGCAAAGTCATTTTCTATAAAGAAGATGATGATAACCATGAAATCACGGTAAAGAACATTGAGATGGATCTTATGGTAGAAGCCAGTGCTATGGCTAGTATGGATGATAGGACTTTTGACTGCCTTATGAGTGAGGTTTATAAACAAAAGTTTACAAAGGCTATAACGATGTCGGAGGATGAGGATGATGAAGACAATTGATAAGATGACCGATCAGGAGATATATAATCTTACTGACGAACAGGTAGAGAAATTGATCGTAACAAGATGTGCGGAGGAAGGTGTAAGGTTCATAGATGAGCCTCCAATCATGAAGACATATGACTATAAGCCTATTTCTCCATCACATTTCTTCTACTATTTAGAAGGTTTGAGTATAGCCGTTCTTGATCAGAATGATGCTATTAAAATAGCTACGTTCTTAAGTAAGTTTGATTTATACAAGACTACATACGATTTCACTATATCCAATGAGAAGATATATAATAAGTTGGATATAATCAATATCAAACATATTCCAATGTTTGATACAAAAGATGAGGAGTCCTACAAATCTATAAAGGACAAGAATAATAAGATTGAGGAGGAGTATAAAGATCAGGTAGATAAATACAAGAAGGATATAAAAAGAATGAGTGAAATCCATGCCGAGATCTGGTCGAAGGTAATCGATGTAAGAAATAAGATTGATCATATGAATCATCTTAGATTCCTTTTTGTAAAGGAATATCTTCCGTTGGTGGATCATGATACGAATACGGCTATGACGTTTTTTAAGAAAGCTTATGACGTGGATGATGATACGGAAAGATATATTCGTGAAGGGATAAAGGATTACCCATTGTTTAACAACAATATAGATTAATAAGATGCACAATTGGTTTAAATGTACGGTTTCTTATGAGACCGATGCCGAGAACGGCATGAAGAAGAAGGTAAAGGAAGAGTATTTAGTGGATGCCCTTTCTTATACAGAGTGTGAGGCTAAAATCATAGAGGAGATGAGACCGTTTATCTCCGGTGAGTTTAGCGTTGATATCAAACGATTCCGGATAGCGGAATTATTTGCCATGGATGGAGACCGGTTCTATAAGGTCACGGCTGATTATATTACGATAGACGAGAAATCGGGCAATGAGAAACGCAAGGCGTTTAACTACATCGTTCGGGCCAATGACCTTGATCATGCCAAAAAGAATTTCGAGGAAGGCATGAAAGGAACCATATCAGATTTCGTTGTCACTTGTATCAAGGAAGAGAAGAAACTGATGGACTTCTACGAGTTTGATGGTAAGATCAGGAATCCGGAGAAACATGAGAATAGTAAGCAATAAAGCTAGCTATGAGACCACATCATCCATAGCCGAGAAGTTGATGGAGATAAGTAAGATGGAGGGTACGATTTATCGTATCCTCACATTATCTAATAAGACTTATCTGGCTTCTAAGTTAGGGTATAGTAGGTCCGGGTTCTATAAAAAAATACAGAACAGGAATTTTAATATCCGGGAGCTGGCTCAGATGTTCGATACGATCATCAACTTCAAGGATCAAGATTGGACGGAGGGTAAGATCGATAGGCTTAAGAGGTATAGGGCTATGAGCCTTATGGAGTTCAATAAAAGTTATAAAAAGAAAAATGCATGAGAGGTAGGATGTTGCCGTGTGAGAGATGTGGGAGGATGGTAACTATAAGGAGTAAGGGGCTGTGTCCCGCATGCAGAGCCAAGGAACTACCGCCAAAGGAAAGGACGGCGATACGGGTGAAGGCCAAGCCGAAGGGGAAGAGCCTAGCCGTTTTCTTTGGCGCCCATGTGGCTAGGTTGAGTATGACAAGGAGATCTGCTACCGGCGCATACATACCATGCCCGGGGGTAAGCAACATATGCCACTTATACCCTAAACGGAAATATAAATCAGTTGCTGAGGATAATGATAACATTATCTACTTGACGGCTGATGAGCATACAAGATTCGATTATCTATTAGATACGATGGATTTCGGCCGGCTCTTGGACGAGTTTGGCAACGTTTGGCTGTTGGCAGCCAGAAGGATGAGGGATCTCGCACCTAAAGTCGAGGAGGATGGTAAATTAAAAACCAGATTATTATTATGGATAGAAGAAAACAAAAATTACTTTTAGCTCTTGGATACGAGGCTATAAGTGATACGATATATAAGAAAGGAATGGATATGGAAGTCATAAGCGATCAAGAATCGTTTGATGATATGAGAGTTCGTTTATCCAAAAAACATCATGTGGTTATCACGGATGATGGTGTTGTAATAGAGTTTATTCATAATAAGTCAATGGACGAGAATGCGCCATCATATTATTGGCGATCATCATTACCAATATTAAGATCATATCATACAGATCCTAAATTTACCGCTTTCTTTGGCATATTAGACGTTTTATCAACGGTTCCGAAGGAAGATATCTATGAGGAAGAAAAACCTGTTGACGAGCCTAAGAAAGAACCTGAGGAGGAGATAGAAATTGAGTATGATCTGGAGACTGAGCAGCAGTATTATGCCGCTGAGTGGATCAAGGATATCCCGACACCAGTCTTATACAGAATGACCGTGGCTGGCAAGCGTGTTTATTATGAAATGGGAACTGATGGATACCCTATCATATATGATGGGGCTACCAATAATATTGCGAATGGGTATTGTGATACTTCCGGGGCATTAGAAAAATGGAAAAATGAGATGAGACTCAAGGGTAAGGACCCAGACGAGTACGCCGACTACCGGGCTGACTTGGGTACGATCATGCATTACTTATTTGGATTGTATCTGACGGGAGTTAAGATAAAACTGATTCCAACATGGATAAGAAAAGCTGTCAAGGAAGCTAAGTTGAGAATAGACAAGTATAGGATGGAGCGGATATTAGTGGATAATATGGATGAGTTGATAGAAGATCTAATATCATTCGCTATATTCTGTAAAGAAAGACATGTAAAACCTGTGTTGATTGAGAAGATGTTGAGGTCAAGGAGATTGAAAGTGGCTTCCTCTGTGGATGCTGTGGTGGAGATGGATAGCGAGCCGGAGATGGTGGAGATAGAGATCGAGACAGGAGAGTTCTATAAGACTGGAGCCAAGAAAGGTCAACCTAAGACAGAGAAAAAGAAGATAAAGAGATGCAGGAGGATATTCGCTATATTGGACTTCAAATCAAACAGGAAAGGCAATTTCTATGACGAGTACGCTTTCCAGCTTGAGTTATATAGAAGAATGATAATGGAGAACTACGGAAAGATATTGGAGATAGAGGAGATATATAACTTCGCTCCGGGTGATCCTACCGCCAAGACAAGCCAATATAAACTGAAGAGACAAACTGATAATCCTATACTTAACATGGCTACAGTCGTATATCTCCAAGGTAAGTATAAGTTCGAGAAAACCAATTATACGGTTACATCAAGAATAGGATCTTTGGATATAGAAAGTGATTTTGAATTGAATAACTTGATAAGAAAAGAATCACTGAGAGATTATATTTATCGAATCATGAGTGAGAGGATAGGATAATGGAGTTTAGGGAATTTGACAAGAGCGTTCACAGATATGAATTGGATCATAGTAAGCCAAGAAGAAAGCTGACGTGCCCGCAATGCGGCAGGGATAGATGCTTTACGCCGTACGTAGATGTAACCACCGGACAGATAGTAGGGGGGCAGTTTGGGGTATGTGATCACAAAAATAAATGTGGTTATTTTAAATATCCAACAGGCAATGAGCTTGGGAGCAATGATCTTTTTACCGATTCTAACAAAGTGCTAAGAAGATACAGGCCTCCTGTGAACCCAGATATAGCCAACTGTATCCCAGTAAACAAGATGTTTGAGACCCTTAATCCTTTCGAGACATCCGATCTTCAAGATTATCTATCCAATATCTTCGGATCGTATCATACCAATAGGGCATTTAACTTGTATAAGGTGGGGATGATGAGATTCGGAGACTGGGGTAAGTGCTGTGTGTTCTGGCAACTGGATAAGAATTGGGTGGTGCGGACAGGGAAGATAATGGACTACGGGCCTGACGGGAAGAGGGTAAAGGTTCCCATGGATCATGTATGTTGGGTGCATATACTGGACGGTCAGGATTACCTGCTTAGGCAATGCCTGTTCGGGGAGTTCCTTATCAACTTCTATCCCAATGACGCTCCGGTGTATATAGTAGAGTCAGAGAAGACGGCTGTTATCTGCAACATCGTGTACCCTAGTAGGTTGTTCATGGCCTGTGGCGGTATCCATATGTTGAAGAGGGAGATGGTAGAGACATTGGGTAGGAGGCGGATAGTCCTGTACCCGGATAAGGGCGACGCTTTCAACGAATGGAGAAAGAAGGTAGACAAGGATATGAGGGGGATGAATATAGAGATAAGTGATTTTCTAGAATCAAAACCCAATATAGATGAGGGGATGGATATAGCGGATTATTTTATAATTAAACAAATTTACAATAATGGCAAAGGTAGTTGATAATTACAAGGGATTCAAGGTGCTTGAAATAACAAGACAGGAGATGATGGATAAGCTTACCAGATATGGGTGCTTAGGTATTTGCGATAAGTGTAACAGACCTACATCCGTAGGTTATTACGTGGCGGTGATCAATCAATGGATGTGCAAGGACTGTTACAATGATTTCATCAAGTCAATTGACAGGTATGAGGAGGACATGAAAATAGAAAACAAGAATTTTAATAGATTCTGCAATCTATTTAATGTTAAGATGGAGGAGACGGTATGAAAGAATTGTCTTTAGCCCAGAAAGCTATGTTAAACGGGTCCATATGCCCATACTGCAAGAACCCGTCCACTATGATAAATACGGTAGAGGGGAAGCAAGTAGGGTGCGAGAAGTGTGGGGCTTGGATGAGGTCTGATTCGATGGGTAAACCAGTAGGGAGATTGGCGAAACCAGAGCTTCTTAGGGCCATGGATATAACAGCTATTGAGATCGATAGGTTCTTGAAAGAGTCGAGTTATGAAAGGAAAAACTTTTACAAAGAGTTATCCAGTGAGCTAGGAATACCAGAAGAGCATGTGTCTCCGTATAAGATGTCCTTATTATCATTGCTTAATGTTATGAGACATATCAAGGTATATGGGAAGAACCATATACAGATACATGAGGGTACCACGATAGGTAAGGCTTGCTCTAGGCACGGAGCGGTGGCGATCGGGAGTAACGCCTGCCACGGATGCCCGGAGTTTCTGTTTCATGTGGTAGACAATACAACCAATACGGTAGTCTGTGATACAGACATGAGTTATGGAGATTATGTAGGTGAAAACAAATAAATTTGGGCAATAATATCAATAGAATAAAAAATGAAAGTAATTTTTATTCATAAGCCAACAGAATTTTATGTTGGAGGATCGGTGTACAACAAATCTTATTGCAAGGATAAGATGATAGAAAAAGGCATCAGCGAGAACCGGGCAGAGATGCTTAGTGATATAATAGGTCCATACGTATGTGTGTGGGAGATAAAGGACGGAGATGATCCTTACGAGAGCATGAGAAGCAGACTCGGAGATAAAGCCTCATATTTAGATGGAGAGGATATTATCGTAGAGGATTATAATTATGACGAGGAGGACGAGAATGGGGAGATCGACTGAATACTATAGGACACATCCGGAGGCCAGAAGAAAGAAAGCCGAGACGGATAAGAAGATCAACGCCCGCCCTGAGCAGAAAGCCAAGAGACGGGAGTTGGGTCGCAAGAACTACAAGACCGATAAGTTGAAAGGTAAAGCCTATCGGAAGGGAAAGGATTTATGCCATACGGCTAAAGGGCTTAGATATAAATCAAGATCAGCTAACAGAGGGTCTAAATCCGATACGGCTGGCGATAGAAACGCAAGAGGATGAGTGAGGATAGGATATGGAGGTCATCCAAGGAGATTATCATGGATGCCTATGAGAGGATAAGAAAGTATCAGTCGGGAGAGCTTCTCCCGGCTCGTACTGGATACGCTTATCTTGACAAGGCGTTGCTGGGCGGGTTCTACCCACAACATGCGGTGGCTATCGGCGCTAGGCCCGGAGTGGGCAAGTCTTATTTGGCTCAGAAGATTATGAGTAATGTAATGAATGTTAATATCAATCCCCAAGCTGATGATTATGTATGGCTCAGATGTGAATTTGAAATGAATCCAGAGGATTTGATGTTACGTTCACTATCAAAAAAAATGGGAAAGGATATACAAGATATTCTCCTTAACGAGATGTCTGATGAAGAGATAAAGGAAATGCAGAAATGTCTTAAGGAGGAAAACTCCAGCAGAATAACATACATTCCTAAACCATCGACAGTAGACGAGCTTCAGAACTTCTTATGGAATAGTTATATGCCAGCGAACAAGGATAAGAAAATGGTATTTGTATCCATAGATCATACAGCTCTTATACAAGGCACGGGTGACGCTAAGAGGAATATAGATAGTCTGATAACCATGTGTAATATAGCTAAAAGAACTTTTCCCAATATATTCTTTCTTATAATATCACAACTTAACCGTGATATTGAGGGAAGACGGGATCCTAAGGATCATATGCCAAAACAATCTGATTTCTATCAATCAGACACATTGGGGCAATTGTGTACGGCTATGGTAGCGTTGAATATCCCAAAAAGATACGGATATTCATCATACATGCAATTCCCGCAAGGCTGGTATCCTGATCTGGAACGTTTTAAGAGTGAATCAAGGCGCTCTTTCCGTGTAGATGGACTTATATTCCATCATATAGTAAAAGTCCGTCAAAGATCATTAGAGGAGATTGATGCGATACATGTAGATATTATGAAAGGATATGAGCGATATTATCCTGATGGAGGGGTGGTGCGCCAAGAAAGACCAGGAGGCTCGGATGCCCCTGTGGGTAGCGGCAAGCCGGACACGACAGTCGTTACGCTACCGCCCCCGCCTCCCAGTATTCCATTGGAGCAGCAATACATACCGCCCAGTGATGATTTCAATATAGTACATGACGAAACACCTTATTGACATGAGATTGAGACATAATTACTTGCTTGTAGTGATAAAGGTGCTGGAAATGTTCTTGAAGACCGTATTATCGGTTGAGGATAAGATGGGGATAAAGGAAATTATATCCTCGTTAAAGGAAATGGCTAAATACAGCATCAGATATATCATAAATCGGGAACGGGAAAAGGAGATCATGAGTATCTGTGATGAGGTATCCAATAAAGTACAGGAGTATAAAAGGATAAATGACAACTCAATGATATTGGAATTGGAGAACCTAAAAAGGGAAGTTGTGGCGGTGGAGGATCTTCTTAGCTCATACAAGGGGGTTCTTGACGCCGAACTGGTGATAGCCGAGGATGATATCAGAATCATACGGGACAAGATCGCTATAAGCCTGAGGGAGGACGGAACATGTAAGAGCATGACTGATGCTGATAAAAGGGCTAGGGTGGACGTAAGATACGAGAGGGCGTTAGAGGATTATCGAATCCTTCTAAGATGCGCCAATACGGTTAGGGCTAAGATGTCGGTTGTAGGGCATCTTAACCAATCTATAAATCAATCTATATCAGTTGGTAGAGTTGGTATGGCTAATGAATCTTATACGGTAAAACAGTATGAAAAAGGGAAAGAGATTATCGAAAGCAGACGCCCTTAGGGTGTTGAGAAGGGCTTACAATCTAATAAAGAATGATAATTATGCATTTATGTGCATAGCAATAGAAAAGGCAGCGGTTGAATTATCACTTGCTGAAAGATCATGTGTGGCGTGTTATCTTATACCAGAACTGAAGATGTTCAAACCTGTAAACAGAAAAAAAATGGAGATTTTTGGTTTCATTCATCAAAGAAAAACATAAGGTTACATATAATAGATACGCTAATAGATATATATAACGGAAATGATCATCCCGATATAGTCGAGAGGGTAGCCAGAAAGATAAGGTCAATATTTTAACTCATTAGTTTATGTATATAAATTTTGAACAGATGATGACATCAGGATTAACGATGTCTGATGTCGGGTATCTTTTGATGATCCGGCAGAAAGAGGAGATGGCTAGCGTCATTCCAAAGGAGAAAATAGATAGTTATAAAGCATCTGGTTATATTGAGCTTCAGAAGAATGGGAAGTGGAAGATAACGCCAAGGGGAGGGTCGCTGCTGATGCTGATAGAGACACCCGGCCTGACACCGGAGGTCGAGGGGATCCGGGACCGTATCGTTGGGGTATATAACGATATGGGTAAGGATACGGGAGCTGTCAAGGAGGTGGAGAAAAGGCTTATCTGGTTCGTGGCTAACACGAATTTCAAGGAAGAGCCTATAGTAAGGGCCGTGATATCCCATATAGACCTCAAGCGTGAATATACGATGAGGTTAGATAACTTGATATGGAAGCCGTCAAATGTCTATAGCGTACATATGAGCTTATCGGAATCAACGTTATTCGATACGATCATAAAAATGTATGGCATGACATCCGATCTATATCTTAGGGAGAATAAGAACAAGGAGCTGGCATGGTTGTTCGCCATAAGCCGGTTGCCGAATCCTCCTAAGAAGATGGATAAGGAATATACTATTACTGGAGATGTTAAGATGGATATCGAAAGGATATCAGATATAAAAAAAGAATTAGGTAGAAGATTAAAAATGTAGATTTAGATTATGGAAAAGGATAAATTATTGAGAATGATAAAAGAAGTGATATTCGAAAAGGTAGGTGAATTTAATGGGTTTAATCGTCCTGAATCGATAACCAATAATGATGAGTTGGGTGCGGATATGACCATGGATTCCATTGATTTCGTGGAAGTCGTAATGGAAATAGAGAAGAGAACTGGTAGATGTATACCTGATGAAGTACTTGATGTCAAGCCTTATCACGAATTGACGGTAGGAGAGCTTACAAATATGTTGTACGATTATTTAAAGGATTATGAAAAGAGATGAGTTATTGGAGATAGCGAGGGAAGAGATATTCGAAAAAAATGCATGAGTTCAATTACATTAATAATATAGAGGTAATTGACGATGTAAGAGAAGACAGTAACTTTTCATCTGATCTAGCTATGGATCCATTTGATTTATTAGAGGTATTGATAGGGATTGAAGAAAAGATGAATATAAGGATACCGGATGATATCTTTGGTGATAAATCTGTCGATGAACTAACTGTAGGGATTTTTGTGGATATGTTATACGATTGGCTTGAGAGTAAGTAATGGACTTTGGATATGATGATTGGGAAGAGGGGCTAGAGACCCCTCTTGTCGATGATTGCGATGACGACAATAACGAGGAGGACGAGTATGATTTCGGCTAAAGAACTAAGGATAGGGGATCTTGTAAAAGACAAGGCTGGCAATATATGGAGGGTAGGGTGCGTTACTGGTATGCGTAATGAAAGTAAGTCATTGATCCTTGAACGTGAGGTTGATGATGGGATAATGAAATGGTATTCCGGGGAAGATGATGTCATGCCTATTGAGATAAATGATAATATACTTGATACTATCTATTTCAAGCGTGATAAGGGGCGGGATGTATATCGAGGCTACGGAATATCTATAGAAATTTTTGATGATGGGTATTATCTTAGCCTTAGGGATCTGGAAGACGATCTAAGCGATCCTATTCAGATTAAGAATCTTCACCATCTACAAAACCTGTTAATGGACTTATACGGACATGACATAAAAATAGATAAGCTTTATGGTAATACCTGAGAATAATTTGTTATGTAAGGTTATAAACGGAGAGAAGGTTCTCGCCGCCTCTTACTCGCAGATAGACACGTTCGTCCAGTGCCCATATAAATGGTACAAGACTTACGTGGAAGGGAATAGATCCACGGAGAAGCATGAGGCTACGTCATATGGTACGGTTATCCACCAGACGATGGAGTATTTCTTCAAGAACGGATGCAGGCCTTCTTATGAGGATATGAGCAAGGCATTCAACTACTACGCCGATATAGAGCAGATTCATTTCGATAGCGTAAAATCCCAAATCGAGTCCATGCAACATGCGGCTAGGCTAATAAGATGGATTGTAGGATTGTTTGAGAGGGATGCTGCTGGCAATTATAAGAAGGTATGGTCCGATCTTACGCCAATGGAGAAGGTAATCCGGGGGTCGAGACCGGCCGGCGTGGAAGAGGACTTCGTCCTGCCTTATAAGCTACCCAAGCCCCTTACCTTGGATGGCGAGACGTACGATAAGGTACATATCATAGGATCGGTGGACTGGCGTGGAGAGTATAAGACAAAGGATAGGATAGCTATATATACGATAGACTGGAAGTCCGGGAGGAAGTTATTTGATGAGGATAAGCTGCTTCATAATCTCCAGCATCCAATATATGCCTTCTACATACTGAGAAAGTACAAGGTATTGCCGGATATGTGCAGCTATTTCTTTACCCGCATGCTGGACAATCAGAACGTGAAGGTAGATAAGGAGAAAGTAGAGAGATCGGTCAAAGAACTTAACGATATTCTCCTTGATATGTATGATTTTGAGACAAATAAAATAGATAGCTATCAAGCTCACGTTTGGGACAACACCAAGCAGAAGTACAGGTACGAGACCCGATACCTTATGGGACGGCAGCCGGCCTGCCTTGAACCCCGTCCCAAGCCCTTGTGTTTTTGGTGCGATTTCTCGATCCATAAACAAGGAACATGTAGATATTCATCGGATTGGGACGAGTCAAAAAGAAAGAATAAAAAGATTAACTTTATTAAAAAGACTAGGTAAATATCTAGGCTTTAATTATATTTGCAATACAAAAAGATCAGATCATGGAAGAGAAAGATGTATTAAATTTATTAATGTCGAGAAAAGATATCAGGAGGCTGGTAGAGAAATCGAATGAATGTTATTCTAAAATGGATTTCGTGGGAGCCATGAAATATCGGAAACAGATAAAGGATGTTATTGACCAGGAGTCTAGGATCATGCTAACAAGAAGCGAGTCGCTTATCGAGTTAATGAACGGCTCTGGCGATGAATATAAGTTCAAGATGTTGGTATGGTTACATTCCATGATGTGTATGGCAGATGTATTTAACGGGATATTGGAGGATTTCAAGGATGGAGTAAGAAAAGCCAATGGAAACTCCAAATTTATTAAGTTTGATAATCTAGATCGGTTGATGACGGAGTGTAAGAAGGAGATTGATTATCTGATGAAAGGCACAAGTAAATCATTTCAAATATCCTTTGCCGTAAGGAGTGATGAGATGAGGGAGATGATAGAGAATATGGTTGGGGATAATATCCGGGAAGGGTACGACATGTTCAAGGAAGAGGCTAAGATGACCAAAGAGACAGACAGGAGTAAGATAGAGGAGTTTAATAAAAAACTTGACCATGATCAAATGTAATATAAAGCTAGGCGATATAGTCCATACCCAGATAGGAACAGGAGAGGTGATAGCCATAAGCAAGACCAAAGAGACTTTGATGGTGAAAATGGACGATGGTCGAGAGTGTGCGATAAGACTAGAGTACGTGAAAGACGTTTTTGATAACTACAGATCCAGATGACATATAAGTTAAGACCATATCAAGAGGAGTGTGTTAAAAGTATCTCCGATTACATAAACTCTGATAGACATGATCCGGTATTGATCGTAGGTCCTGTAGGTTGCGGTAAGTCACTGCTGATAGCAGAGGCGGCTAGATTGATGGGAGATAAGACGCTGATTTTACAACCATCAAAAGAATTGCTGCAACAGAACCACAACAAGATAACGTCGTATGGCATACCGGCTACCATCTACTCCGCTTCCTGTGGAAAGAAAGAACTGTCTAACATGATATACGCCACGTTAGGGTCTATCAAGAAGGTTGTTGGTCAGCTTAAGGAGATGGGGATCAGGAACGTGTTGATAGATGAGGCTCATGCCGGGTATAGCCCGGAGGACGGCAGTGAGTTCATGACATTCATGAATGAACTGAAACCGAAAAAGGTGATAGGGTTTACCGCTACACCATGCAGGCTTAAAACGATGTCGATAGGGCAGGTGTCATATTCCCAGCTTAATTTCATCACTCGTATGAGACCGGTATATTTCAAGAACCTAATCCATGTCATACAGGTGGAGGAGATGATAAGGCAAGGATTTTGGACACCTCTTAAATATGAGACATGGGATTTCAATGGAGATGCCCTTAAACTTAATTCTAACGGCTCCGAATATACGGCCGAGTCTATTAGTGAGGCGGTGAGAAAAAACGGCTTAAACAACCTTATTTTACGTCGGTTGATGGTATTAAAAGACGTATGCAGATCTATACTGGTGTTTATGGATTCTGTTGAGAGCTGCAATACCGCCGCCGAATGGATGAACGCAAAGATATGCGCTGGCATGGCGGAAGTGGTTCACGGAGGCACGCCAAAGGAACAGCGGGAGGCTATAGTCGAGGGGTTCAAGTCAGGTAAGACGAAGGTAGTGTTCAACTATTCCGCCCTCGGTACGGGATTCGATCATCCGGGTCTGGATTGCGTGATAGTAGGAAGGCCGACATTCTCGTTCTCGTCGTTTTATCAGTGGCTTGGAAGGGCAGTCCGTATAAAAGACGGAAAGGATAGTGCTTTGGTCGTTGATTGTTGTAACAACTCGTCAAGGTTCGGTGATATAAGGAAACTTAGTATAGAGAACTACAAGGGGTATGGATGGGGAATGTTTATCGGCGATAAGCTAATAACTAATATCCCGATGGGGGATAAGGTAACGAAAACAGATCTGGATATCAAAGCCGCCAAGAAAGATCGTAGGAGGGGGCTGGCGCAGGGCGTAACCGCCGCCCCTGTTCCCGGAAGGCCGGATCATCCCCTTGGATCTACGGTGATGACATTCGGCAAGTATTGTGGATGGATGTTTCATTCGATTCCAGTATCGTATTTCAAATTCATAAACGAGACCTTTGACTGGAGTAATGATCGAAACAGGGAGATAAAAGAATACATAGATTTTTTAATTAAAAACAATAGATTATGAATATGAGTATAGATGAGATAAAAGATATTTGTGTCCAAATCGCTATAAATGGCGTACATATATCACAAAAAATTAAATCAAATCATTGCATGATGATGGTATTAGCGTCAGCCCAAATAGATAATATCTTATCTAAGAAGGAAGATGGTGATCATGATAATGACGATGATAAAGATATTATCATGGGTCGTATCAATGTGATAGAATATGAATTGAAACAAATAAAAAAATTATTATGATTGGGTGTATATATCATGAGGCTGATCTTGACGGAGTAATGTCAGCGGCTATAGTAAAAAAGTATTTCAAAGGGGACATTGATCTTCTTCCTTACAATTACGGCAAGGAAATACCTGACGTGAATAAATATGATAAGGTATTTGTAGTTGACGTATCATTTGGCGATAGAACGAGATTCTTATTCGACGAATGGGAAGACAAGGGGATAGATGTCACATGGATAGACCACCATAAGACGGCGATAGAAGCTGTGAAGGACTATAATGTCAAAGGCAAAAGACGTATCGGAACGGCGGCTTGTGAGCTTACGTGGGAATATCTTTTCGATGATATCGAAACCCCTGACGTGGTAAAATTATTGAGCGCTTATGATGTATGGGATCATGATCGCTTCGAATGGAGTGACGTTCTTTCATTCCAATATGGGATGAGAGGGTATTGCGGGCTTGACGTTGACATGGTCAGGGAGGTGCTAAACAAGGCGAATGGCGAGTTTGTTTCTGATATGATAAGAAATGGCGAGGCCATAATAGAATATATCATCGAGAAAAACAGAGGAGAAATGAAGATGTTCTCATTCGAGGCAGATATATTTGGATACAAGGCGATATGTATGAATACTACGGAGTTTAACTCCACCACATTCGAGTCTATGTACGATCCTAGAAAACATGATTTGATGATGCCATTTTGCTGGAACGGCAGATTCTTCAGATGCTCGTTCTATACCACCAAGAAGGAGGTGGATGTCTCGGCGCTGGCACGCAAGGCCAACCCATGTGGAGGAGGCCATAAGGCGGCTGCCGGATTCCAGCTTAGCGTGGAGGATATGATGGGATTTTTGAAAGAAAGGAGGATGTGATATGGTAGGGTTGATATCTATTATTATAATAACAGTAATCTCCTTTGCCATGATGATGGAGGGATGGAAAAATATGATTCACAAAAGTTTTACACAGGGTTGCTTGTAATAGGCATAAGTATCATAATGATATTTCCAGTAATGCAATATAATATGGAGAATATGAAAAACGTGTATAAATTTAATAAACTTAACGAGATGAAGCTAGATGATTACGGTTTCGGTTTATTCGAGTACAATGGCGCTCTTTATTTCAAGGAGGCAGATGAAGGGAGATGCTTTGATGTGAGAAGCGGAAATGAGGTTATTATCGGGAAAGATAAGATTGTAACGGTCTTGGAGGATTGATCATGAGAAAGCTTAATGACACCAACAGGACAAGGAAGAGGAGCGTACGGCACTCATGGATAAAGGCGGGTCCGGGGATCCAACGCTGCGCTATTTGTGGGATCACGAAGCGAAGTGAGTATATAGACGGGAAGACCGTTCATTGCGTGCATCTATCATCTGGTGAGCTTTACTCTATGACAGGAGAGACACCAGAATGCAGGGATTTAAGCGAGTTTTATTAATTAAAAACATGAGATATGGCAACGTGGTATAAAACCGGGGAGGAAATAAAAGCTATGTATCCAGACATAATCTTTGAAGAATATTGGATAACGAGAGAAGATGCCGCTAAGCTGAAGAGGCACGAACCTGTCATAAAAGGATGGGCTACAATAGAAATGAATGGTAATATTTTATCATGTATTGCAGGGAAAAATAAGAGCGATGAACGAGATATATTATTACATATTAAAGCATTATCCTCACTTGATGATGATGTAGCAATAAGAATACACCAAGAGGGAGGGGAAAGGATATGAAATACGAATTTAATAAATTTGACAAGGTCTTTTGCGAGGGTGAGATCTGGGAGGTTGAAAGAACGGCGGATAATACAGGTACGATGAAATTATCAACGTTATATCCAAAGGGATATGGTTTCATGTGGGCTGGAGAGGATGAGGTATTGCCGCTACATATAGCTATAAGGGAACGGCTTATAGACAAGGATGAGGCGGAGGAGATAGTAATGAATAGCAATAAGGCCTTATCGGAGGAGATCATCCAGCCAGATGGGAATGAGGACGCCAATAAAGGAGGTGGGCTGCCAGGCAAGGACGGGACGGGGAAGGACGACCGGGCCGACGGTAAACTCCGGTGGGATCTCCTTCCTTTGGCTGAGATAGAGGACATCGTGAGGGTATATACGGAAGGTGCCAAGAAGTACGCCGATAACTCATGGCAGGATATACCCGATGGATTCAATAGGTATTTTGCTGCGAGTCAACGTCATATAATGGAATATATGAAAGGAGAGAAATTTGACAAAGAAACTGGCTGTTATCATCTTGCATGTGCGGCATGGAATATAATAGCTATGTTATATTATGACAAACATGGGAAAGGTAAGGATATGTCTAAAAATAAGACATTTAAATTCATAGAGGAAGCATCCATAGTACATGGGAACAGATACGATTATAGCAAATCAATATATAATGGGCATGACAGAAAGTTAATTATAACATGTAAGATACATGGAGATTTTATGCAAACACCTCATAATCATCTAAACGGGCATGGGTGTCCTAAATGTAGATATGACATGAATAGAAGATTAATATGCGGAGTTGGTGTAAATGACATATATGGGAGTAAGAACGATAGAAGTTATAACACATGGTGTCATATGATAAAGAGATGCTACATGAAATCTAAAAAATTCAATGCATATAAAGATTGCTATGTATGTGATGAATGGAAAATATTCAGTAATTTTAAAAAATTTTATGATGAGAATTGTCATGATAGTACATTTCATATTGATAAAGATATAATATTCCAAGGAAACAAAGAATACTCACCTCAAACATGCGTGTTTGTTCCCATGGAAATAAATGAATGTATAAAATCTGAATGGTCAAACAATAAGACTCTTCCACTGGGTGTTACTAAAACAAAATATGGTAAATATAGGTCAAGATGTAGAATAGAAAAAGGGGAAGGAGAGACACATATAGGTGTGTATGAAAACGAAAAAGAAGCATTTTATGCCTATAGGGAATTTAAGAAAAAAAGGCTTAAGGAAATGGCCGAAGAATATTTTAATAATGGATTAATAGACAAAAGGGTGTATGATGCCATATTGTCGTATGAGATATATCCATTTAAATATGGGGACAAGAGAAATGATGAATATGATTACACAAGTAACAAAAACAGCAAAGGGTTAATAGAATGAAAGAGTCAGGAGAAAGAATAGTAGATGAGATATTGATGGTTATCGATAAAAGAACCGGTAAATACGTTAATGTAATCAGGCGCACTATTGATGATGGCACTCCATTCTCGACAGTTAAGTACCTTGGTAAGAATCGTAAAGAGCTGAATTATGATCGTGTAAGGCATCTTAATTTTGATATAGACATAGATTGGGAGTTGAGAAGATATCAAATCGTGAAAGATTTATTATCTAACGATTTTGATGGAAGGAAAATAGGTATGGATGAGATAGATAACGCTATATTTACAGCGGATTTAATTATTAATAGATTAAAAACTGTTTAAAATGGTAAGAATCGATTTTTTTACGAAGAAAGACGCTGAGTACAGCGACTACATGCGGTATATTATCGCCAACACATTACAGGAGTATGAGGGTGAGGTCACGTTAAACCAGATCCCGGAGAACAAGGCTACGGAGGAGGAGATATCCAGATACGGTATTGAGGTATACCCTACTATCATCGTCAGCGGTGATAATATGGATGGTTTCGAGAAGCTTGAAGGGATGACCAGAAAGGCTGATCTTATCAACGTCATGTCTATGTACGATAAAAAATAAGCTCATGACGATTGAGGATAAATATCTTGGCTGGAAGGATCTGTTCTTCGACCGGTTTGTTCATTGTTATGACGACATAGATCAACCGCCGGGGAGTAACATCCCTCTGGCCAAAATAAACTTCGATAACAATACGGGATATGTGGAGGACGGGACTATTAATATAGCCGAGCTTCTTCAATATCTTCGGATACACAATAAGGTGTATGGGCATGACTATAATCCTCTAGAGATATTCTTTGTCTTACAGACACTGGAAAGACTAGTAGAAGGAGCTAAAGAGATATTTAAGGATCAACCAGGAGTGCAGGATATGCCTACTTACAAAGGTTTCTTCATAAGGGATGATTTCTCTAGGGGTAAAGATTATGCTCTTGATCTGGATAAGATCGTAAGCGGCATGGGAGGATGGTATGGCGAGGATGAGGATCCTTGTTATTCGATGTTCGTCAGCCAAGACCAGATATGGAACTTGAACCCGATATTGAAGGGATTAGCTGATGAGGGATCGCCATTAGCTAAGAAGCTTGGGTATGAGATAAACTCATATGTAAGTGATAATGGATATACGATATACAACCCATACCTTTCATGGATCAATCATTACTATCATTATTGTCCGACATTTAACGAGGATAAATTAAAGCCTTGGGATAGGGTAGAGGATAGGAAAAATAAGTTCAAGATGACGGATAAGGTTAAGAGAGGCGCCAATAACTGGTACTATTCAGGCGGAACTATATCTTGTGTGGATAACTTCATGGGGAAAAGATACAGAAAGAACCTGCGAACCTTTATCTATCGTGGAATAGTATTCTTCCTTGACCGGATATGGCATACGCCTTTATTTGAGAAGATGGGTGTGAAAATGAAATACAACGCTTATTACTGTTATGCCGCTACCTCCGGTATTTGGTACAATAAAGGATTCAAGAAAAGGCTAGCCAAGAGATTTAACGAGTCTTTACGTGGCGGAGGGGATCTGTTCGGGGCTAACCTAGCCTGCATGGTCTGTGACCGGCGAATGATCATGGAAAGGATTTCAATTATGCCAGTAGCGTCTATTACCAAGTATTCTTGATAGACAGTAAGGAAGTAATACAGAATATGATGCATGGAATCATATATGGTAAATGGACTTTTGTTAAAAGGGGAGAAAATTTTGGTATAAAATTGGTTAAGGTCTTACCGGGGATACACAAATGTATATTACGCATAGCCGAAAAGGATATTTTTGACCATGAAAGTAAATAAAAATGGGATTTATGAAAGCGGAGAAAAATATGACAGTACAAGATTTGATAGACGAATTGATGCTTGTCAAGGATAAGAGCAAGGAAATAAGGGTTGTTATAAATACGAATGATTATATAACATCATACCCTGCCTCTTTATTTGATATGTCTATAAAAGAAGGGGGAGATATAGCCAAAGATCATTTTGATAATATAATTGCCATAGAATTGTATAGATAAACAATAGACAATATGAAGGTATTATCATTATTTGACGGGATATCATGTGGGTATCTGGCGTTACGAAGAGCCGGCATACCTATCGAGACTTACTACGCCTCGGAGATAGACAAGACATGCATAAAGGTAAGTCAAAAACATTTCCCTAATATTATTCAATTAGGGGATGTTAATAACTGGAGAACATGGGATATCCCTTGGAAAGACATAGATCTGGTCATGGGAGGGTTCTGTTGCCAGAGTTTCTCCAGCTCTGGCAAGGGTAAGGGATTCATGGACGCTCGTGGGAGGCTTTTCTTTTGCTTCTCGGACATCGTAAAGCATTTAAAGAAGGAGACCAAAGGTAAGATCCTGTTCTTGGGCGAGAACGTCCGGATGCGGGACGAGCATCGCTGGGTGATTACCGAGGAGCTTGGCGTGGAGCCGGCATCGCCTTTATTGGTGTAATTGGCCAGTAGAAATGCCGAAAGACAAGCATATATCATTGGATGATATTCTAGAGCATGACAAGGGATGGAGTCCGGGAGCCATAAGAGGGAGATATATAGGGACCATTGTCGGTAGAAGGATAGGAGAGGACGGGTATCGAAAGGATTATGACAAGGACATAAAAATAACGCAATGTTTGGAGATAAGAAAAGATAAGAATACCACTCCCATCAAGAAAAGTAATTGCCTGACAACAGTCATGAAAGATAACGTGATCTCATCGTTGCCTCCCGGAAGATATCCTAATGCCTTTGACATGAAAGACAAATTCAGATACTTGACTCCGGTGGAGATGTGTAGGTTACAGACATTGCCGGATGATTACCTTGATGGGATAGCCCCGAATACGGCCATGTCTTTAGCGGGAAACGGATGGACAGTGGATGTGATAGCCCATTTGCTAAGAAGCATAGAGCGTAAGCAGATGAATGATATTGTAAAGGAGTTTCGCAAGATCACTGATGAGCTTATGTTCGGATCATCAGAAACGGATACTAATGTGACATGTGATAAACATGAGCAAAATAAAGCCATACGGAAGAGTCAAAACAGTTAAGGGGTCTTCATGGAAAAAGGATATACATCCACCAAAAGGGCACAAGAATTGGTGGGAAGACGTATGCGATCCTGTACCTATAAGTACTATGAAGCTTAAATTTAAAACAGAATTAAGGGATGATTATAAACAAGAAATGGTCAATGCCGAACAGCGAGACATTCAGCATAAAACCGATAAGAGAACTTATAGATAGATATAAAAAAGACGGAATGGTTATAGTAGATCCATTCGCCAGAAACAGCGATATAGGGACGATAACCAACGATCTTGATCCTGAGACTAAGGCTATGTATCATAAAGACGCCACGGACTTCTTGTGTCATCTTGATGATAATATAGCTGATATGGTATTATATGATCCACCATATTCTGCGAGACAGGTATCTGAGTCGTATAAAAGACTTGGAGGTGCTGTTGATATGCAAACAACGCAATCTAGTTATTGGGCTAGGCAGAAGAATGAGATAGCTAGGATCACCAAGAAGGGCGGGGTGGTCATTACCTGCGCATGGAACTCCGGCGGTATAGGGTCAGGGCTTGGTTTCGAGCAGCAGGAGATTCTTCTTGTGGCTCATGGGGGATGGCATAATGATACGATCGTTACTGTAGAGAAAAAGATCAAGGATTAGATGAAAGAAAGGATATTCACCACAAAAGAACAGGGGAGGGCGCTGGTCGAGGCCGGCCTCCCTATCTCCACCGCCAGCGGGTTTAGGAACCGATACCTAGATCGACTGCATTCTATGGAGGACGAAGCTGGCCGCATAGGACTTATCGAGGTCGTTACACCGGACGTCTTCAACCCTGTTTGGGATGTAGGGACGTTACTGAATTTGCTCCCATATGAGATAGAGGGTTGTACATTAGAATGTTATAAGCTAAAACATGCATGGTCTGTAGCGTATAGAGATATAGACGAGATCCCTATATATTGGAGTAGCGAGAGACTTCTTATAGACACATTATTTTCACTGATAACAACATTATTAAAAAATGGATTATATGAGTATAAAACAAACAGCAAGAATAAAGTACAAAACGGAGGATAATCCGCCTATGGAAGATGTTCCTCTTATAGGATACAGCAAAAAATATGACTGTTGGGTAGCGTTAGTATACAGAAAAGGGGATAACTATTACACCAATATGGAGTGCGATGTTGAATATAAGACATATCCTCCAGATGAGTACGAATACGTATAGCCGTGAGAGCTAGAAGGGATATATTTATATTTAAGCATAATTAATATTATTTTAATATTATTCATGCTTTTATTTTTATTTAAATCATATCTTTGTATCAGCATTAAAAACCAGATTGTTATGAACAAATTGATTTTAAACGATATCCAAGACCTGTGGAGGTGGAGGGAGAAGATAAACATTGATGACTTCAAAGAGGATCCTATGGCTGAGGATATGCCACTCTATTTCCCATGCGCTGTTATCTGGCATGTTGATTATGGGGAGCATGATGCTGATAATTGTATATGTTATGGATTTGTTTATGTAGCAGAAATATTAGGGATATAAATATTAAAAAAACAAAATAAATAGACATGAGCAAATTACTATTTTTTGATTTAGAGACAACCGGGGTTAAGTTCTGGAGAAACGGGATACACCAAATAGGAGGGATCGTGGATATCGACGGGCAGGAGACTGAGAGGTTCGACATCCGCCTAGCCCCGAACCCTGCCGCCACGATAGAGCAAGAGGCGCTGGATGTGGCTGGTGTTACCTTGGAGCAAGTGCAGTCGTATCAGCCTATGGAAGAAGGGTACAGGCAGTTAGTTGGTATATTATCCAAATACGTGAATAAGTTCGATAAGAGGGATAAAATGTATTTGGTGGGATATAACAACGCCGGATTCGATAACAGCTTCCTACGGGCTTTATTCCAGCAATGTGGGGACAAGTATTTCGGATCATGGTTTTATCCTAATTGCATGGATGTGTATGTTATGGTAACACCGTTCCTGATGGGTGTAAGAAACGATATGGAGAACTTTAAGTTGATGACCGTGGCCAGAACTATGGGTATTGAGATTGATGAGAATAAGCTCCATGACGCCACCTATGACATTGAGCTGACTAGGGATATTTTCTATCGTATAATTGGCAAAATGGACATTAAGCTATGAGGGACATTTTAGAGGCTATACATGATTACCCGGATGAGGCTCTTGGGCTGTTTTTCTTTCTGATAGTGATTGTCTGGTTATTGTCAGGTATATTCGAGAAAAATGGATGATAAGATTGATGAGATACTGGATCTCCTGAAATCTCAAAATGAGATGATCAAGGATATCCATGACTATGTAAAGGAAGTTACCAGCGAGAAGTATATAGGGGAATCTAGAATGACAAACTTTTCTATCAACTTAGCCGCTGATATACTTACCGAGGCTATCAGTCCTAAGATAAAAGGGATGATGGTGAATTTATTAAAGGAACAGGGATGGAAAACCGAATGAGACATGGGAACATATGAGAAGAAGGTAAATCAGTTAAAGGATTTGATGGTAAGGAAATACAAATCAGCTTACGACAAGTCAAAGGGAATAGATATAGATATAAGCTCGATAATGTATCTCCCGGTACCAAATGAATTTAATGATATGGATATTGAGAATATGTATGTTATTCTCGATAAGATTAAAGATATTATAGATAACAACAGGGATAAGCTTAAGAACCCGACTTGCGGCACTTGCGTACATCTGCATGATAATGAATGGGCGAAAAGATATGGCAAGGTATGTTGTTCTATTTGGCAGGTGTGTGACCATTATATAAACCCTAACAGGAAACATAATAGGAAACAAACAACATACGTAAGGCGTCCAAGCAACAAAGCTTGTCCTAATTATGAGTATGGTGATGATAATTTTGAAAACAGAAGAAGATGTATAAAAGGAAAGAATACCCGATAAAGAGCTATGTGCCTATGCGCACCAACAAGGATAGGACGTGTATCTGCTGTGGCGATACGATCCCGGCCGGCAGCAGCAGGATGATACCTAGACACGCCAAGGCAAATCACGGTCTATGTTTCCCGTGCTTCAGGAAATGGAGAGATACCGGAGGAGATCTTAAGCTTATGGACAACCCCGGAGATGCGAAGAAAGAATATGTCATACATATGTCTAATATCCTGAAAGGGAATTGTGATATAATAAAAGGTCGAAAGCTTTACGTGGCTTTTAAAAAGGCGATAAACGGCGGAAAGAAGATCGTTATCAAATTTGACACTGATCAACCGATATCTATGTCAACAAGAGTCATGAATCCTTCATTCGGAGAGATTATGGATGAGTACGGCAAGGACATATTCCAAGGTAATCTCAAACTGGTAGATGTACCAAAAGGAGTTAAAAATTTGATAGTTAACTATATAGAAAAATATAGCAAGTTATGAACCTAAAGACTTTCATATTTATGATGCTGACGTTCAGGGAAGTATATCAAATCCCAAGGAACATACAAACATATTTGAGTATAACGATGTGGGTGTTGATAGCATGGATGATCTATAGCTTAGTGATATTGATATGCGCGTTGATAAGATAATTGACTTGGTCATAATCTCCCATAGGGATACATGCCCGTTCTTGTCAAGGGACGGAGATAAGATGTGTAAGCATCTAAAGGATTGTGATATGGATTGTGATTACATGAGTAGTTTTATCGAGAAAATTAATAACATAAAATATGAGAATAGGTGATGTAATATATGATAATGATACCGTATTGATAGCATCAGCGAGTTTCAATAAAGAAGAACCATGCAAAGAGTGCTTCTTTTATGACGGGCATGAATGTCAATCAAATCGTTATATAGAATGCTGGGATAAGAGCATCAATAAAGAACTTATTATGATACCATTTGAAAATAATAAGGTACAGGATAGTAAGATGATGGATCATTCATCTAAAACAGTGACAAGCAAAACAGGTAAGGATCTTTTATCAGCCTTAAGTAGACTATCGTCAATTACCGGTGATGAGACCAATGATATGGCAGATACAGCATCACGAACTTTATTCAGCTCATTAAGCATGCTGGATATTAATAAAAAATTTTTGAGTCTAGGTATAAGACTAGGAGTTAAAGGAGCTGCGATAAGCATACATAGATCATTATCATCTAATGATGATGTTAGCATTAAGGATGTTATAAAAGAGATTATAAATAGCATAGAATATGATGAAGATTAAAATAGGTATTATCATCATCCTATCTCTTATCATGATAGGATGTAAAGATAAAAAAGAAGAAGATGTTGATTATTATCCTAAAACTGTTTATGTAGATGATAGGGGTAATAAAGTAACCATGTTGAATGATTCTATTTTAATAGTATGCACATGCCTAGAGTATCCAGAGAAGTATAAAATGGAAGTAATTAATATAAAGAACAAATAGATGGCTATAAACAACAAACAACTTTATAAAATAACATTGACAAGGGAGCAACTGATGTTGATCTCACAATGCGTGGAAGACATCAGTAGATTTGCGGCGGGTGACATGGATCTTCAGCATACCACGGAAACTTTGATAAATGATATGGATAGAACGGAAACGCTGGGGATAAGAAGCTTTATAGTCAATAACTCACGAGCGATAAGAAGAAGGTTGTTCCCGGATCTCGAAGACTATGAACATATAGGGTATGATGGAGGTAGTAAAGATATGATCAATAGAAAGAGACTTATCGGAAATACCTACCAGATATATAGATCTATACTGCATCAGCTAGCTATTGACGAGAACTGGAATAACGTGTATAGCGATATTACGTTACCTTCAGGTGATATGGGGACGATTAAAGTGGAGAGGATTGATGATGAAAAGAAAGATGAGGATGTTTAACGGGAATATGGCGTGGAAGGCAATCCAATGAACACTGTGCCGGACGGGGCGGTAGCCGTTACCCTTTCCCTTGCGGCGAGGAGAGGGGGGGGCTTCCTGCTTGTGGAGATAGACCGTCAATTCTTTGATGAGATGATAAACAGATTTAATAACAATAACATTAAAATAGATAGGATATGAATAAGATTGAAGAACTGGAAAAAACAGTTAAAAGAAGAAATGAGCAAGATACAAGTTGACCTAAAGGAGAAGTATAAATGGATTGTTGGAAAATATGCCAAATATAATGATTCTTTTATAACAAGAATAGATGATATACATCATATCCCTATGTTCTCTAAAAATGGCTATACGACTGATTTAAAACCAGATGATTTTATTTTCGTAAACGGCACTGTAGTTCGTTACTCTGTCAATAGTAATTGCTATTCTTTAGCAAAAGAAAGAATACAAGTGCAGATAAAAGACATAATAGATATGCCTGATGGAGAATTTGAGAATCTAGTAGAACGGTTGTTTAATGAAGCAAAAAAGAACTTACTATGAGCCTGTTTGTATGCGCTAAATGCGGTTGCGTTGATAATACCGCTACGTCTAGTTATTGGATGTTGACAAACGAGTATATGGTGGATAAATTCGACTATGCCAAGGAACTACAGCCGTACAAGGGCATGGGGCTGTGCAGTGAATGCGGGAGGCTGGCTACCAGCCCCGACGGCCGTGATGTCGTGGTGCCCGGAAAATGGCACGGGAAGTTCCCGAAGAAGAAAGCTACCGAAGAGCAGTTAAAGAAAGTAGAATATAAAAGTTTGATAAGATGAATACAAAGAGGAATAAGATAAAAAAGGAGATACCATGATATATGAAGAGAAGAGATTCATGGCTGTCTCAGAGATAGAGAAAGAATGTTGTACAGGATGTTGTTTTTATGACAATGGAAATTGCCAGTTAGAAAACCCAAATTGCTTTAACAGTGGTATTATATGGGTGCAAAAAGAGGATTATATGAGCGAGATCAGTGAAAAGGCTATTAAATTGGCTATAGAGGCCATGAGACCTATCCCCGTGTATTCGTCACCATGCTACAGCGTAATTGATAACAGATCGCCTGAGGAAAAGCATGAGGAAGACATGAGGTTTTGCAAGGAGTTTAACGACCTTAAATGCGAAATGCTTATTGACATGGCCAAGAAAATAGAGGAGTATTTATTATAAGGATACTATCTTGATGATTGGGGACGCTTCCGGGAAAGAAGGACAGCTCTCCGACTCCGATAAGAAGACGGCGGAGAACTTCGGGTGCGAGTATATGGATGTGGATGATTTTGTGGATAAATATAATAACCGATAACGAAAATAAGAAGGATAGGGTGATGATCTCCTATCCTTCTATTATTATGTAAATCCATTTTTGGATTACATTAAGTATCAATGATATAACTATATCTTTTTATCTTTAACGCTGTTACTTACCCGAATAAAACCATACTCGTTGATTATATTGTCTATATCATTATCAGATAAATGAAACCATTCTCTTTCCATCCTTTTTATCTCAAATTTGCTATGCAATTCATTTTCTATATCTCTGCCAACAAAGGCTATTATCTTAAAATCTATATTACCGGTTCTTATCGTATTTTCCCTTTTGTCAATATTATTGGTTTTACCTATCTTAATATAACCATCAATATTACCTGATCCTAAATATGTATATACTACCTTGTTATCTAATATATCAAATGACATATCATATAAATAGACAAAATCTTTATATATCTTAGTTATCAGATGTCCTATGCTCAAATTATTAATATCGTTAAAATATTCAAAAACAGATATTAAATTAAAAAAAATCAATTCTTTTAGCATTTAGAAATTTTCTAAACATATTTGATACATTATTTGATATATCCATATTTGACTTGACTGGGACAAACACCTCAATATTGTCTACTATACAATTATCATATCCAGCCACCACTCTTATAGAAAATCTATATCCAAAAATGTTATCAATAATAGTTTTGCAAAGAGCGTTTAAATCATCGATAAATTCACGAGGGATATCACGTCTAACATCAATATTATCAACTTTATAGATACATATATTATCATATGTTATAAAAATACTATTTATATAGTCTATAACAATATCCCTTTCTGATATATTTTTCAATCTTATGCTATATCTGTATCCACCAAGAATCCTAAGGTCATTTAAATTAGCTATCTGACATAACATAAAACCTAATACAGGGAAATTATTAAATATTGATATATATTCATGTTTACCAGTATTGTTATTGATATGTTTTATTTTGTTTATGACTAGTTCATAATCATATTCCATTTCTCTATCAGATTGTATATCAAATCCATAATAATCTTTATTCCCTTTAACGAAATCGTCTATATGGCATATGTAGGACGATCGAGCTGTCAACTGATTCAATTTATCAGGCATGATAATTTTCAAAGACCCTATTTCGTTGGATTCGGACGTCAAAATTCCACTACTATCCTTCACGGAATCCTGATAAATGCTTACATTTGCATTCATAGTTGATAATTATTTATTCCCATCCGTCCGGGATGGATAGATGGGAATACAAAAATAGCCAATATGATTGTTTTAAGCAATCTACTGGCTATTTTTTTTGTCATACTATATCAGTTATCTTCCCCTGTCAAAGTACCAATTAGCGTCCTCACCGGACTCGTCCTTATCCCTACCTCCTAAGAAGAATCCCATCGTCATGCCGTTGGTCATCAGCCAGTAGTCGGATGTCTGCTTAATATCCCTAGCCGTCTTGATATTATACCATTGCTTACCAAACGAGAACTTCATGAGCTGCCTCCATAGTTTGCTCTCGCCCTTATATACGCCGGTCTGGACAGTAGCGAACGGATCCCAGTTTCGAGGATCGGTGAGGTCGCCTAACTTCCGGGCGGTGACCAGCGGATCCTGTAGCATGTCTATGGCGTTAAGCTCCATGAACGGGGATGTCTGGGAGGCGATCTCATTGATCGTCCTGAACCCGATGTAGGTAATGAACTGCCCGAACCAGCTATCCTCATTATCCTCCCTATATCCCATCAAAGCCCGTCCTATGGCCATCATCGTAGCGAATACCGCCATGTTGATAATCGATCTCTTGATATTGATCTGCTCGTAGGGGGTAAGCTTATCATATTCCTCCTTAAGCACGTCATACACCTCTCCCATACGACCCTCGGACATCGTATTATAGACATTCCCCGCCAATCGCCATAATGTCCTCATATATCCTTCCTCGAACTGGTTGGTCTGGAAATTAAAACCGGCTTTCTTATATGCCCGCTGCACGGCCAATATAAACCATCCACGATGAGGAAGCACCATATTAAGGATCGCGTTCCGGCTAGCCCCCACCCGGTTCTGCTCATTCAAGGCGCCGTCACAGATCTGCACCATGCTCCTGACCCTACTGGACAAGGTGGGTATATATCGGTCTATAATATCCTTGTTAGCCTCGTTCTTAGCCACGATCTTCCCGTCCTTGACATTTACTAAGTTCCATATGGAATAATCCCTTAAACGCTCCCAATCACGTTTAGCCTCATTAGCGGACATATTCCTATCCTTCATCATCATCTCCTTGAAATTGGAGTATGACCAAAACTGACCCTCGTATAGGCGGGTATCATCCATGACCGATATAATGACCTGCGGATCCAACGGGGAGTTAAGAACCTCCATCATCTTAAACGGCAGATCCCGGAATAAGGTTCTCCAGATCTTGTTATACGCCGCCGATCGTACACGGTTGCGGACATTAAACACACCTAGGGCCTCTCCAACGACATATAGCTTGTTGGTGCGGTTTATATCCCCGATCTCCGACACGTACGTACTTAACTGCTTCTGGGCTTCCCCATAGGCGTATTTCATGGAGTCCTTGCTTATATACTGCCCTACCATACCCTCCAAAAGGAAGTTGGCCTGCCCGGTAAGGGCGCCGGTAGCCGCGACGAACGGGGAGAAGCCTAAGTTGGATTTGGATACGAACTTAGTAAACATAAGAGCCAGCTTATTAAGATCGACCTTATAATTACCTATATTCCATTCCGCCCGCTTATTGTTTATCCTGACGTCATAGATACTGGCGTTAACCCAATCTTGGAACATCCTATAGGCATGCGTCGCCTCTGGGTTCTTACCGCCGTCGTATTGCGTCTCCAGCATCATGTTCCTATATCCCATGACATCATCCAAGGCCGCCCTCTTATACTTGTAAGCGGTAGCCTGTAAGGATAACATGGAATAGGAGTAGGCGAAGTCATGGGACACGTCATCGGCGTTCTCCAACTTACTAAGATAGTATTTGGGGATCATACGATATTTGTTATCGTTCTCATCAATCCCTCCTAGGTCTTGCCCCTGACCATGTATAGGGTCATCCACCCTCTCGCCAACGATATCACGTACGGCGTTGCCGATGGCCGCCTTCGGGTCAACCCCGGCCTGCACCATCCTCTCCACGCCGCCCTTGGATATTTGTGGTATCTGGTAGATGTTCCTGAACCGCTCATCATAATCCTCCATAGCCTTACGGCTTATGTTAAGCAGTTCCTTCCTCATCTCCCACTTATCCTTATTGATCGTAGCTTCCTCCCCCTCGTTGGTAATACCGTATTTCTTGAAGAAAGCCTCGTTCTTGTACTTATCGAACCTAGGCGTATGATACCCGTAACCCAGATCAGGATTATAGTTAGGGTTGCGGAAAGAACTCTCGGCATCGGCCTCATCAAGCCACTGGTTGTTGATCGTCAGGTCGATCATATTAATATCGAACCCGAAACGGGATACGCTCTCTTCCTTGGATATACCATTTTCTATGGCATCAAAGAACTCGGATACCTTATACGTACCGTTATTTATCTTACTGATGAAATCAGAATACCCTTTGGGAGAGTATTTTCTCATATAAGGATACAGTCGGGTTCTGGCGTACTCGACAAGGATTTCATCAGTCTTACCCATCGCTATGTCGTTAGCTAGCTTATTATTGAAGTCAGGACCGTATTTCCTTCTCAAAAACGATACCTCCACGGTCGTCCATGACGGGTTCTTCCTAGATAGCTTAGCGGCCATCCTATCCACCTGACTCCGGGAGCGGGCAGACATATGTTCCTTGGCGAATTTAATCTCATCCATACCCTTGTCGTATGCCATGGCATCCCTTAAAGCGTTACGGTAAGAATCCGTGACTCCACTCTCCACCGTATCAGGCATATCCATCTCAATAGCCTCAGCGGAAGCGGCGGCGTTAATAACGCTCTTAGCCTCAGCCAGACGATCATATAACTCGTTTATCTTTCTTAATGAGGCGGATCCACGTAACCTATCGAAATCATATTCCCCGTATCTCGTGCTATCCCGGTACTGGATAAGCAAAGGCCTTAGCTGGTCATTGATCTCGTTTATTGTCGCCATCGCCTCCTCTACCTTCTCTATTCTTGATGATGATACAGATTGCTCCGTGATCTTATCAACCAGATTCTCGTAATAATCACCCTCCTCGGATCCCCACATATCCTTAGAGAAACCAAGATGACCGCCAGCTAGCAGGAACTCAAACGCCGCCTTACCGCCCTCAGACCGCTCTATCCCACGCAGTATCTCCTTAAACTCGGCTGAAGCCTTACGACCCTCGTTGGTATTCCCGAACTCCTCGGCCCACGCCTCGTCCCATGCCTTGATCTCCTCGGACATCATCAGAGCCTCGGATCCCTCTTCCTTTGGTGTCCCATCGGAATACCACTCGCTCTTGGCTATAGCCCTGTCACGAAGGATATCCAGATAAGATCTCCAAGCTATAGGGTCAGATTGGAAAGCGGCCCAATCAACCTTCTTGTTCTTAATGAACTTATCCATAGCAACATACCGGCTTCTACGGATACGGGTCATAAAATCGGACGTGGCTTGTGATACCCTACGCCCTAACCTCTCCTCGACCTTCTTATTGACATTCTCTATCTTATCATAATACGCTTGAACCATAGGCTTCTCACGATTCTCATCCAACCACCTATTTATCGTATCCAGATATCGTTGCTGGTCCTCGAATGTCATGGCCGAGATATCAAAATTCTGGATACTTGGCTTGAATATATGATACACTTCCTTTGTAATAGGCTTATCCCCATCATACCCTACGATATCATCACGAGTCTTGACCTTAAGCCCCTTATCAGATAAAAGTGTGTCGATAAGTTGTTTCTCGGTCTTACCCGTAACATTCTTAAGATCATATATATCGATAATAGCCTTAGCCTGCTCTGTCCGATACAGTAAATCGTATTTGGCGAAATCACGGGACGAGTCAAGGTAATCAGAGTTCTTACCGTTTATCTTCTGTATAAGATCCTCATTATCCTTTATCCCCCATCCACGCTCTTTCATCATCCTAGTCATCTTATTGATATTAGATATACCTTCGATATGGGCTTCATTATGGGCCTTGGCTAGACGTTGGCCTAACATACCTAAAATAGCGTTACCACTATGCTCCAGCGTACCAAAGAACCGGGACATGACATTGATATCCTTATGGATGTTATTTATCAACTTCTTTATCCCATTCCAATATCTTTCCGGGATATTAAACATCCTGAGCTGTCCATCCAGCCAGTCCTCATTACGATCACTTCGAAGAGCATTTATATCAGACATGGATGTCTCAGCCATACGTAATATATCATCCATATCCTCTACCATACCAACCTTATTGCTGCCATAATAATCAGCCGCCTGATTATTGACGAATCCACGAAGGTTCCTGATCAGAGGAACTATCTCCCCATATACGTTATCGATAACCTGTATCGTCTCATAATCCAATCCTTTTCCGCTCTTACGTAGGCTACTGGCGACAGTGACCAAATACTCCACCTCAGCCTTGGCGGTCGCTATGACGCTCTTGGTGGATAATAGGTTGTTATTCTTATTTAGCTCACCCCCGACTTGTCTTACCTTCTCGCCTATATCACGTAGAAGGGAGATACTCTCACCGATCCTCTGACTCTGGCTTGACCTCATCCTCTGCAATCTGGTGTATAGCCTTTCCAATGACCTACCGTTCTTGATCAACTTATTAGCCACGTCAACGTCCGATAACGAGTACATGAGATGATCGCTATCCTTTAGCAGAAGCACGTCAAAGGCGCTTGGATCATCAGCTAACGCCGACTCCTTTATCCTGTCAAGTACCTTATTTAAATCCGATCTTTGGCTGGAGAAGAAATTACGTATAGCTCGTACCATCCTGCCAAACAAGGAGAGCTGGGCGTCCTCGGACGAGGCCAGATCCTCCACCGCCTGTTCCATGCCCGGTACGAACCGCTGGGCCAACGTCTTACCTAGGATCTCCCGCTTCACCATCCGATCCAGTTCCTCCCCTTGGTATTCCTTCCCATACACCTCATAGTAACGACCGGCGAATTGATTCCATAATGGCGTGTCGACAACAGAGTCCAGAACCTCGTCAATCTCCTGCTGATTACGATAAGTATCGATCAAGAAGTGAGCCACCTCCTCATTAAGATCCTCTACCGTAGCTCCCTCAGCCAGGGCAATAACCCCATTAGCCATATCGGATAAGGCCCTAGCCGAAGGATCCACGCCATTACGCATCTTATACTTATCCATATATTCGGACATACCCATCACACGGATACCTAACGTGGATAAGATGTTGGTGATATCAGTCCTGTTCTGAAGATCCTCCGCCTTCTCATTCTCAATAACCCCACGGACATTACTTCCGTACAAGGCGTTATCCTCCATCATCAACGACAAGGCTAGCTCCATGAACCCATCATACTTATTATTAAGCTCCTCAAACTTACCTTGCCTTAACATGCCCTTTATCTCCGATCTGCTTACCGTAACCTTCTCCCCTGATGTCGTGATAAGATCAAGATCGTTATTTACCTCCGTATCAAAACCGATGGAGCCTAATACGTTCATCTCAGAAGACATACTACCAAACCTGTTTCTTAGTCTAGACAAGGCGTCCATAGCGTTATAGATCTTAAGACCATCAGAGTTGCCGGCTCCGGTAAGATAATACCTATCCCCTAACCTTATACGCTCCCCGCTCAACAGACCTTTCTTGATAAGGTAATTGACAAACCCTCCACGAGTGCTTATATTAGAGCCTGAGCTGATACCAAGGACCGGTATGAATGACTCGCTGTTGTTAAGGGTTATGGAGGACGAGCCAAAGGAGATATCAGCCGTACCGGACGGGACGTCACTCTCCTCGACACTGCCGGCCAAGAACCCGGCCTCGACCCGCCCACCGGACGATCCTTTTATGGCGTTGGCGTAAGATTCGTGTATCTTGCCGTCATCCGATCTAAAGAACAGGCGAGGCTCACCGGAATCATATACCAATCTTGAAGATGGAGGAGTATAATTCTCAATATTATTTAACGGCAAGACATTGCCAGAAAATATGATCTCCCCGTCTATACTTCCGCCTTTCACCCTAATATTAGGTCGTTGCCCGGTAGAAGCGCTTTCCACGGCCTTCCATAACATACGGGCTGTCTCCTTAATGTCTATATTCTCCCTGATAGCCCTTATATCATCCCATGACGCCTCTTTCAGTATCGTGTCGCCAATATTATCCTCATTTATGGAATCCAAATCCACCTCCTGTACCGTGGATGTATCTACCACCGCCATATCACTGACCTCACCTACCTCTCCGGAAGTAAGATAAGCCACTACATTGTCGCTATTCCCAAGGCTTCTGGCCAACGCCGGGGCGTCCATATCACTTATGGCAGACAAGACCTTGGCTGACATAAGTTGTCCCAACTCGCTAGCGTTAAGTCTGGCACTTATGGATCTGGCGGCCTCCTTATTCCTTGGTACGGACTTCGTCCAGTCACCGAACTTAGACCTAAACTTATCGTTATAAATAGTCATATAAGCTTCAGCGGCCTTATTAAGGTCACTTACGGCGGCTATACCCGCTATCTTATCGAACAAGGTGGATACCTCGCCGGAAGGGGTCAAGACACGGGTTATCTTACCCTCCTTATTCCTTTTAATTACGCAACTCGACATAACTTCATGTTTTTGACAAAGATAAACAAAAAGCCCCCACAAATAAGCGGAGGCTGATATTCTTGTGTTCCTTATATAATTTATGGCTTAATCCGTATTCTTACTATTGATGAACTCGCTAACACAATCACCAGCGAAGCCGGCTATATACGCTGCGTGTTCATCCTCTCCAACCTTAAAACCAAGAGACATATTGCAAAACTGACATACGCTCATTGCTATATGGAATGACTCGTGACATATATTTCTCATTATTAAATCATCGTCGCTCGAAAAATTCCAAAGTATGGCGAATTTATCGTCATCATCCCTATCCCTTACCAAATTTGCGAAAGACGCCTCCTTGTCCATATCATCCTCATCTCCCCATTTCCCCTCGTGTTCAGGCTCCATATTTTCGAAACGATCACACAATGTCTTATAATCCAACCCAACCGTGATAATCAACTTCAACGGATATATCACGAAATCAAACTCCATCTCTCTCATAATTTCTTTAATTTTTCTATAACCTCAAAACACATCTTACACTCAATCCTACGATACAACTGCCTTACGCCATCTATCGTAGTCCAATAACGACCACCCTCACGGTGTAGGAACTCGCTCATAACCTTAGTGTCAGCCACATCATGTAGGTCGTATGAGTCAAAACATAACTTACATATATCGTCAAGATCAAAATAAGTAACCTTATTATACGATATACAACGGATTTGTCTCCCATCAGGAATCTGAACATCGAAAACATCTATCTTTTCCATATTAAAAACAGAGGGATACCGATCCCATCACAGACCGGTATCCCTTATAATAAATTAGCGACGAAAAGCATGGTGATGGACATGCGCCACAAATGTAATTACAAAATTCGTAAAAACAAAATATCAAGGACAATCACCCGTGCATTTGCATGGAACATCGCTTTTCAAAACCCCATACACCCGATTGTCGCTAGTCAGCCATCGTTTACCGTCGCTCGTGATATAAGCCTGCCGGCATCCCTCCTGATTCACCGTGAGCGTCTTCTTAACACCTTTTGGAGTTGTTATCTCCAACTCAAGAGTTCGGTCAAGACCGTTGTTCATTACCGAGCCAAAGGAAACGGAGGCGTTCCCGGTCCCGGACCCCGGGCTGACGGTCAGAGGCTGGTCCGTTACCTCGCCTACCCCGTCTTTCCAATTAATATTCAAATCATTAGCCATACCTATATTATTTTTGTTCTATTACAAAGATAGCAAAACAAATAAACCCCAACCGGGTTTAGTCGATCGGGGTCTGAGTAAGCGAAAAGAAACTGATTATCGTCCCATCATTCTCAATACGGTTCTAGCCGCAGCTTGCGCCCATGTCCAGCTGTCATTAGATGTTACGTTAACCGTCTGTTGAGTACCATTTACATCCAAGTTAATAGTCTCCTTGTCAAGCTCGATAGTAGAGCCTCCAGCGGCTTGCGTTACCGTCACGTTGGCTATCTGGCCACCAGCGGCAGTTACCTTCAATATAGCTGTCAGTTCCTCGATCGTGGCGTTGGCCGGTACGTCCGAGATCGTGATGCTCCAAACGAACTCGCCAGCGGCTCCGGGATCGTCGGCGATAATCGCTCCGTTAGCCGTAGTCTTTCCAGCCGCCGTGTAGTTAGCCGGGAGCTGTAACGTAAGCCCGTTCTCCTCAGCCGGCGTGACCGCGAACGTAAGCTTAGTACTGTTAGACTTACCGGTGATGGTAACATTACCACCTGTCTTTTGTACGGAAGCGTTAGGGCTGTCTGATCTTACCACCTCAGCAGCCGCTGCCTGATTAACTACCAACGCCTTCTTAGCCCCGCCGTTCGTGGTGACCGTAAGGTTGATAGTGCGTTGAATACGACCGGTGTGTTTATCACCGGAGAAATTAACCGCCTGATCTCCTGATCCTGATACCGGGTCTACGGTTACGAAACCAAATTTTTGTGATGCCATATTCAAATGATTTAAAAAATGTCTTTTTATTATGCCAAAAATAATCTATATTTAATTACACGTCAAATATAGGGGGGGGTAGATACGACTAGCCCTGTACAACCTCAACATACAACCCTACTAAGTCCTTTAAATTATGACTAAGAGGAGTTCCACTATCCCTTGTGCATTTATACACGTCAGCGTTCTGAATGTAATATTTATCCTTAAATATCTCCATAGGAGGGAAATAAGGGATAGGATCACCTATAGTCCCGACATGCTCCTTGTCAACAACCTTATATAAGGAGGCCGTACTGAGTCCAGGCTCCCATTCTGACGATAACGTATGAGGCTGGATAACCTCGTAAAGGATATCCGTATCCTCCTTAACTACCCTAAGACAAAATCCGGTATCCACGGATAGCCCGAACTCCGCTCCTTCTTGTCCCCATATAGGAAATAGGACCTTAACATCCAATTTCTCGTTGGATGATAAGGATAAAGATTTGTCATTAACCAACATCCTAGAAAACTCGACAGCTACTTTTTGAGGATCGAGAGCATCCTTCTCCTTCGCCTGTTGCTGGATGTACGCCGTGGTAACACTTACCTTATCAGGATAGCCGGACTGAACATCGACAGCTCTCACCTGTTCTACGGTAGTGGCTATACTGATCTGCTTTTGCTTGTCCCCTAACGCCGACATAAGATCATTATCATACTTATCCATCATCCCGATCAAGATCTTGCCTTCCGTTATATCGAATTCCAGACCCATGATCGTTATCTTGCCAGCTATAGCCCCATCAGACAAGGCGTTACGTCTATCATGTTCAGGAATATAGATATTCTGATCATCCAAGAAGAACTCATATAGATTTCCGGTCTCATAAGTTCTTATCTCCTCGTATTTAACTGATTTCTCCTCATTAAGAAGCCTTGACTCATCCAGCTTAGCCTCGATAATCTCCTTGACAGTAGCTTTAGGATTAGCCTCCTTGAACGCCAGTTGCTCCTCCCCAAGCTCTATCCATGGGGCGGGAATACCTTTGGAGTAATCATCATAACTATAGCCCTTGGCGTAATTATCGTCAAGAGGCTCATCTTGAACCAACATCTTGGGATATATCTCCCTGTTTATATATGTAAAACTCATAGCTTATTAATCTTGTTCTTTAACGGCGATGCTATACTTGCCTGAAGCGTAACACCAGATATTTATCTCGAAAGGCTTGTTAGCCGTAGTGGTTATAGAAGTTCCGCTCATGCTGACATAATCCCCGGAATTAGGTATCGCTTGGGTGAAAGCCGCTGAGGGGACACACCTGATCATCAGCTCCTCCCCTACCTGCATCCCTGACTGCACGGATAGGGTGGTAGCGGCTGATAACGTAGCCGTGATACTTCTCTTGCTAATAGGCAGGTTAGCTAATGTCGTGACCGTATTAACTCCTATAAGCCTGTTCATGGTCTTCTTGTCAGCCGCCGCCATCAACCCGTTAGTAGACTCGTTGGCTACGGCGTATGTCGTGTTAGGAGGTGTAGCCCAAGTGCCATCTCCACGCATGAAACTGGATGTGCTCCCATTAAGCTGTCTCAATAAGCCGTTAGCTGTAGTAGAGGCTAATCCGTATGTGGTATTGGTAGGCACTACCCACGTTCCATCACCACGAAGAAAAGATGCCTGCTTGCCAGCGGCTGGGGCCGGTACCAATCCCGCAGCACCAGCCTCTGAAGCGGTAGCTGCCTTCATATTGGCGTAAGTGGTATTAGTGTCTTTATAATAAGGGACACCACTGATAATAGGACAGGCGGTATAGCCAGAAGCGCTAGTTACCGTACTCCCGTTCTTTACCAGACCTGTGGACCCATTAGCTCCTACGACACTATACGTCGTATTAGTGTCTGTCCAAGGCACGTTAACGAACATCTTTCCGCTACCGTCAAGAGCAACGGGATAGTTCTTGCCATTGGCAGAGTATCCAATCTTAACAAGACCTAGATTATCGCTCGTGGCTTGAGCATAAGTCGTGTTATTATCAGTCCAAGGGACATTCACATACATCTTCCCATTAGAGTCCAAGGATACGGCGTAGTTCTTCCCACTAGAGGAATAACCGATCTTAACCAATCCTAAAGTATCAGCCGTGGCCTGATTATAGGTCGTATTATTATCTGTCCATGGGACATTAACAAAAGCGTTACCAGAAGCGTCAACCTGTAACTTATAGTTCTTGCCAGAAGTCGTGTATCCTACCTTTACGCCACCTAAGGTGGAGGCCGCCGCCGTAGGTGGAGCGAAGGTGCTAGGTTTGTCGGTCACCCCAGACCATGGGACAGAGGAAGCGGAGCTAGCCGTATATGGCTCATACCCATCCTCACTGTTCAATTTAGACTCGTCTTTTATCAAATACATCTTACCAGTAGACGTGACCTTTACCGTATCACCGCTTTGGACGGTAGCGGTAGTAAGCTTGAATCTGGCCGTATCATCAGTTACCACGATCAATCTCTCTAAGGCCGCCTTAGGCAACCTATCTATATCGATAGTACCGGACGTGATCTTAGAGGCGTCGAAGTTCGCCAATGTCGTGGAGATAGTAATATTACTCCCGAAGTCGGAGGATACGCTACCGGTCACGGCACCGGACAGCGCTATAGTCCTAGCCGCCTGTAATTTCGTGGCGGTAGGGGCGTTATCCGTCTTAAGAGCATATTTGGAAAGATCAATATCATTAGCCTTATCCAAAAGCTGCTCTATCTGCTCGCCATTGTATTTACCTTGAAAATCTGCCATATCATAATTATTTTTGCTCAAATATAACTATATACATAAACACCAAGAAATCGAGGGGGGGGTAGATGCGGGCAGGTGTTAAAAGCTACCGTCCCCATGCAGGAACCCGGTACGGAATATAATAGCCTTGTCTTTCAGCTTCTGGACAGACCCCCATTCCCATTCACCCTCACAAGGCTTAATGACATACTTATTCCCCCATGTCTTAAATCTCCTCTCTATAACGAACATCTCCGAGTCTTTCAAGACATGGAAGATACTCCCTACAGGGAAGTACTTATCCGTCCTTAATATAACACGATGATGCTTCTCGTCATATTCAGGATCACCCACGATATGTGCTTTATAAAACTGGAAATCGTTTAACGTTTGATCCACAGGCTCTATCCAGTAATACCCCTTACCCATTGCTGTTTGCGATTTAATAATTATATTTGCAAAAAGTAGTAACTCATAAGGTTTTTAGGTAATTTTCAACCAAGGGGAAAGGGTGTCCGTGAGGATATCCTTTTTTCATTCCCGCCCGCCCTACCTATGAACAAAAGATCTACCTCGAACAAATGTAATCATAATAAAGTTACGGGCAAAAAGAAACCCCATCGGTATTCTATCGCCGACGGGGTTCTTCCAACGTTGTATCAAATCATATCATCTCACTCCATTTGATTGTGTCACCGACGAAGCACCGCACCGCCAGATACCTTACGAACGCCGTCCCTTCCGGAGCGTCAGGGTCTTCCAGATAAGCCAAGACAGCCTTGACTATTTTCTGGTCGCAGTCCAATACCTTAGGAAAGTAGTCGCTATAGAACATAGCGAACAGATATTGGATATCTCCCCAAGTGGCGTTATCAGGTTTCTTGGCCCCGCATTTATCGAACATCTGCTTAGCATCCTCCATCGTCCATCTTCTCTTGGACCCATCGGCGTTAAGCATCTTATCAGCGGCCTCCCTAGCCAACTCCTTGGAAAAGTGATATCCATGGGTGTCTATATACCGCTTATAATCCGGGTCATCAGCGTCTGCTCCTCAGTAGTAACGACTCCTACGTCCCCTGCGCATATACGGTTCGGTACCTTCGTACTCGTCACGGATGCCACGTTCACCGAACCATCCCCTGCGATACATCTCATCCTCTCGTTCATGGAGTCTCTCACGTTTCTCAAGCTCACGCTCATCACGTTCCAGCTCCCTCTCGCGCCTTTCGAGATCACGCTCACGGCGTTCTAGCTCATCCATCCTACCGTCATGCTCCTTGCCATAATGGTCATATATTCCACCACCATAACCCATGTAAGTCCCATCTGAACGTCTGCTACGTCCACGGCCGCCTCTGCGATCATAGATCTCATCATCATATTCCTCTTGGCCGTTGCCTAAATCTATAACTCTCATATTAACCTAATTTTTTAATTAACAACTCTTTTAGCTCATCGAAAGAGGATCCCATCCTATCGACTTTCTCCTCAAGATTCTTAATCTTTCGGTCTTGATCCTTAGTCTGCTTAAAAGCCGGATTGATTTCCTCAAGGATCGAATCACAAGCCTCTAGCGTTCTCCTATGCTTATCGATACTATCGAGAATATCGGAGCTAGCTCTCTTAGCGGCGTTAAGCTGGTTCATGATCGGATCGACCGAGCAGGCCAAAGTTATGTTATTGGACATAGCGACATCCCTACCCTCCGGAACGACGTAGGTCATGGAGGATCCGTTTATCTCCACGGTAAGGTCTATCACCCTATCCTGTAGTTGCTGATATTGCCCCATCTGACCCATCTGGGGTTGCTGGAACCTAGGCTCGGACACGTTAACCACATTCCCCATCCTGAACACCGGAACATCGGACGTATCCAGCGTATATACTTGAAATCCTTTCTTTAAGTCTCTAAACATATCTCGATTTTTAAGCGGGAGGGAATACCCTCCCATTAGACATCCAATCTAACCTATTCCTCACCAACAGTCGTCTCCGACGCCGAGGCGGAAGTTGTAGGCACACAGCAATCCATGAGCCTCAATACACCCCTTACCTTGTTGAAATAAACAAGGCGTTCGGTGTTGTTAACCATAGCCGCTCCGGTCACAGCCACGTTGATCGGATTCACCACAGCCACGCCGGTTACCGGGCAGCATGTGTCATCACCTACCGTGGATACGGTGCTGTTCGCTGGAATAGCTATCTGTACTGGCAATGTCTCGCCTGTTGTCGGAACCACCTGCCGGATTTTCAGCAGCAGAAGGCCCTCGCATGGCAAGGACAGCCATATCCTTGGGTTGATGCCGAAGATGGTGTTGGTAGTAGTCACTACCACGTTCTTCGTGACCAACTCATAAAGAGACCCTATTTTAGAAACACAAGCCATAATAGCCTCCTTCCTTTATAGAGTTAAATAGCGGCGTTTCCGTTGTTGCAGCATCCATTGTTGCACCCACATCCGTAATTACCTCCATAAAATGCTTGACCCCATCCATAAGTCTGGTAAGGAGAGCATGAAGGATAAGCCGGCACAGGGGTAGGTCTCAACTGGTTGATCAAATTCTGAGTCTGTTGCTGAGTCAACGCGGAGGCTTGGTAAGCCGACCTTTCATCACGCAACTGATTGATCGTATTCTGCATCTCACGCATTTCCAATTGACAGAATTTATCATTAATCAAGGTTGTTTGAGCATCAATCTTAGCGCTCAAGATATTGAACTGCGTAGTAGCCTGCTCACGATTGTTTGTCAATCCTTGGTTGATGTTACTCTGAAGAACATTGGTTTGCTCTAACGTCCGTAATTGATTGTCAAAGCCTTGCTGCGTTATCATATTTTGAGTAGCGCACGTGCTTTGGTTGATCAAAGAACTCAAATTGCAGCAGCAGGAGCTAATCTGGTTACCGATCTCACATCCTTGTTGCTGTACGGCGTTAATAACAGCCTGAGAAGTCATACCTACCTGACCAGCTACCTTATCGATAGCGCCTTGCACGTTACAGATAGCGCTTTGCAATTGAGTAGTAGTACAGTTCAAGGCGTTAGCGATCTGCTCGATAGCGCTTCTGTTACCTTGGATAGCCTGCATCAATAGCTCACGGCCATAGTCGTTGTTCAATTGAGCCGGAAGACCGTTAGCGCAACAATCATTTCCATTACCACCAAAACCATTTCCGAAACCACGTCCGCCCCATAACCAGAATAGGACGATGATCCACAACCACCAGCCGTTGGCTCCTCCGAACTGGTCTTGGTTGTTACGACCGTTCATCAACGCCGCGACTAGATTCGGATCCATCTTATTACCACCCAAAAGGCTGGTAAACATACCCGGAATCATAGATAATAAACCATTAGCGGCGCTACCGCTCCCGGAACCCATGCCGTCTAACAGCACGATTTTGTCTCCACTTGTACCCATGTCTATTTATTTTTGAATTAATAATAACCCCACCTGATAGTGGGCGTTACAAAGTTCAAAAATTAATAATCCTAGGATCGTGATATATGTCATCATCAAAGCACGTCATGTCATGCAATTGGTATTAATAAGAACCGGTACAAGACAAAAAATCCGGAACGTATCACTACGGCCCAGATTCATGCAAATCTATAAATTCAATGTTTCAATGCTCGAAAGAAAACGTCTCACGACGTCAAAGAGAGATTAACTACACGAAAAATCTCGCATCAACTTATTTGTATTAGCAGTGTATTCATTAACTATCTTACTGGATGAGGGATTATCCTCTATCCTTGACAGGCGGTTATCGTCACTCCTTACCGTAACGTCACCCATCCTTCGTACCATGTTTTCTTGATATGATGATGGATCGGAGTATATAAGATCATCAACGAACCTGTATATCGCACCATCAACCGTCTCACCTATCTTCTCATATAAGCCGGATTGGAATGACACGAAATCATCATACCTCCCACGAGCCAAGAACGAACCGTCCGGTCTCGCCTCGACACCGCCGTTGACCTCCCGGAGCAGGCCCGGATTCCTTTGGTACAGATACCTATAAAACCCGGCATCCATCATCCTATCCTGTCTATCCAGATAGAAAAGGTTTCTCATGCTACTGTCACCGGACTCGATAGCCACGTCAAACAGAAGATCCCTTACCTGACCTTCCGGCAACGACATCTCCATGCTTTTTAACGTACCTCTGTCATGGTGATTCAAAGATACATTATAGAATCCATTAAAATCAAGGAAACGTAAGACATTATTATATAAATCCGATTTTTTTAACCTTTCCTTGATCTGGATCTTCCTCAACGATGTACAGGATTTGATAAAATCCCGATCCTTTCCCTGCCTAGCCTCGTATCTCCTGAACTCCCGATCAATATCGACATCATCCATCTTAGGGGTTACGGGATGCTGGTATATCAATCTGGTAAGGATCATGTTCTCAGTATTCGAGGATGAGATGTTGGACATAACTAGCTTCTTTATGTTATCCTTGATCACGTCAATATCGGAACGGGAAGCCCCGGCGGGAACCACGCCAGCCGGCAAGTACGAGGGCCGCTCTATCCCGATATTGACCAACATCTCATAGGCCTGATCGGTGTCGGTTATCGGGGCCGTGTTATGGTACATATTCCTACCCATATACAACATGCTCCTATCATACATATCGGAAGGGGATGTATTCCCGGACCTTACATACACCATCCTATCCCCAGTAGAATAAGTATCCTGAACCTCGTATATCGGATTCCCTTTCCCTGTTATCCTATCAAGATCGGAGATAAAGCTATCGTATACCGAATTGCCGGCCTGTATGGAAGACAACATGACGTCCAGCGACGCCATAAGATCACGGATATCCTCAGGTCTGGATATAACCATCTCATCGCTGATCGCCTCGCTTATATCCACGCCCATGTCGGCAAGATCCATAGCTATGTCATACAGACGTCCGGAAACGTCCTTGATGTCCTTAAAATCATCCATATCGATTATCTCCCCAACCCTATCCCTTAGACCTTTCATGTCCTTAGGCATACTGATATACGGTATGGTGCTATTGGAATATGAGTCGGTAATCGTATTCCCATCCTGATCCCTGACCTCCATACGGGTCATATTACGATACGTGTCATACATCCGATCTGCGTAATCCTGATCCTCCTGATACCGGAGCGCCAAGGAAGGGTATGGGACTGAGGCGAAAGCCTGATCGAACTCCCGGCGGTCGCTGATACCGCCTACCGCCCTCATGATCGTATCCCTTACCTCCATTGGATTCAAGACCCGTCTCTTTCCTAACGAGTCATATGTATCCTCATATACCATATAATCATCACCAAGGCCTGATCCGGAGGACAAGAAATATGTATCCTTCTCATTGAGATCCCCCTCAGACATAAAATCGACAATCCTCCTCATCATATCCCTTACCCGCTCATACTCCGATCGGTTAGTCATGATATTATCAATCCCATCAGCGTCATACATCCCGGATCGTTCAAGATTATATCTGTTGATGAATATATCACCGCCGGAAAGGAAGTTGGATACGATCATATCATTAAGATCATTGATATTATCAACACCCAAGGAAGTAAGGGTGTTATTGATATCCTTAACCTCGTCAGCCATGAAATTACCCACAGCATAATTCTTTTGTTTGATAAAGGACATGACATCATCATACCTAGGCTCCCCATTGCTATCTAAGTCGTATTCTGATGGCATGGACATCCAATCGCCAAAGAAAGACACGAAGTCGGGGGAGTAGGCCGTACCCCAGACCGATAAGGCCTGCTTCTGGTCGCCCAGTACCTCCATCGCCCTTTGGTATAACCCTGATGGTTGGTTGTTAGGGGCAAGGACATTATCTATCCCACCCTCCTTATTTTTTATAACATAACAAGATCTGCCCATTACTAAATCGTTTTGACACAAAGATATAAAAATCCCGCCTACTCTCACGAGCGGACGGGAGCCAAATAACAATAATAACAAACCTTATGTTTCTCCGAAAAGTACAAATCTTTTTGCCGATCCTCACGGACAAACAAAAAACTCAATCCTAAAACTATAAAAACGAAACTTATTGTTTAGCAAAAATATTTTTATCCGATCTACTGAGAACCCTACCTTTCAATTCCAAGAACCTAGGCATCCATTCCTTAGATATCTTAGATACGATCCACTGAAATCCCTTAGGAGTCACATAGACAGTGTTAGTACCGTAGAACTCATCATCATCACGATATCTGTAACGAGCGTAACCACGATCTATCATCCTTTGGGAAAGCAACCACCTCTTACCGGTCTTAGCAAAGAACTTATTATCCTCAAGCAATATCCGGAGATTCTTCTCCGCTATATCATACCCATGAGCCTCTAGCTTTTCCCGAACCTCTCTAATCAACATATCTGTCTCTTGGGCTATTTCGGCTGTCTTAGCAAAATCAACCATAGGAGCCTGTTCTTTGATAATATTATCAGATATCCTTTTGGCTTCCTCTGCCGCTTTCTTCGCCTCAGCTAACGCACGCTTCTCCTTTTCCGATTTAAGCAAAGCCTCTAATGCCTCTATATAATCAGATGGAAGTTCATTCTTTGATGGCATAGAATAGGAGCCTGTTTTTCTAATAGAAGGAAGAACCTCCGATGTTACCCATCTTTTGAATTTCTTGGCAGATTCCATCTTAGATGACATAATCAAAGAATACATCCCTGATTCATTGATTAATTTGATCTCCCTAACAGCCTGATTTATAAGGGGGTTTATTTTAAACCCCATTGATTTACAATCACTTGTAAGAATGATAGAATCCTCATCATCAACAAACCTTTTTACAGCGTTCCCTAAGTTTTCATAACCAAGACATCTGGCTATGTCATTACCAACAAACCATGGATTGTTTTTCTCGTCTAATAATACTCTTACATCCCCAAAATCAGGATTCTCAAACAATTTTAAATTATCATCCATAATATAAAACAACGAGAGCCACCAGCGTCCGTTACTCCACTGATAGCTCTCATTTATCGCCTACGCCTAAGCGATATTAATATCTTCTTCTGGTCTAGCAACGGATAGACACCGCAAATATAAGACCTTATTTTGAAACTACAAACAAACAGGATATATTTTTACAAAAAATGTAATCAATTATATTCCTCTGTCATATACAATGCATAATCATACCTATCCTCCATCATCATCACCACCTTCTTGATATCAGATAAAGTTAGTTTCTTTATCTCCATATTCCTGCTATCCATTCTGACAAAAGAGTCCTTGAACTCCTGATCAGTTATAGCATCCAACCTAAATAGATTGTATTTTATAAGTAACTGGCTTACGTCAAATATCAGGATATTAAGATCAATATCATCCTTCAACTCATCAAGAAGATCACGCATCATGGCTTTGATAGCATCGGTATCAAGTTCCAGTTTCTCGGCCTCCTTCATCAACTTCTTGATAATACCATTGTGCTCGATTATGATATTAGCATTATCATCATCGGTAGGCAGAAGTACATCCATCGTACATTTTATACCAACCTTATCACTAAGCCTTTTATTGAACTCAGTCATATAGTCAAAAGCCTGATCCCTGCTTAAAGCGTATGTATGATCAAGCAACTGCTTTTGTCTGACATTGACAAAATAGTTACTGGTGTATAACATCATCAAGACCTTTACTCGCTGGATGCGTAGGTCTTGCATAATTTTCCGGTGTAAAAAAGCATCTAATTGCATAATATAAAGAGTCCCCACCGGGGCCATCACACACCCGACAGGGACCAACTTTTAAATATCTTACTCGTCAGGTGATGGACTGACGCCGCGAAGATAAGTCAAGATATTTAATTTAGCAAGGATTTTCCGCCTCATTTTCTCCGGATACTACATTACCGTCGGAAACCAAAGACCTATCCTCAGCAGCCTTCGCGGGCGAGGCGGACCCCGATTGGAGGTCAGACGGGCTGCCGAACGGGGTCTCCGTATCCTCGAAGAACGTCTCATCCCTCCTGATACTCATCCTAAACTTAGGGGCTATGAAAGGATCGTTATTAAGATCGATGTTGATCGTAACGTCATTCATCAAAATATCCTCCTTAGTCCTGGAATCGCCTATCCATCCTCTTACGTCAGTAGTCATAGGCATCTTACTAGCCGCTTCCTTGACAGCCCCTAGCCGTTTCTTGATAACATCCACGTCTCCCGTCAACGGAATCATATATGTCTTATTATCCAACCCGGATCTGGCTATAGCGTTATTAAGATCCATTATATCATCAATACTTACGCCTCCGCCTAGACCCTCCATAATCCTATCAGCCATCGATCCGATCATGGATGAGAATGATGATATATCCTGATTTTTCAATCTTACGGGGTACAGGTAATTTCTTCCATTTCCTGTCTTTATAGCTACAACCGGGATACGCGAATTTTTATAATTACCATACTTGTCCCTAACGATAGCCGTACAGAACGGGAATATGTTATACCTAATATTATCCTTCATCGTAACCTCCCCGTTCTCTATATATCCTACGCTCTCGACCTTACCAACCGTCTCATTGGTAAAGTCATTCTCGGATACCATCAACGTACCATTATCATCACTTATGCTAAAATTAGGTCTTCCTGGCAAAACACTGGTGACTGCGCCTACGAACGGTATATCAATCTCGCCAGCGACAGATCCCACATTATCCCTATACAACTCAAAGGCCATACTCCTTAAATCAGCGTTACTCCCTTTTGAGTCTGGATCATTGGCTTTTAGCACCGAGACAAAATTACCATCACTATCCACGATCTTAATAACCATATTATCAACCAGCTCTCTGTAAGCCGACTTAGTCTCATCAGAATTAGGATCAACGGCGTTAAGGCTATTGTATTTATCATACAGTCCCTTGGTGTATGGATCTGACATATCCATCTTAAACCTTACCATATCACCCTTGCGAAGGCTAGCCGCTGCTTCCTGATTCACCGACTCGTTATTAGACCCAAACGTATCACCCGTATAATAAGGGACAATAGACCCATCCTGCCCCTTGCGATACACCATGAACCAGATGGAGGTCGATAAGGCGGTCTGCCGCCCCAGTATGACACCGGTAGCGTTCTCGAAAGCCTGAGTGTCATCCTCACTAATCATCCATCTTGAATGATTCTTGGACTCAATAACGCTGAACATGTTCGTCCCATCAGTAAAATCCATCACCATCTTATCATCCATAACATATTCACCGGGCGTGACGAGAGCCTTAAGCCCGGATCCCGCCATAAACCTGTCAAGCCTCATCCCTCCTACCTCATAATACATGACCCCACCGATCTCCCTCTTTTGAGCCATCAACACCACCGGATTCTGGGCGGCGTTGACCTCCGTCCTGCCGGTGGATGTCCCGGGTTCGCTCTCCGTGAGAACATCACCCATAGGTATAGACTTATCGTAATCCTTGACAACCATACTTCCATTATTATACAGCCTCATCCATTCCACGAATTGAAGAAGAGGATCATCAGAATAATTATTAATGATATCAATAGCCTCATTAAGTTTATCCTGATCAACTTCATTCCCGTTGTCAATATCATTCATAAGATCATTGTAAGTCTGTATAGCCCCCTTAACCTGATCCTTATCAAGACCATTAATGTTTATATCTATGATATCATCAATAGTATCTCTGATGTTATTTAAGACGTTATCGTTGGTATTTAACCTATCTATCATTGACCTAATCTTATTAAGCCTAGCTATAGGATTATCGCCAAACCCATTTACAAGATCATTGATACGATCCTTATTATTATCATATATCTGCCTCTCCCTAGGAGATAAGATATCCTCATTACCGTTCCATATCTTTATAGCTATATTATTGATTCTATCATCAGAAGGATTTATGATATCCTCATTATCAGGTACATTCTCAACGATACCGCCATCATCAGCCTTGATGTCATTCTCCATAGATCTGGCGATCATATGATTATAGGTCTTGAACATAAATGCCTCGTCCTCTCCTATAAGACCATCTTGATAAGCCTTATCTATGGCCTGATCATTGGCATAAAGGGAATTAGCATCAGGATCATCGGTATTCCTGAAATCATACTTGCTGTCATCCTCCTCATAAGTCTTCCCCCATGCGTTCGATAATATCTTCATGAACCCGCGCTCCTGCGCCCGGATGAATCTTCTGTCACGCATACGACGAAGTGACTCGTTTATATTCTTATAAGCCACAAGATTATGACGATACTCGCTAAGCAACGCCATAGCCTCCTTATGATTATCAACCCCACGGATAGATACGGCATTCTCAAAACCGACTATAGTCTCATAAGCTGCCATAAGATCGGCGGCGCTGATCCTTGATTCATCCCTGTTTAATAACAGCTTAGATATATCTGTCTCTGAGTTAACTAACGTAGCTAATCTCCTCTCCAAAGCAATCCTATCCTCCGTCAATTTAAGAAGTCTATCATTCTCCTTGGCTAACTTGACCTTATCAGACTCAAGAGCTTCCTTAGATGTGACACTCTGCTGAAGCTTCAAAACATTCTTCTCCATTTTCTGTATATCATCTGTAAGCTTCCTGAGTTTCTCAAGATCCCTACTCGAATCAGGATTAAGACGAGAATATATATCTAAAGCAGGTCCTATATCCGTATTGTATATCCTTCCTAACTGATTAGCGATATCATCCAAATTATCCTTAGCCTCAAGACCGTTATAAGCCATGTTAGAGATGTAGGTGTTAAATGATCTATTGGATATACCATCGGTAAGGGAGTCGGCAAATCTGCTGGCCATAGTAAAATTATCAACCTTCTTATTGAACTCGCTAACAAGGTTGGACTTATACTCATTTACCTGCTCATCTGTCATATTCATATCGGACGCTATATCGCTATTAGGTATAGATTCGACTACCGTCCTGAAATTCTCCTTGGTATCATCCAACATCCCCATCTCCGAATCATAACGGAGACGATTGAATACGGCGTCACTAAAATCCTTATTTATGATCCTACCATCACTCTCGTACGATGTGTCTACACCAGATAATTGAGCGTTAAGAGCCATACTGCCACGAATAGCACGGACAGCGGCGGTGGTCAAGGCGCCGGCATTGGCGTTGTAGGCCTCCACCATCCCCTTGTTCCGGGACATGTCTTGGCTCCATTCCTTTATACCCCCAATAGTCTTTCCACCCATAATCGATCCGATAATCATACCGATACCGATCTCCTTCCATCCTTGGCTAGACCCGTACGTCTCCTTGAACCCATTCTTTATAGCCTCCATATAGCCTATATTCTGCCGGATAGCCATAGGATTGTATCTTGATTCTACCCAATCCTTGGCGGACTTACTAGCCACTCCCTGAAGACCTTCCTCATACAGACCCTCTGACACTGGGCGCTTGATGATATTGAACGTATTTCCGGCTACCTTCTGCCATTTCTTTGGTGTTATGGCTCTTAACGTACCGTTATCCATCCTCTCGGCACCTACGCCAAATATATTGCGTTTTATGAACTTATCCACACCAAGATCCATGCCGAACATATCGCCGAACATAGCTATATTGGATAATGACAATATGCCGACGTTGGCGGCAAATACGGCATTAGCGGCATTGGCATTATCAGCCCTGAACTTCATAAGCTCCTCATATGGGACTTCCCTTCCATAAGCGTTACGGTAAGACTGCCTGAAATTCTCCTCAGCCTCCATCAGCATGCTTCTGGCCTCGACAGACGCCTCCCACGAGGTAGATGTGCCAAGGAAAGCGAGGGTGTCCAGTCCCTTGCCTATCCTCCGTCCCGTACGGGCGGCCCTAAGGTAGACACCGAACGCTTTCTTGGTATCCGAAGCCGCTTTGCCTATCCTAGCCAAAGCCACACCCGCCCTAGCTCCCGTACGAGCTAAGTTCATCAATCCAGCGCCGGAATATACGGCTGACGATAACATGGCTCCAGCGGTAAAAGCAAGACCGGATAAAAAATCGTTAGACCAGAAATTAGCCGTAGTCATGCTTTGAAGGAAATTCATATCCCGCTCCTCACGATTGTAATAATGAGCAAGACCGTAATCCATCTTCTTGTCCTGATCATCCAACCATCTCGTGAAATCGTTATCAAAAACAGCGTTAAAATTACCTCTGGATACACCGGCGTAAATACCATAAAAAGGCTGAATAACACCACCTAATCCATACAAAGCGGCTTTACCTACAAATTTCCCCAAACCTCTCATCCATTTCTCAGTCCTACCTTGACTCCTAGATAAACGTGTGTCGTTATCTACACCGGGGATATAAGACTCGTATTTAGGTATCCAAGTACCGCTACTAAGTCGATACCTTGAATCCTCCAACGATATCTCAGGACCAGTAAGATTAAACCTGCCCTTATAGCTTTGATCAGAAGCCATATATCCTAATGGGGACATATGTTTCATATCATCATAATAATTTGTCTTAACAGTATTCTTGATCCTCTCCGACAATGACGGTATCTGGGACTTTGATCTCTCGGAAGCGGAATACGGATCCAATACCGGAGGCAGGTCACGATCCGGTATATCATAGGGATCCGTACCAATAGCCTTTATATTATCTACGTTTATGGTAGGATATCTGTACTTCTCGGCAAGATCCTTTCCGTTAGAGGTATTATTATAGATTTCCATTGTTTCCATTATTTCCACTATTTCCGTTATTCCTGTTTCTTATCTCCTGATCAATCATATCAGCTATGGGCGAGATGAAGCTCTCGAAATCATCAGTAGTAGATCTTCCCTCGCTCCTCCAATACACCTCATTCTCCTTGCTAAGTATCTGTTGCCATGCCATGACCAAATAATACTGCGGGCAGAAGTCGATCTTCCTTGCTACCTCATCAGCATAGTTAACGCCATCCAGATCAATTGAATACAACGGGGTATTACCCTCTCTAGCCCCTCCTTTGCTATATATATCAACATTTATCCCAGAAGAACCATTATTATACTTATATCCGGAAGCCCTTAACTCGTACATAGAAGCGTTATCGAACAACACGTCAGTAGCGATCATCATCTGATTCTTCCTGATATTCCCGTCATTTATATTCGTAAACATATCTATATAAGGCATTACCGTGTCCTTGGCCCCGCTAGCGTAAGCGAATGGAGCTACCAACAATGACTTAGCCATCTTCCCATAAGCGTTGTTGCTTGAGCTGGCGAAAGATATGGGTACGACACCGGAATCATAGGTCTCGGACGGGATGCTTACATCCTCTTTGTAGAAAGTAAGTCCATTCGCAGCCAGATCAGCCTCGCTTACCTCAACAACAGATCGACCATCACCTCCATTATTGCCAATGATCTGATAATTACCATCACCTATAGGGGATATGGTAAACGTTATCTTCGTATTGGCATTATCCTTATCCTTAGGAATAAAACCGCCACCACGGGTAAATAGGTCACTAACCTTTATATAATCTTTCTCTTCTTGACTTTTAGACGGATAATCACCGGAGAAGATATACTCACGCTCGGCATACTCATGACGATATTGTCTCAGGTAATCCTCGCCAGCACGTTTAGCGTCATCAGCGATCCTACCTAAATCCCCACGACTCCATTTATGTCTTAATAAATCATTCCTCTCTTTATGAGCCTCATCATATATAGCGGTAGCGACAGCGATCGCCCTGTTATCCCCGGCAAACCTATCTCTTATTTCCTCAATGTGCTTATTCTTACTAGCCCCAGATACGGCAAGAGACATTATAGATTCAATATCATCAAGCGAAAAAGACGTTCCCATTAAATCATTCACACGATCCAATAAGACACCTGATTGACCCGAATCCATTGATACATGAGGCATTTCTCCTTCAACACCGTAATTAATAGTATTTATATTATCATTTAACAAAGAGCTGTAAGCGGACAACTTACTCCAATCATTTAATGTTATATCGTTTATACCATTTATATCAAAAACCTTATCGCCATTGTTATTAATATCTCCAAGATTGAATGTGCCGAATCCATAACTAATATCTATACCTGACCCACTGTCCGATCTAGCTTCTCTCTGAATTATAGTATCAATACCATCCAAAACAGCATTGCTCGCCTTATTGAATCCATCATTGATCTTATTATACTTCCCTCTTTGGGTATTTAATCCAAGAAGCTTCAAATAACTATCCTGACCATTGTAATCAAGCAACTCGTTCCTTGACCCTCCATTGGCCTTGAAATAAGCCATGATAACCTGATCGTTATCCATATCCTTGACCACGTTACTATTCTCAGGATCAGACGCCCATGCGTCGATCTTCCTTCTAGCGTCATCTGATAATGACTTAACGAAATTACCCATGCCGGTAGTCACCGCCTTCTCGTTGGCTATGAACCCGTTCATGAACTCATCGCTTATGCTCACATCGTCAAGGTTTGCGCTCTTGGTAACCACGGTAGGCCCGGTCGTGTCATCACCTCCGCCACCTCCATTCTCCGACTTACCCGATTTGCTGGCTCTCATCAACGCTGCTTTCTCCATGGCTAGATTATGCCTTTTTGTCTCATTAAACTTAGCTCTATCCATCATCTGCTGATTAGCCTTGAAATAATAATCATCAACACCCAACGTCTCGTATGAGTTATTATAAGACCATCTCAGCCCGACGCCACGAAGGAACTGCTGTCGTACCATGAACATGCCGGCTCGCTCCGGGCTGTAGTTGCTACCGATAACGCCCTCGGCCTCCTCCACGAAATCATTTCTCTGCTTGATAATATCCGCCAGCTCCGACTCCAACTTAGCCCTCTTGGCCTTGTCATTGCCAACGCCCTTTAGCTTGGCTCGTATGGATTCTTCCTTGACACTGAAATCATCAATATACCCTTTAAGGAAATCTGAGGTGCTTTGAACATTAAATAAGTCAGGATTCGTTCTAGCCATATATCTTCCCTCTAATTGCATCTGAGCCTTACCGTTCTCAGATATAGAGGCCATGGCTATATCCCTGACCTGAGCGTAACTCATCTCATCTATATACATCTCACGCATCTCGCCCGTCCTGTTGCCATTGGCATCAGTCACCGGTACATTGACTTTCTTCCCCTTGTTAAGGGAGATGAAATTCTTCATCTTCTCATCAATCTCAGCATGATAATCCGTATAAGGGGTATAATGTATAGGATTAAGACGTGTCCCTACCTGACCATCATTAACCCATTCATAAAACGGCATTAAGGCCACAGCCTCATTTATGGCACTATATTGCTTAGGATTATTAAGCTTCATATCTTCGATCTTCTGAGAGAAAGACCTATACTCCCTAGTACCGGCGATAGCGTTCAATACACGGGTATCTAAAGCCTCTCCAAGACGGGCTTGTATGCTTCTAGCTATACCATCAGAAGCTAGATTGGATTTACGATACACGTTATTCACATCCTGTATCAATCCATTTAACCTATTCTGAAGATATTCCCTATCCTGAGGTTTTATAATGTCAGAATTGATAATATAATCAGCATACTCATTTATAGCCTGCCGATTGGTATCTATCTTCTGCTGCATGTATCCCATACCCTGCATCATGACATCCATGTTGTAGGGTGATACGTACTTACCGTAATTCCTTAATATACTGTATTGTGAAGCCATTATTTATCCCTTTTTGCCTTTAGTTACTTCCTGAGCAGGATATAATCTCCTGTAACTTAATATATCTCCTTGAGGGTCTGCGATCAACTGGCCATTGGGACCAATCTTAACATCCCCAAATATAGATCTTAATGTATTCATGGTCGTAGCCGTGTTCCACTTCTGCTGAATCTCATCATTGACGCTATCGAAATACCTAGCCCAGTTCTCGTCATTTATAGCCAATCCCTGCAATATCCGTTGTTGATAAGCTTGACGTTGGGCTATGTTCTTGTCGTAAGTATTCGCCCATGATTGAGAATTGACATTATCAGCCCAAGTCCTTTGAGCCACATTCCCTTGTTCTACCTCATTTATATACTTACCTATATTGGAACTCATGATAGCCTGTAAATTGGAAGATAAAGCCCCTCTCTGGGAATCCGGGACATTACCCATCTGATCCAATTGTGATTGGAAAGCACGATTAGCCTCAACCATATACTGATCAGCCGATCTCAACACCGGGTCCACGGTAGGAGCGTAATGTCTTTCCAGACCTTCCGTTGTCACGGCTCCAGGAGTCATCCTGAACACCTCAGGAAAGTCAAGACCACCACCTACTATATTCCTGCCTCCATTGCCGCCGTTCGACTTACCGGCATTTGTGTTGGTTTTAGGAAGTGTATTAGGATCAATCAGCTCAGGCATATCCAGCTTAACATCAGGATCCTCCACATCACCTATATCCATAGGACCGGGAGACACCTTATGCGGGTCAAGTATAAAATCAAGACCTTCCATGCCTTTCATGGATCTCAATGCCTGCATCTTAAGCATATCCTCGCCAAGTATCTTATTAACGACATCCTTGTTCTTATCAGAGAACAGTTGGCTAAAATGGGTGATACCGGCATCGTTAAGAGCCTTATGCTGTTCCTCTGTAACAACGTCTAGACCGATCATAGGGCGAGATGTGGTAAACAAACCTAATTTATTGTCTCTCATCCTATCATGATATGCGGCTTTCTTGTCTTCCGGGTAATTACCTTGACTATCCTCACCGCCAAAGGAAACGAGCGTCGTGTAATCCCGAAGCGCCTCGGCGTTGGCGATGATCGGGTTCTCAGCCGTAGCCAAGCCCATCCAGCTACTTGTCTGACCGTAGATAGTGTCTTGCAACGCCCTAGCCCTAGTGCCCTCTGAAGCTCCCATATAAGCATCGTAAGCGACCGGATTGAATGTCTTATAATAATTCAACCTCTCATCCGTATTAATACCTCCATAAGAGCCATCAGTTCCTTGGCGCTGATAACCGAAATAGTTAGGATCATTGTTGAACCTATTCTCGATCGGGCGGAAAGTTAATTTACGACCGAACAAAGACGTGCCTCCTATCTCCATCTTCTGGCGAATACCAGCCACTTTCTTAAGCAGCTCTTTCTTAGCCTCAGCTATATCCTCCTCCGTAAGACCGTATTCTTTCATGGATCTGGATATGATGTTATCTATCTCACCTCCCTTGGCGAAATACGTATCCTCATCCTTCTTCATCTTCCGGTCTTCCTGCTCCTTGTATATGACATTAGCGAAGTCCGTAAACCTTCCCTCTAAGCCATTAACGGTATCGTTACTATCATTTATAGCCTTAGATAATACGGAGGCGTTTAAACGCCTTGTATTCTCGTCATCTATCTTATCGTTTTTCTTCAGCTTCTCCAGCGCCTTTTTCTGATCATCGTAAGCCGATTTAAGACCGATCTTAGCCTTATACCTGTCCATTAACGTAGCATACGTATCCTTAGGCGTGGCTTTGATCCCATACGTATCTCTGATGTATTTAGCGAAATCCGGCTCTATGGTTGTGTCGTCGGTAATAACCTTCGTTCCCTGCTCCAAGGAAACGGGGGTTCCACCATCGGCGTGCTTCTGCCCCATAGCCTCCATCGGCGCCTCTCCGGGCTGCGTCACGTACTCGCCCTTCTCGACCTCTACGTTGGCTTGATCTTCCATCGACTTAGGTAACGGATACAGGTACTCACCGGTAAGGCTTCCGCTATCGAACCTATTATTAGGCCCTAGATAAACACCACCTCCATCCTTATACCGCATCTGAGATTGCCGTCTCTGCCTAGCCTCTCGCTCTTGAGCTAACCTGATATTAGTACGAGTGCCTTGCTCTGACGCCATCCCTGAGAATACGTTCCTTGCCAACCCTAAGACACCGCCGATGCCTGACATTACAGTACCCACGACATTAGCTGTCTTAACCCCGGTAGATAAATCACCGTATCCCTCGCTTCTCATACGCCCTATACCACGACCCATCTGGGTAAACCTAGATCCTATATCATCAGCGCCATAATAAGGTATGGTGGTAAAGTCAAAAACATCCGTACTGCCAGACTCGTCAACCTTCTTATTGTTGTCAACGATAGCGTTCAAATCACTTGTATCAATGGTATTAATATCAGGCTGCTGAATATCAAATCCTATCCGGGTAGACGAAACCAGAGGTTCCACTCCAAGACCCTGAAGACCAACAATATTACCAGGCATGACAGGATCAACTTCCCCAGCATCTTGATATTTAGGTATCTTCCTTTTAATTACATACTTTCCCATATATCAAATTATTTCGTTCTGATACAAAGATAGTTTAAAAAATACAGACTCACCATTTGACAATGATGAGTCTCTTTAATACTAATCCTTTAAAGACATAACAGGATTACCCCATTTCTTTTTCCACTCATGACCAAGATAATCTATGAGTTTATCATAAGTATCTATAAAACCACCATCTATAACCCCGGTGATAACATTCTCTACAGCTACTATGTCGTTTAACTGATTCTTTGTAGCCGTATTCCTTATCCCACTCTCATGCTTGTTAAAGACGATAAAATTAATAGCCTTAGCTACCCTTGATATCTTATCAGACAACTGACCCTTGTCACTAACCAACCTGGCGACAGCCGAACTCATCTTGATATAAGCCTCACCAGCGGCATTCCTGTCTTCTATGAATCCATCGTGCAACCATATTATCACCTTGGCGTATATCTCTGGATCCAATTCCAATGCTACCATAACAAAAAAATACGGATTTACATACCATTTCTGACCCTCCCCCTTTCCTCTTCGGTAAGCCATTCCGTATTTTTTGAGATCGGTTATCTTATTGATTTTCAATTCATGGTTTTGTACCGTAAGATTTCTTACAGTACATATATCATTAATACTCAGCTCCCTAACAAGAGCTTTCATCTTTTCCTGAAATCCATTAGTAGCAAACAAATGATCAAGCCTTCTAGACTCCAACCCCATAGATTTACGTTTTTCATTCAAGGCTTCCATAACTTCCGTTATGCATACAAACCCGTCCTTGGACATAACAGAAATGTTCCTACCTAATAATTCCCTACTCTCTGATGATAAAATCAAATTACTTTTCATACCTTTACTAAAAGTTTTAAATTAATAAATGCGCCTATCCGCTCGTGATGAGTAGATAGGCGCACAAATATAAATAATACTAATATAATTACAAAATATAATTAACTATATTACAGATAATAATACCTTGTAATTTTAATTCATCGCAAGATAGTTACAGCAACTAGATCCTTTTTACAAATAACGAACCTATTGCTTTCACTAGGTCATAGAATCCAGCAGCGCTAAGCCCGACTGCCACCCCATACAACAGAGCTTCCCACCATTCACTACCTACCAACAACGGGGATACCTGAAGGAACCAAGCCAAGATACATGTCAACATCCCAATAGCCACAGCCGATAAAATCTTAGCCCACTTATGGGTGTCAATATACGGCACTACCTTGGCTAGTTGGGTAGCTGACATCGTGACAAAAGCCATAATACCAGTAAAGGTGGTTAGATCAATTGTGATAGTCCCTTCTGATGGGATTATCTCCTGCGCCATCAAAGCGAATGGTGTCAATAACATAACGAATAAAAACAACAATCTTTTCATATCTAAAAACGTTTAATGATTTCACAAATGTAACATTAATTTTGAGATCTACTCATGCCTTTTATGTTAAGGCTTAATCCCGGTATCATGTTAAGCACCAACTGCCTTTTCGCCTGTTCCTTACGCATACGCTCGGCCTCCGCTATCTGCGCCTCTGATTGAGGATCATTCTTAATATTATTAGCGATGTCCTCTATAGCTTTCTTATTGGCTCCGGATTGAGCTAGCATCTTATATAACAGGTCTTGGCCTTCCTTCTCCCACCAAATATCCATAGATGGGCGAGAAGCCAAAGAAGGATCGGCAGGGGCTACCGTCTCAGGTACGGGCTGCTGACCTCCGTCCCCCGTGCCCGAATCCCGCTGTCCGAACTCGTATCTCATTGGCTCGTTCTCCGGGACACCATACCTATTAGCGAACATATCAGCGAACTCAAATCTCTTCTCATTTCTTAAGGTCGACCCAAGAGGCCTACCGTATCCTTGATTCCATGCCACGGTAGCGTCCTTGTAGTTGACGGCGTTATCGAAATCCGATTTAGAATACATATAGTAATTATATACATTACCTTGAGCGTCCTTGTCAAAGAACTTGCCTTGATTGATGTAATTCCAACCTAACCCTGGGACCTTGCCTTGATACTCATCCACTAGATAATCCAACTGCTGTGTCAACGTCGGTTTCTTTCCATACCTGCGCTGTAGCTCCTTCTTTCTCGGTCCAAGCCATTGTTGGATGCCAAAATCACCGGCGACTCCTAGGGCTTCGGTGTCCCCTCCGGACTCGGCGGCGATGTTCGACAGGATACCGATAGCTTGCGTTTGTGGTATTCCCTTCTTATCGGTCAGATAATCCCATATCTCATCATACACAACCATCTTATTATCCTCTGATCTGTCAGGATCAATTACATATTTACCATCTCCATAAGCCCTACCTGTGCTTACGGCCCCTCCCTTATCTTTCTTCTCCTTATCATCATCCATCAACATCTTACCAACTATAGCCGCCGGCAAAATAGCAGGAACATTTTTAATGGCTTTTTTTATTTTATCCGATGATTCTTTCAATACCTTTCCCGTAGCTCCAAACATGTTCTTGGAATAATCTTCAGCATAATTGCTATCTATACCACTCACAAGGTTGTACACATCAATCTCATCCATACTATCGATATACTTATCAAGGTCATCAATAGATGGAGTCCTTCCATATGTATTATAAAATTTATTCCACAAGCGAAATCTAGCTTGAGTATTAAAAGCTATTTTCTCTGATATCTCATTACTTGATGAGTTTGGGTCAGCCCTATAAGCGTCTTTTAATAATGACTTATCATTTTCGGATAAATAAATCTTATTATAATTATTACTTGAATCATATTTATGCCTAAACTCATGAGATAGGTTAGATAAACTCTCATCGCTCCTAGTAACAACCTTATTGTATTTACTAGTATAAAACCCTTTAGCATTACTATTATCCAAAGCGGAGGATACCTCATATCTAAAATCATCGAAATCAGAATCCGCCGATACCCTTAGATTGTAAGCTTCTTCCAACCGTTTCCCATTATCATCAAGCATAGAATCTATCTTATCCTTAATATGCTTGTTAGACACATCATTTATATTTTGGAGATCAACACCATTATCAATCATCAAATCCACAGCCGCCTTATAAGAATCAGGGAGATTGTTATAATTCCTTGAAATTCTATCATGAACATCCTTGTTAAAAAAATCCCTAACCAAAGGTTCATCATGAACATATTTATCCACAAGATCATTATCTACAAGAAAATCATACAATTTACGTTTATCTTCTGGCAGAGGAATCTTCTTTACTTTATTAGCGAAAGAAAAAAATTCACCTAATACCGGGAATAGCCCTAAAGCTGATAATGTCATTCCTAAACCATCCCCAGCCTTCGATGACTCCACAAAATCTCTCACATCCATAACATCCCCGATAATAGGGATACCTCCAGCTATAATCTCGGTAATGTCAACTCCATCATTTATCTTCTTACCATATTCAGTATTAAGATTTATGCCACTAGATCCAACGGAGGTGTTATCCCTTGAAGCCACATATCCACCCCCTTTTTTCTTATCCATCTTCTCTCCCCATAGCCCATATTTCTCTCTGGGCCATATACCGTCTATGGCATCCACGTAACCAACGGGATGCTCCCCGTCCATGCGCCGGTTCCGCCGCTCGTCCGCTGGGTATAGGGCGTTGGCCAACGGCTGCGTGATATGACCCAACCCCTTATCCTTGGAACTCGACATAGCATCCACCACAGTCCGATATACAGGTCTTAATTTCTCAGGTAGATATAATCCCGCCTCATCAACCAGCTCACCTATCTTCTTATTTATACCCCTGAGGCTGAAATTATAATTACCCATACCGTTATTCAACGGGGACAACGTACCTCTTATCCCATTCATACCCTTAACAGCAGCTCCTCCACTAAGGATATCAAACTCCGGGGATACGTTCTTTAAAGGACCATCATTCATACCCCTAAAATACATGGGACGCTCACCTCTTACAACACGATCAAGATCTTCCTTATACAAATCCTTTATCCATGAAGGAATCTCCTCCGGTCTATTTTTCTTAGCCATAAATCACGTTTTTCCACAAATATACGCACAATCAAACGGATATTAAAACACGAGACGGGAACATGATCCACATCACATACCCGCCCATGATATCAACATAAGACCAAACCCCGCCCCATTGAGGGCGCTAGCGTGTCAACTATCCATTCTCCCAATCCAGAAAATCACCGTCCACTCGCTCCTTCAATGACTTCCTGTCATTCAGAAATACCTTATAGGACTCGATGTAAGACGAGTCAAGTATGCCTAACTTGGCGGCGTTATAGTCGTTCAGCATCTTCTGCTCAACACCGCTACCCCATAGGGCGTCGATACAGGCCTCCAATATCTTGTTGGCCGTCAACGTTGGCCATACCCTGACCTCGTTGTAACTATAGGAGATCACGGGGGACATATCGTCACCCATCTCCCTTGTCTCCTCTCTAACGTCCCACCGGTAAAGGTAGGATCCGTCACCGTCCTTTTCTATAGTGATCGGTATAGTGTCGCTATATGTTCTTTTCATGTCTTGTTATTTAATCGTTATACAAAAAATTCCCGACGTGATACGTGCGGCTACGCCGACGTTTTACGAAATTCGGGGAAAAAGCAAAGGCGTGACCCGACGTTACGAGGCGCAGCGGAAGGCGCATAACCCGTATCCACGCTAGCGAGGCCCGCAGCCGACCCGTTGCCCGCGCTACCGCCAACCAGCACCACCTGCATGCGGTTAGCCGATGTATTGGTGTAGTAATAGTCGCACCAGTAGGTAGAGGAGCTACCGCCGACCTCCGTGGGCACTATATCGCCATCTTCCCCAAGCAACATCTTCTTGGCATAACCGTTTGTACGGCAGATATTGCCTTTCTTGTCATAACCGGTATAAGAGGTGTCGCTGAAATTCGATGGGTCATCGGTAGTCCATAATATGGATAATCCCGCATCGCCCGTGGTGACCTGTATATTGGCCCCGTCAGTATATTTCCATATATGGCCGAACGGATTCTCTATACCACGATACCTGTTAGCCATCAACGTGGCGTGAGTACCGCCGGAAGCGTTCTTCACCACATATGCCTTCTCTCCAGATCCATTACCAAATTCGTTAGTATAACCACATTGAATAAGTGGATTATTATTATTGAAATTTGTCCAATCTGTCATTTGTGTTGGACCGTTTCCTAATCCACCCTGTGAGAATCCATTAGCATCTTTTTGAGCATTAAATGGTTTTTGACTATTTAATGTAGCATATTCTACTGCAAATAACCAGAATAAGGTTTTATGTGCTCCATACGTGTACATTTCCCAACCACTACCACGTTTTCTTGCAGCTTGGCGGAATTGGTCTCGGGTAAGGTTGGTAACAGGGCATCCTAGCAAGGAACGGTAGGTATCATCCCATTCAGCGGTGTTGTCACCACCTCTAAAATTAATTGAATTAGGATCACTTAATTTACTAGCTCCAGCCGCCGAACATAATAAATTATCGGTTCTATACATTCTGGCTTCATATGTTGAGATATAGAACTTATCTACATGTTTATACCCAGGTAATGGAATTTCGGACAACATCATCCTAAATTTAGTGCCATTAAAATACAATTTATACCAATGTTCAGGTATCTCTGTCATAACAGCATAATCCAAATAGCTTCCACCCCATGAAAGCTCATTATCCAAATATTCTTTAACTCCACCATCTCTATCCAAAAGACACCTTCTCATCTTACTCTGGACAGGTAGTTCTCTATGCAATTGCAGATTACCTACTCTAACACCATCTGGACTTGATGATGCAGTATCCCATTCAACTCCGTATGCATATCTTTCTTCTAAATCTGGAATATCTTCCCATGCAGGAACCCACTCGGTGGATAAGTCTCCATACTCAAGCTTGATCTTGTGGATGGTGGAAATTGATGTGCCAGTTTTAGGAGAACTAAATACAACCATATGTGTATTATCAGCTACTGCATCTCCGATATTAGTAATCCATTTAAAAGTCTTACTGGCCTTCCCATTTACAAAGTCAGTCTTACTGAACTGAGCCATAGAACCTACTGCACCAGTAGAGTTATATATAGTGAACATTTCCTTATCATCACCCAATTCTCCAAAAATAGTCAATGTTACTTGTGTTCCTTTAGATATCGGTTCAGTTAGCCAATAATCAGCGATATTGTAATTCGAATTACTCACCTCCTTCCCTGATCCCAGCAACAGGTTCCTGCCGTACACGGGCAGCTTGCGGTACTTGCCATCATCCATTAAAGATTTAGTACCATCACCTGTAGTATGTATTGTTAACTGCTTAGTATTACTCCCAGAAGGACCACTTGTTAGATTTGTAAATACATCAATTCCATCATTTACTGGTATTAAATAATTCATACCAGAAGTTATAGCAACAGTTAAATTTTGATATATAGAGATTTGTATAGAAGAGTTCTGTAATATTCCCGCATCCTGTTTTATATAAAGCCAAATAGAATTATCATCATTAACATTATACCCACCAAAAATACTTGATATGTATACTCCATTATCTCTGACTGGAAATATATTAACAGCATTGCTTGGAAGTTTCTCTAATAATTTATTATAATTTTCCTGAGATATAGATAGGTTACCACTTGATGATATCTCCATAACAATGTCAAACACTGTGTAATCTGGTTTGACTACCACATCCTTCCACGTGCCATCTCCACAAAGAAACCTACCCTCATCTCCCTTCGCCGGAGCTGGTACCAATCCATCCTCCCCAGCCTGAGACGCCGTAGCGCCAACCATATCCTTGACCTTATCAAGCCTACTTTCTATTTGACCTCCATTGTACTTACCAATAAAATCTTCCATATCGTTTTAATATACAAGGAAGAGGCGGCAAATACCCCCCCCCCCTCCATATGTTAATAAATTAATAAACTTTCTCATCGTTGCTAAACCAACGTACTATCATCTTGAACCGGCTCTCGATGTCGTTCACGAATCTAGCCAAGAACCAATCGCCACGGAGACGATCGCGCCACCTCCGGTGATAATCGACAGCCCTGGGGTCGATCTTACGGTCAATGTCATTCACATCCTTAACCCATACCGGTAGGTTATTAGTATCGTCTTTGACCTCGTTAAAATAGTCATTTATATTTATCTTCTGATCAACCTCCGTCACCAGTATCTCACGGCTATCATCATTGGTTATAGGATACCTTAACCGCTGGCTCATATCGTTCTTGTCGGCGATAACCATCCGAAGTTCACCGCTGTTGTTCGTATCATTATAAAACCATGCCTTATTGAATCCAGTAGTCCTAAGGATTTGGTAATTAACCTCATCCTGATACCTTCTGGCATCCATCCGATATTGGTAGTTCGTGAGGATCTTATTCACATACTGCTCACGTACCGGGACCTCTATAACGAACGGATATAGCTTACCGTAAAATACTTGATACGATTGGTTGGTCAATCCATGAGACCATAACCCTATCTCCTGACTTTCACTTGAGTAGTTCTTTCCAGACTGGAAATAATGCTGGTGCTCGATATAATAATCAGGGGTGTAGGATAAATATGATTTCCACTCACCCTTCAGGCAGTTATATCCAACGGTGAACGAGACGTCTGTGAAATGGCTGGCGTCCTGTAGCTCCACCGCCTGCCCGTTCCTGTAGAACCGGCCGCCACGGAATTGGTACTCGCTCGGATTCCCTACCGGTATATAATCTTTCTTGGTTATCAGAACTCTCTTGAACCGATTGTCCCAGCCCATGGATAGCCCTATACCAAAGAACTTGTTATCGATATCGTAATAAGACAACTCAGCGTCCGTATCAGCGTTATATATCCGGCTACGGATGATCTTCATCTGAAGATGCTCCTTAAACCAGTTTCTAAGCCCCGGTGTGACCTCCGTAAGATTCCTACCATTAGAATCTACCTTAAACACCTGACCACGCCTTAAATCGACCCAAAAATGCCCAAACTCGCAACTGATCATATCCCGGCTCTGGGTCCCGGAATATCCTAACGTCGTATTATTATACTCGATACCACGAGAGGCGAAAAGACCACCTGTCCCTAGCTCGCTATTCTCCGGGGATATTCTCTCCGCCAACACGTCTATGGCGTTGTACAACCCTACCTGATTCTCAAAACGAGCCAGTATCTGATCCGACTCTATCCCCTTCATGCTTATGAGTTTCCCAAATGAGGTCTTGAACTCATGGTAATCCATAGGCTTGTACGACAGCCAAGGATCGGTCATGCCGTTCTCCGACACGTCGGCGGTGCTCCATATGACGCCGTTGGGTCTTTGGTAAGCGCAGTCCCAAAAATTGCTATCATACGTCTCTGGTAATGACCTTCCGCCTAGCGTAAAACGATTCTTGTACACAGGACTCATCTTAAACACATTATCCCTTGATATAGGGACATTACGCTCTTGGGTCCATGATATATAATCCCCTACTTCTGGATAGAATCCCTCATAAGGCTCAGGTCCAGCTATACGGAAATTACAATTAATCTCAGACTCCACTAAAAACTGAGGTATGCCGTAAAAATACAGAAAGAAACGACCACTAAGATACATATCCCCGGTCTTGCAAGCCATCTCATAAGCACTCTTACGGCTAGGGAACGAATATAGCGATCCAGTATCCGTGTCAGTCTTATTAAGATAATCCTCCCCGGTGTCGTAATTAACGAAATAACGGGGATACCCGATGTTCCGATAATCATAATAAGGGAATGGTATCATGTCCCCCTGACCGAACTGAGTCAAGTAAAACATAGGCATCTTCCTCTTAAGTGAGAATCTTGATATAAATACATCACCTCCAAAAACAGGTTTACGCTTATCCTCATCCATCAACCCGCACCCGCCTAACGACACCCACCTGATATCCTCTATCTGTCCGTATTGAGCTGGAGAATATTTCTTTATCCTCATATAGGGGCAGGATACGAAAGATTCACGTGTCATAAAATGAGGCGTCATACCAGCCACCTCGTCGTTACGAATATTACACTCATCCTGAATACGGCTGGTATCGTAACTTGAAACCAACTCCGGATATTCAAGCATATACTTATCCATACCAAATGACATGAACAACGAATGCTCACGATCGAGGTTGTTTATGATAATAGGCTTACCACCTACGGTTCCCCCTTGTGACGAGATGTCTGTAACCGGATACAACCCGCTCTTGATATATTTGGCCGTTGACAATCCACGTAGCTCCGACGCCCCTATTTTTTGGTAAAATAAATTATAATGAGCGACAGAAGTATAATAATAAGCGTAATTCCATCTAGGTCCCCTATCTATCAAGGCCGTTAACCACTGATACCTGTACTTGCCTATATCCACCACGGACTGGGCTGTGGCCTTGGCGATACCCGTAGCCAGACGGATAGCCGTCAGCGCTATGCCGACAGGGTTGGCTAAAAAAAACACGCCTCCACCGACATATTGTTGGGACGCCGATTGATATGTATATTCAGCTATAGCGGATATTAAATTAGCCATAGCCTCCACCGTAGCCAATGATGTTGCCATACTGTAAGCCTTACTTCCTAATATCGTCCATTTAGGGTGATCCTCCACCTCCCTGAATATACCGGAGGATTTACCTAATTGATAACCATCAACAAGGCACTCAGTGGGAGCATCAGGCTTGTTGAAGGCAATATCAGGGCTTAAGAATGAATACCAGATATTACCCCTCCTGTTAAACGGATGCGTTATAAATTTCTCACGATTAATATCCTTATAGATATACATATCATCAGACAAATCGTTGTAAGGGTAATTAGGATAAAGGTTAGCCGATCCGTCTGGATCATCGTACTTAAACATATCATAAGCCAGACCGGTCCCGATAACGCTCTTATCCAACGTCCTATCGCCCCTATACAACTCATATCCTATTATAGAATCTCTTCTAGCCTTATCTATAAGACCGTTCTCTACCGCTATATCCAGAAACTCATTAACGATATCGTCATCAAGCATCACCCCCATAGGATAAATATAGGAGTCAACTCCATATTGACCGGTCAGTTGAGACGGATTACCCATAAAAGGAGCGACAGAGTTATCCGGGAACTTGTAATGACGTATAGGTTTCTGACAAAATGTGGTTGACGTATTGGGGTACTCAGCGTTATCCCCATTACCGGTGAAATAAGACTTACCCTCAACGGACTTAGGAGACCCATAGTATTTCGTCAAAGAATCTATTATATCCTTCCTCTTTGATCCTCCCGATGATATCCCGATCTTACTTGAATCATACAACTCAAAATTAGCCGGATATTTATTGGTAGACTCCCAATATCCGAAATCACCATACTGATATGGTCTGGGAGCGCAATCAGCGGGTTTATCTCCACATGAGATGCATTTCGCCTCATATGTGACAAATCTCCTTAATTTCAGTTCTTTTGTAAAGAAGAATACGTATTTCACCTCCAGTGGCCGAATGCCAAAACAGAACGGGGCGGGGAAGATGGCAGTGCCAGCCGTATAAAATCCGGCAAGTTCCTTCATGTCCTGCCTCATGGCGAAACCGGTGAAGAACACGCATACCGCAGGCTCGATGCAAACATATATCTTATGGAAAGTAGTCTTGTCATCATTCCAGAACAAGTACTTTGGCATCATAAATATCTTATGATCCACGTAATTCACTATAACACCTTTCTTGGCATCATTAGCCAAAGGATTAGGAGCCACGGTACCTTCCTTGTCCGAGAAAAACGTTATACGAACCTTATTGTATGATGATGAGTCGCCGATCGGATAATTATAGTTACCCATCATCTCTATGTACATAATACCGTTATCAGGATCGGATAAACCACTTATGTATTTCTCGTAATCCAACTCCACCCATCTGGCGTATGAGGATACATGTGGATAGAACTTGAAATAAGTCAAGTTGCTTCTACCGAACCAATTGGTCTTGGCGTCAATATCATTCTGCATAGACACACGACCTTCCCAGTCAGTAGTTATACCGGTATTAAACTTAGAATTATCACCATCGCCAAAAAGACACATGGCGTTCTCGATACCAAACTGACTCTCATATTGGGGGAAATAAGCCTCCATCGTATCCATTAACTGATCAAGCATCGTCTCCGTATGCTTCTTTCCTTCCCATCCGGGATATTGATACAAATATGTGCACTTACCCAATGACCTACCCCCTTGGAATGTAGGAAGTTGAACATCGTTAATAGTAGGATTCACGTAAGGATCACCTACCGAACACCCATTAGTACATATACCCTCATCATATAACTGCCGGACATTAGACATATCCTGACACAAGACCAAGGCGGAAGAATCTATATCAGACGGGAATTTGTCCTCATCCTGACCATCCAGCCATTCTTGAACCAGATCTATGATATTCTTACCTCCACTGGAGTAATTATCGAAATCACACAATACAGAAAATTTCCTTTGTGACTCGGCGTTACTTTGTATTAAGGTGGTAGGCTCTGTCTCCGTATAATCACTAGCCAACTTATATGTAAAATCAATCCTAGAATCCACCAAAGAGTTTTTATCCAATATAGTCCTGGTCTCTATCCTCTCGATATCATCACATCCACTAGGGAAATCGGGAGCCTTTATACCGTCTTGATCCTCCGGCAATGATATAGCAGCGCATAACTCGTCAGTAATACCTACATTAGATTCTATGATATCACACAAGTTCTCTATATTATCAGCGATATAATCAATAGCATCATCTACCGTAACATCTTCCCCCATCGTGTTGATAACGAATTGGGTCTCTCCTACCGTGGCATATTCCTGCTCTACATATCTGAGTTGCTTAACATCTAGCTGATTCTTGCATTCTCCCCCAAAATCATCAAATCCCCAAGACGGGTCGTTTATGATCTTTGCCGTATTCTTAAACTGCCAAAGATAACGGCGGCTGTTCCCGGCGCACTGCGGGTTGTTCTCCAATACCGAAGCCGCTGATAGGTCTTCAGAGTTGCCGTCCTCATCAACGATAACCTCCATCTCCTCCCTTGTGGCCGGACGAGGGATAAGCGGGAATCTAGCCGTCCTGTATCCTGTATTGGTAAAGAATCTTATACCCAACGGATATACCTCGTCACGCATGAAAGAGGCGTATTTAGAGCAAGCCACACCGTCTTTATACAAATTCTCCGTGGCTATAGATGTCTGCCATTTAACGAAATGACCCAAGAAGTTGACGACCGGTTGAAGATTCCATTCATTCTCCACGGTCAAGCCGTATTGAAGAAGACGATTCCCGACAGACGTCATGCCTCTGGCTGTCTTATATACCGGTATTTCCTTGGATAACTTCTCCATGGTCGTACGCTCGCTATACTGATCCGTAAGGTAATAGATGGTCCTTTCCGTTATCGGATGTATACCTTCTATGAAATACTCAAGAACCGGGCTTTGCTCACCATTAAACCCAACCGTGTTCTGTATAACACCTATCTTATAATGAGATACCTGCTTATCTATATTGGATACGGTAAGCCGGATACCCATGTTGGTTGATTTGCCCCATAAGCCATCACGAATGACTATATCCTGACGATCGAATATCATGATAGGATTGGTCAATGAGCAATATCCAGTCTTCTCTATCCCGAACTCATCGCACAACGCCACGCAAAACTGGTAGGTCCCGGCACGCAAGCTCCCCCCGAACTCCACGACCTCAGGCTCCACGCACGGGGCCGTCAGCAGCGGGAATACCAGTAGCTTCTCGCAAGCCAGCCTACACCTCTCTATTGGCTTATCATCCCCACACGTCTTATACCCATGATAATGATACCAAAAATCACCATCCTCATCTGGATTAAGAGCCTTGTCAACCATAACATATCGCTGGGGGTTATATCCATCAGTCCAGTATATAACCTTACCACACTTCTCATCCTTGATCTCTATATCGAAGATAGGATGATGAATGGAGAAATTAAGACAAGGATCATCGGCCCCATCCTCTATCAACACCTCCATCAAATCACATATCTCATCGAAACGACCATCCGACTCCTCAAGCCTCTCGCCAAGGATACGATGAATATCTTTCCCTGATCCCGCTAATTGATCCTCTACGGTCTTGACATAATCCAATGACCTCATGAACGTGATCTTAGAGGTGTTGTTATCAGGATTCACGAGAAAGAAATAAGTGTTATCACCAGCTATATCATTCTTATACCCAATAACCTTATAGCCATCAAATCGCTTACATAAAAGGGTGCTAGGCTCGTTCTGGATCTTAAGCTGACTCCCATCGTCACCCTCTATGGTAGCGTTCAAGGCAAAACTGTACTCAGACGGGGATAGGTCCTGTGGATGCTTATCCCTGTTCATCCCGGAATCGGGAACCGCTATATTAGAATTATTTTGCACGATGTTATGTTTTTCGCAAATATAGCAAATCCGCCAGATAATCACTTATGTGGCGGATTCTAACAAACCGTACGTATTATGCAAAACATTCAAATCGCACAAAAATAGAAAATCCTTCTGACTCTTACAAGCCAGAAGGAAAATCTAAACACTTTGCAACGTTTACCCCTAATGAAAATACAAAAACATAATAATTATGGATTTTTCCCCATGTAGCTTGATTGCTTGTCGGCGTCCTCTACGGATATGTAGAAGAACCCGTTAGTCACGTATCTCTCATTGACGTCCACAAAATCAGTAGATCCTTTGTCCACCCCTTTCTTCGATCCCTCATCACACACAGCGACCAGACTATTAAAGTCATTGGAATAACCTACGACTACACCGTGCATATCCCGATTTCGAGGATCGAATACGTATCTCATCTTACACCTATCTTGACATACTCCCATCACTAAAGCAAATGGGATTCTTGGATACAGACGCAAGAAACCCCGATATTACTATCGCTGGAATTACTCTTGCTCTCCAATTCGGAAATGCCCTTCCGAAGTATATTCCTAGCCGCTAATACATCCCTATCATTAATTGACTCACATTCAGGACAAATCCATTTACGGTCTTTCAACGACAACAATTTATTGATATATCCACATTCACATGTTTTGGAAGAAGGATACCATTTATCGATCTTATGTACTATTACTCCGTATTTCAAAGATACATACATAAGCTTATCAATAAAAGAAGAATGACAAAGATCAGATATCTTCTTACCCCAAATGCGTCTCATGGCTTCAATATTTAGATCTTCAATAAAAATATAATCATATCTCTTACACAACTCATGAGCTAACTTCCATTGAAAATCAGATTTAAGATTATTAATTTTCCTATGCACTTGTTGTAACTCGAATAATCTTCTACTTCTGTTATTTGATCCCTTCTTGGCGTTTGAAACACGCTTACCGCACTTCTTAATCTTATCCTGATACCTTTTAAAGAACAAGGGAGAGGCAATCTCACTACCATCGCTTTTAGTTAAATAAGTTTTCAGTCCAAAATCCAATCCGACAGATGCACCATCATGTGTCTTTCTATAGGAGTTTACAGGATTATGATCTGTAACGATAATCAAACTAAATCGATGACAGGTCTCCCTAATTATTCTTATTTGTTTAATATTGCCTTCATAATGTCTACTGTATGAAAATTTAAAACGCTTCTTCCCTTTATTAATCGTAAAAATATTTCCATTTAACATAAACCCTCCTTGTTTAAAGACAAAAGAATTAAACCTATCAAATCTTTTAAATTTTGGAGGTCTTTTCGATCTCTTTTTAAAAAAAACGACTATAAGACTCATCAAGCCTTTCGAGTATCTCCTGTACTGTTTGCGAATGAAGAAGATTCCTTTTTATCCTTTTAGCGAAATGTTTTTGCATCCTACCTATAGATATGTATTTCCCAGACATCCGGTAATAACGCTTCTGTAAGGAGAGGGCATGATTCCATACAAAACAACATTCACCAAGCATCTTATTAAGATGCTTGGTTTTCTTAGATCTGTATATATTATATTTGTATGAAATCATTTTATTATATTTGCTTCAAAGTTAAACAAATCAATTCATCCACAATCTAAATCAACGTGGTTTTGTTGGTTATCAAACCCCATCCCCGCTACCAAGGCCAAAACGCTCTTTGATATGTCACTCATGGTAGTATCCTTGGCCGGAGCCTTAGGTATAGAAACGCCTTCCATGACAAAATCCAACGCCTTATCTAAAAGCTCGTCGAAATCATCATCCCGAACATAATCCTTAAATATCTCCAATACATATAACCGGACATGGAGTTCGTTATTGACATCATTCAATGTAATCATAATACTAGTTTTTGGCAAAGCTAGATTATTTCTGTGCAATAAAAGATCAAATATGTCATAAGCGAAGGACTAAAAAAAATAAAAACTCCCCCATCCTCACGGACGAGAGAGCTGATAGATATTTGTATTATGAAAAAGAATAATCACTCACCTATTCTTACAATACAGTCACGAGACTCCTTGTTGTAGATCATCGTGCCTACCTTAGAATACAAGGTCTTTATATTTTGCCAATTATCCTCGCCGTGAGCGGATACGTTAGTAGGGGCATCACCGGTATAAACCTCCTCACCTCCTATGTTGACAAAATCATATCCACGTTTCTCCATCGTTCCGCCCTTATAGGCCGTGAATTTGATAGTGACATTACCTTTCTCACGACCACCATACCAGTTACCGTATATACTACACCTGATCTCAAGAGGTAATTTATCGTAATTATCGCCATCCAATAACGGCCCCATCTGGATCAAAGCTGCCTCATTACCTGATTCCATGTTATCACCACCGTGGATAAGATAATCACCTACCCGCTCCTGCGTGGTCTGGTTTTGTTTACTCCAACCAACCAGCTTGCCGTCCACGTCCTGGAGGCCGGTGTTGTCGAAGCCGGTTGCCGTATCGAAGTCAATGCCATCCTCGTCAGCCCAGATATACCTAAGCACAAGGAAATCGAACTCAGGGATGATCACCACCGGAACCGACTCCTGCCTGCACACGAACGTCTTCTCCTCCTTGGTGCCTTCTTTTATAACCTTGTACGTAGCCTGACGTATCTCTCCAGTCTCATTGATATCAGCGGTAACTCTAACCTCAGCAGGACCGGTACCACTTGTCTTATCTAAATGTATCCAATCAGCCATATCATCGTATTTTGTTAAATAAATTTAATATACTTATCAAAAGCGTTGGGCCACATACGCTCATGAGACAGCATCCTCCTCCTATTATCCTCAGCCAGCTCCCGATAATCATTCAAGGTAATCATCGACATCTTAAGCTCTTTCATGGCTCTAGCGAACTTACCCGGCTCCTGTTGGGCGTATAGTTTATAAGCGTCACCAGCGCCTTGTATCAAGCCATTCACGGCGGCGTTCTCGAAGATCTTCATCTTGATATACGTCTCGACATAATCCTCAAGATAACCTAAATCCGTCTCAGGTATATATGGTAGACCATCCTCATCCTTAGGGGTAGCCCGATATACGATATAAATAAATCCATCAAAACCGGTATACATGGTATTGCCGGATATAGTTATATCATAATTATCCCAAGCGTATTTATCCCGATACTTGTCAGCGGCGCAATCACGCCTCAATCCACGACCTATAGATAACCTTACTGGGTGATGATAATGAAAACGAACCTCATGGGATCCAATATAAATCTTCTCCGTGATCGTCTTCTCAAACTCTTCCTTACAACACTCGGTGCAGGAGTTCCAACGAAACCCGCGCTCCGTGCGCTCAACCCAGCCGATCTCGTGTTGGAGGTCAGCCTTAGCCTTATCGCCGCCAGGGATCTCGCAAACCAGAGGCTCACACCTGTAAGCATCAAGCATGTCGAAGAAATCGGATGGTAATACCGCCTGCTTGTTACTGGTCTTGATAACCGCCTCTGACATGACAGCTATAACACCGCCGAACCTTTTTAATGCGATCTCAGCCCATCTATAGACAGACGAGGTGTCTATGGCCCCGCTATCATCGTATTTATGTAAATCGGCCTTGATCTCGGCCAATAACCCCCTTATCGTCATAACAAACTCTTTTGTACAAAGATAGACAATAGTATATATCAAACAAAAGATCCAGTCTATTCTCTCGAACTAACTGGATCGTGTCATAGAAACAAACCTTATAGTTTGTACACCCATTTAACTCCAAATACCTTACTTTCAGATTCAACTTCCCTGTACAAGAACTTATATCTTCTTCCAGACTCCATAGCCAGCCTACATTCCTTGTTCAATGCCGGAGAGATATATAGATGAAAATACTTATTCCTGGGCATAAAATCCATACACGTATGGACGTAAGAATATCCACCTGTCCCACGTCTGTTAATAGTACCGGTAAGCTTATTCAAATATATCTTACGATTAGGATTTATCTTATGACACAGATAACCGATGTTGTTTATATAAACCCCACCCTCATTATCCAGATACTTATCACGTATGACCTTCCATATCAAGGACTGACATTCGAGAATATCATTCTTCTCTACAATCGTATGCTTCCTCCTCTTCCCGTTCTTAGACATAATAGACCTGTAGAACCGAAGAAAGTATTGATCAAGTATTTTAAACGACTTAACTTTCATGCCACAAATATAACAATTCTATCCTAATTCGAGTAATATTTAGATGACTTTTGGTGTAAGTGTAACGGTGATAAGGCCGCACTTACCGCCGCGGCACAGGCTGACGCACAGAGACTAGCGCAGGAAAAAGCCAACGCTATGGAATGCGATTGCCCCAAAACGTGGAGCGCTTACGCCAGTGGAAGTTTCAACGGTCAATGTTTAAGTATATCGGTAAGCTACAATAACCCATGCGGAAAATCTAAAACAGCTTCATTCGATGTGTATTATACTAGATCCGAACCGTCAGGAGATGTGGAATATTTCTCCACTACCAAGACCGTTACGATACCGACAGGATCGGGAACAGTATCCGGAGGTAGTGATTGCGTAAGTAACGCCACAAGTATGTATGTCTCTAACCCAAGTCAAGGTGGAGGATGTTAAAAACAAAAGGAGAGGTTGATTAGCCTCTCCTTTTTAGATAAACCTAAGATCTCTTTTCTTAGTATGATTAAGTATCCTACTAATATGCCTTGTACTAAAACCTGTTTTGTCTTTTATCTTATCATAGATATAACCTTTGAGGAAGTAAGCTGACATATCTCCTAGATCTTTTATAATCTTGTCATACATATCATGCACCTCATTATATCTTATGATAGAGCTGTCTCTCATCCCTCTTTCGCCTATACCGTCAACTATGACGTTATTGAAACCGAAGAAATTAATTATTGATCTTATTATATCCATCATCACTGAATCTTTTGAGTTTTCTTGTTAATATCCATATCCGGATTCTCGTCCGTAGGGATCTGCAATTTGGTTATCGTCTCCCTTAACGTCTCAGATACCACATATTCCAGTAACTTATCAGGGCATATGAAATCATAATCCCATTGAGATATACATGGATTATCTTTTTCCGTTCCACATCCCCCTAGTTCTAACGCCGCTTTCCTGTCAAGGGTTATAAGATCCACGTTTATAGCCTCTATATTTATATCAGGTATATAGATATATCCATCATTGACGTAATAATAATATTGATCTATATTACCATATTTACGTTCCTTATTATTAGCGTATTTTCTTAACGATATAGGAGTGAATATGATATCATCCATGATGTTCGATACCTTTATAATAGCCGGTCCTATACGGGTATATATCATATCGGGCAACCTTTTCTTAGATCTCATAAGAATCCGGCATAACTTGAACTCATCAAAACAGCAATCAACCTTCCGAACTCTCTCCATCTCCAGGCAATTGATATGGGTGTATAACGATTCCTCGCCGAACAAAGTACCGTCAGCGTATTTCTGGGCTATATAAGACCTTGCTTTTTGTCTGCCTATGGATAATATCCACCTCCTACTGACATGAGCGTCCTTGTTAATGGAGTTCATGTCATTCATGATCCTAGATACAAATTCTGAATTTTTCATATGCTAAATACTGAGGAGGGGATATACCCCTCCTGTTGTTACTTCTTTTTCTTAACCTTGCCTCCACATTTCATTTGAGGTTTCTTTTTCTCGGAGACTTTGCCTCCTTCTGCCATCTTCTTTTTCTTAGTACATGTCATAGTCTTACTTTTTTTAATGTTAGTGATACAATATTAGTCATTTCTATCGAAAATAGAATAAAAGAGGTTGATGAAACTACCAACTTACCGCCGCGGCACAGGCTGACGCACAGAGACTAGCGCAGGAAAAAGCCAACGCTATGGAATGCGATTGCCCGGAGCAAAAGACGTGGTCATGGTCTGTATCTATGAATAATGATTGCATGAGTCATGAGCAACTTGTCACATCAAGAGGATTTACGATTACGTATAATAATCAATGTGGTAGATCTATATCTGGTTCTGTGAGTGGTATAGGGTATACACAAAACGGAGAAGAGCAGGTCAATAGCGCTAGCTTTACAATTCCCGCAGGATCTGGAAGCAAGAGTGGAAGTGTGTATTTTAGCCGAGAAGTGGTATGTGGAGATGTAACAATCTCTGGTCATGATTCAGGTAATTGTTGACAATCACTGCTGTGATGGTTTTTAATAAAAAGGAGAGACTTATTAGCCTCTCCTTTTTTTTGTTATACATCAGAATCTTAACAGTTCCCAGATCCTCTTCCAGAAACACTTATAGACCCACATTGTACTCCTGAATCAAAACCTATGACACCAGTTTTTTTACCAGACCCAGTAGGTATACTTACGGAAGTACTTCCAACCGTAACGGTTTGTCCATGATCATTCCTACCAGTAACAGTTACAGTTATTGATTTAGATGATCCACATTGATTATTGTAAGACACTTCATAGGAGCACCTTAATGCGGATGTAGAACTAGACAGGCCATTACAAGGATCACCGCTCAGCATAGCGTTGGCGCTCCACGTCTTTGTTGGCTCCGGGCAGTCGCATCTATTGGCCTGCGCCAAGCCATTAGCGTAAGAGATACCGTCTGACTGTAGGTTGCTGTCGGCTATCCTGTTTGCCTCGTCCTTGGTACAAGCCTCATATTTACCAGCGATTTGCTTATAACTGATAGTCTTAGGAGTACAGTTGCTAGGACAGTTCGTAGCCTTGACATTTCCCCATCGGTCATCATTGCCAACCTTAGAAGGACATATCCTAGCATCAACTAAATTTTGTAATGCATCCTTGTACCCTTTATACTTGTTATAAGCTTGTTCACTAGCCAGATTCGATGAAGAAGCACAAAATTCACCAGCGCTAACCACCTTAATAGGGCTATCAGGAACACATACATCACCGCATTCGCCCGAACATCCCTTACATACCTCATTGGTATAGATAGTGTAGTCATGTGGATTACAGCAATGTTCACCACCATTCTGCCAATATCCTGTAGGATCACACTCGCTAGAATAATGCTCCTCGCTATTACCATTATTACACCTACTATTATCCATATTGTATGTATTATCACATCCGCATCCACAAGATCTTGAATCGGACTCAACCAACTCATCTTGATCTGAGGCTGAAGAACAAGGATTGGTCTGATTCCTACTCCTACGATAATCGCATCCACTACAATAATAATTCCAATCATCATAAGATGGGGTATCATCGTCATCGGCACAATCACCATTCTTGTTAGCGTAAGCCTGAGCGGCGGTCTTAGTCGCCGTATCATTCTTGAAAGCGTTTTGAACCTTGCTGTCGGCATCCGCCTGAGATACGGTAGATGTCAACGCTGACAATCCTAAGGCACTATAAGGAACGGATAGAGCGACACCATGTTTACATGTACCACAATTATCCTTATAGAACGTAGCGCTTCCAGTACCGGTCCACACACAAGTGCCATGCTGGTTAGCGTAATCCTGTCCTCTCTGGTCTAGGATCTGCTCTGCCTTGCTCCTGGCATCAGCCAAAGAAACCTTGCTGGTGATAGCCGTGCCGCCGTTGGCTTGTGTGGAGGTCACGGTAATCCTCTGGCCTACCCCGCCTTCGGCGCAGTTATTCTTATAGAAGTCACGGCTTGCCACGTAAGTCCAGGTACATCCTCCGTTCTTATTGGCGTAAGCCTGACCCTCAGCTCCACGAACGGCATTCTCAGCTTTCTTATTGGCGTCAGCCAAAGATATGTTGGAGGTGTACGGGTGTCCCGGAAGCTTGCTGCTGCTTACGGATACCATGTCTCCTACGCCGCCATCAGCGCAATTGTTCTTCTGAACCTGACCGGTATAGCTTCCTGTCCACGTACAAGTACCCTTCGAGTTAGCCACGCTCTGTCCCTGAGCCGTAACAGCCGCCAATGCCTTGGCGTTAGCGTCAGCCTGAGATACACATGATTTGAACTTGCCATCAGAGCTAGGAGCCGGATCCGTAACATCATTCTGAGTCACGGTAACAGAGCTTCCAACTCCACCATCCGCGCATTGACGGGTGAAGGCCTTAGATGCCGTACCAAACCAGAAGCATGTCTTATTACCGCCAGCTATATACCGCTCTTGATTTTCAGGATCAGTATAGCAGGTATTGGTATTACGTTGATGTAATTTAGAGATACAGTCCTTGCATACGGTTTCGATAGTCTCCCAAACCGGTTGCTCAGTCTTAGTATGGCACGTGTCATCATAATTCTTGTTAACAAATGCCTGACCCATCCTATCGATGTAGGCCTTAGCCAAAGCGTCAGCCTCCTCTTGTGAACGGGTAGAGGTGAAGAACTGTCCCATAAGATCCGGGGTTACGGTAATAGGATCAGCATACTGGCAAGTAGGACACTTAGGAGTGAACTCCTTACTATAATTACCTACATATATCTTCAACTCATCACAAGTACCACGATCGTTGGCTATGGCCTGACCTTGTGCCTTGACAGCGGCCTTAGCAAGCTCATCAGCGGCGAACTGGCTCTCGTATGAGTAGAATGGACCTCCGGTTACATCAGCCTCAGTAACGGTAACTGAAGACGGGATAAGACCGGACGGACAGTTATTCTTCTCGAACGCCTCGCTATAATGACCGGTATATTTAGGAGCCTCATGACAAGTACCTTGTTCGTTGGCGATCTTCTGACCTTGATTCATTACAGCGGCCATAGCCACTAAATTAGCCTCGTCCTGAGATACGCAAGACTGGAACGGATGACCTTCCACCATATCTTGTGTTACGGTGAACGGATCTCCTACCTGATTAGCGCCACAATTGCTCTTCGTGAACTCGAAGCTAGCCTTACCGGTATACATAGTAGCGTTAGAGCAGGTACCCTTGGTATTAGCCAAAGCCTGTCCTTGAGCTTGTACAGCGGTCATAGCCATAGCGTCAGCGGCGGTCTGTGAGTCGTTGGACTGGAATGGGTGTCCTTCTACCATATCTTGAGTGATCGTCACCTTAGATCCGATCTTGCACTCACCACAGTTGTTTCTCGTGAACTCCAAGGAAGCACGGCCGGTATACGTACAAAGGGCGTGGATATTGGCAAGAGCCTGTCCTTGGGCGTCAACGGCAGCCTTAGCCTTGCTGTTGGCATCCTCTTGAGACACGGTGGAAGTAAATGGATAACCATCAACCATCCTATCGTTTACCGTATAAGTTCCACCAGTACCAGTACCACAATTGTTACGGGTAAACGTACGTGTATAAGTACCGGTATATACAGGAACTTTCTCACACTTACCTTTCACGTTAGCCACGTCCTGACCTTGAGCCTCAACAGCGGCCTTAGCCTTGTTATTAGCGTCCTCCTGAGACACGGTAGACCTAAAGTCTCCTGTCACCATAGTCTCGTCTACAACAACCTTAGTACCATACTGGGTCTCATCGCAATTATTACGGGTAAATTCCTTACTGTATTTACCATGATATACGACCTTCTCCTTACATTCACCTTCAAGGTTAGCTTGCTGTTGGGCGTTAGCCTCAAGATCGGCCTTAGCCTTATTGTCAGCATCCTCCTGAGAGATAATAGAGAAGTACTTACCAGCGGCTACAACATAAGTATAAGGTTGACCGATATGGAACTCATCGCAATTGTTTCTAGTGACTGTCTTCTCCATCCTAGCGTTATAGTAGACATTAGTCTGACAATCGCCACGCTCGTTGGTGATAGCCTGACCTTGCGCCTCGACAGCGTCCTGCGCCAGCTTGTTGGCGGCATCCTGCGATACCGTAGAAGTGAACGGATATCCAGAACACATCTTCTCATCCACGGTAAAGTCAACAGGCGTAGAACCTTCAGGACAATTGGTTCTCTGGAATACCTTAGAATACGATCCGGTAAATACCGGTATCTTCTCACAATTACCCTTGATATTAGCTATATCCTGACCCTGAGCCTCTACAGCGGCTTGTGCTAACTTATTAGCCTCCTCCTGAGATACGATGGATCTAAAGTCTCCTGTAACCATCGTCTCATTAACAACCACATCCGTTCCGTATTGAGTGGAGTCGCAATTGTTACGGGTAAAGGTCTTGCTAAACTTACCATAATAAATATTCTCCTTAGGCTTACACTCACCTTCCAGATTAGCTTGTTGTTGACCATTCTTTTCAATATCCTCAAGAGCCTTCCTGTCGGCGTCCTCTTGAGAGATAGAAGACACGTACTTACCCTCAGGAACGATGTAAACATATTCCTGACCATCACTGAACTTATCACAATTGTTACGGATAAAGGTTTTCCTTTGCTCCTCGTTATACCAGATGTCAGTTATACACTCACCATGCTCATTGGCGTATGCCTGACCATTTAGGGCTATATCCTCCATAGCCTTAGCGTCAGCGTCCTCCTGTGAGATAAACGACTTGTACGTCCGTTCCTCAACCACATACAAGACAACCGAACCGTGCTGGTTGGCTAGACAGTCATCCTTGGTAAACGGCTGAACCATCTTGATATTATAATAAACGGGTTTGGCGTCTTGAGCTATCATATACTCCTTAACAACACTACCGTCCTTTGACGTTATACGGAACTTAGCCGTACAGATCTGACCGGTGTAATTAGCCTTGTATACGATGTTAAGCTTATTATCGCCTACCCCATGGCTCTTATCGTTAATGGCAAAGCAATTACCCTCAACGCAGTTCTTATCTACTTCCCTTGCCATGTCAATCCTCCTCTATTCTCCATGAAACATTATCTCCGGCCTCTACCCTCACGATCTGGGTATCACCATCCTTATTAAGCGTCAACTTTTGCGGATCCACGTTAAAGGGTGGTTCCGGTTCCGGCTCCTCGCTGCCATCTCCGCAAGTGCAACATACCAGCTCAATATCATACTCAGTGTTAGACTTAATATCAATAACAACCTGACCGTTCTCACTAGTCACGTTATCAAAGTCATGATCAAGTATAATATAAGGTATATCATTAGGCTGTTGATTGATATTAACAACCTTGCCATTCAAGACGAACATCTCATGATGCTCCTCGTTATCCATATTCTTAGGCATGGCTATAACGAAGCTAGCGTCATACAGGTCAGTGGCTCCCGGATCCTCAGGATCGGCGTACACCACGTATCTGCTATCCTCGTCAGGTATCTTAACGGATAACCCGTTGACGTTCATAGACACCATATAGCATTTACTTACCGAACCACCAAGGGTAAGGCAGGAGGCCTTGACCGAGGCGGAGTTAAGCTTGGCGTTGATGACCGCCGTCCCGCCCTCCATGTCAAACATGATATTGGCCGGATCTACGCTCACCCGCTCAATACCCTTCTGGGTTATAGTGGCGAGCTTCGTTACCTTGCCTTTCTCGACCGCCACGTAAGTCTCCCTAGGCAACCTACCCATCCATCCCGGCTCTACCTTGATCGCCACCTTGTCGGGACCGGTACCGGAAATCTTGTCGTAGGACACCCATGAGGAGCCTTGCTCGATCTTAGCAAGAATATCTTTTAAATTATTCATATCATTCCGCTTGAGTTATAGTCCATTTATCACTCTTGCCTACGATAATCTCCAGAATCTGCTCACCGCCCTCAGGAGGATACTCGAAGTTAGTAGGCTTAATCTCAAACACGCTGGCGCCACCACAACCAAGATCGCAGATCATGTCCGGCAACCATCCCTCCTCGAAAAAACGCTCTATAAGCTCCCTGACGGCCTCCGAGAAAGAGTCAAGCTCCAATCTATCGGCCGGGACAGATCCTTTCTTAAGTGTCTCACCACATACCCAACCGTCGCACTCGGAAGCCAATACCGTATCATATACTCTATTAGCCATAACAAGAAGTATTTAAAATATTACTATTCAATGTAGTATATACGATATTAACATCAGCGAACTCATCGCCCATGCAATACCTTTTCTTAAACTTAACAGATCTTCCGGAAACCACATACCCGTCGTTAGGTACGATAGTACCGCAGTAGGTCACGCTAAGAACATTCAGAGGCTCGTATCTTAACCTTACGACCTGCACTCCCTTAAACGAATCCCTTTGGATGGAGGACGTGGCAGCAGATACGGCTACCAACTTCCTTACCAGAGACTCGATCACGTTATTCATTCCATCACCGTTCCTGATATCCGCCTCAGGAAAAGACTGACCGTCATATATAATCTGGGAACTGTAGATACTACATTCATTCCCCGGTCTATATTCCGGCTTACATGGATTACAATTTCTCATGTCAAATCAATTTATTAATCATTCTCCTTAATTCAAGTATCTCAGCATCCCTGTCCCTTATGGCTTTTATCATAGCGTTAAGGACATCAGACATATCGCAGCTGGGAGATAATCCCAATGACTCCACACGTACCTTGTCTCCGGGATAAATACAATCGGTACTCATATACGTAGAACATGGCACCTTCGTCTCATCTACAGTAGGCCTGTATTGTTTCTTGTTACAACCATTCATTATTACCATACCTCCTCTTCTGTACCGCTATCACCGCCGCCATTACCGGCGTTGACAAGCTCGTTTATAATTTTCTTCAAATCCAGAACCTCACGATGGTATAAATCTATCTGCTTATCCCTAGACGCTATAATACGCCTCAATGAATCTATGACAACAGAAAGATCAGTACCTTTCTCTATACCGTCCACCACCAACTCATCTCCTGAGTACAAGACGCATTTATCATATAAAACTATAGGACATCCATAGCCAACACAAGGCTCGTCCTGACAATCCCGATCGCAAGGATCACAAGGATCCTCAGGGCATTTGTTAAGAAACCTATCTATCTTAACGCCATGACAGCATTCTTCAGGACGTTCCCGTGAATGATCATGACAACAACCGCTTGTATTACACATATCAATAATATTATTGTTTTCAACAAAGATACTTATTTGATTTGATAACAAAATAACATACATTATTAAACAATATAAGGGATACGTCATTCGCATCCCCTATACCCATAAACCATAACAACAAGATAAGATCAGGACTTCAATTTAAGAACAGGATTACCCCATCTGTCTTTCCACTGCCTTCCCAAATCGTTTATAACGCCATTATAGTCTTTTATATATCCAGCCTTAATAGCGTAGGATATATTTCTTTCTATTGATACTATCATATCCAGCTCCTCGAAGGAAGCCCTATTTCTTATCCCTTCCTCATGTACGCCAAAAACAACAAAATTTATACCCTTAGCAATTCTTGATAGCGATTCCTTTAAATTGCTCTTATCGCTTATAAGCGAAGATACGCTACTGCACATCTCTATATAAGCATCACCAGCTGCATTTCTTACCCCTACGATATTATCAACAAACCACATTACGACATCGGCACAAACCTCAGGACTCATCTCCATGGCCACCACGAGGAAAAGATATGGATTCATATACCACATTTGGCCATCTCCCTTACCCTTTCGGCATGCCAACCCCATTTTGTTCAAATCGCTAAGATTTAGGGTCTTATTTTGTAGGCTGATATTTATCCGCTTACATAAATCCCTGTTTTCTAGTCTACTAATTATTTCCCTACATTTCTCTTGGAACCCATCATACTTAATAATATCATTAAGCTTCTTAGGAGATAGGCCTTTTTTAAGCCTATCATCAGACAAGACTTTCATAGCTAAAGTGATGTTAACAAAACCATTATCACTGAGCGCAGGTATAACAACGCCCATCAATCTCCTGTCAGAAGATTTGATTTCAACCCGACTTTTCATAACTTTGAACAATATTTTAAATTAAACATAATACCTATCGGTTCGAGATGAATAGATAGGTATGCAAATATAAAACATATTCAACATACAAACAACTGTATTGCAGTATATAAACTTATCACCATTGATATATATACAAAAAATGGAGGAGATATACAATCCCCTCCAAACACTAAATCAACTATTATGGAAAACTAAACGCGCATCATCACCAATAACATTGATCCTCTTGATCAATATTCTCAATCCATTTCTCGCACTCAAGATTAAGATCAGCGTACTCCTGCCCCTCTACCATCAAAACCTCACGGGCTTTGGCGTTGGCGTCCTCAACGGATATCCATGACCTAAACCTGTTGGCTTTGATAGAATAATATACCTTACCTGATTTATATCCGAACGGGCATACCTTCTCAAACCAATCACCGATCGTAGTATTATAGAATACAGGGGAGCAACTACCCTCGGCGTTAGCCTTCTCCTGACCTTCTTTCATGAACTTCCTATAAGCTAACGTATCAGCATCAATCTGGGATATATCGGATATGACGGCTCCGGCTGGCAATTCATACACAATACCTTCTTTACCTGATGTCCCGGTCTCACAATCGTTCTTGTAAAACAAGCCACGAAGAGGCTGTGAGGCCCAGTCCTCGCAGCAAGCCCCGACGGCGTTGGCCTCACCCTGCCCGATCCGTCCCAGCTCCGCCCTAGCCTTATCATTGGCGTCTTTCTTGGATACGTATGACACAAACCTGCCTTCCTCTACGCATATTTGTTCCTTGGACCCCTTACCACTTACGCAATCGTTCTTGATAAACTCATCGCATACCTGATCATTATACCATACAGCCGGTATTATGTCGGCATATGTGTTGGCGTAATCCTGACCGTTGGCATTGACATCATCCTCAGCCTTACTATCAGCCTCCTCCTGCGTATCGCCAAAATAAACATCGGCCGGGACCCGGTAGTCAACAGAGCCGCCCACGTACCCGGCAGGCGGGTTGTTTCTGGTGAACGTCCGTACTATTTCTTTATTACCGTATACCATTATGATTCACTTTGTCACAAAGATACAATTTAAAATCAAATTACAAAGGAAGAGCCTTTTTGCTTCTCAAAACCTTATATAGATAATCTCTTAATTGCTCCTCGGTAGTTATATATCCAAACTCAATCATTTTAGCTATATCAATCTCCAGCTCCATCAACTCCTTAGCCTTGGCCTCCTCGCCAACGGAATTTCTTATCATAGTCTCATGAAGACCGTAAACTATTATATTCAAAGATCTAGCTAAATCCTGTATTTTATCTTTAAACCTTGATGAGTCCACGATTTTAGATAAAGCGGAAGACATTCTCTTATAAGCATCACCGGCCTTATCCCTATAATCTATAAGCTGGTCATGAACAAATCTGATAACTTGAACCTAAAACCTCGGATTTATCCACATAGCGAACTTGATAAACAGAAATGGATGCATCCACACCTGTTTCTTAGGTCTTCCTGATTTACCTGGTTCTTTTACAGTAGATCTCTTAACTAATTGATTATCAATTTTTGGGCATTTTTGCCCAAAACTATCAACAGACAATTCCTCTAATAACGCATCAATAAATTCCTTCGTTTTAGATGATGACAAAAATACATCCATCTTCCTTTGTTCATTACCTTCTAAAGAGTTCCATTGTCTCACTAATTCATATGCTTCGAAATAACCATCACTAGTTCTTTGAAAAACGTTAAAATCACCCATTTTTCTCGTCAAAACATTAACCGTCTTCATTTTTTAGTCTAATTTTGAGATTAATAATTAAATAGTTTATGTCCGCTCCCTCGTGAGAGTCGGCGGACATACAAAAATAGCCAATTGGTGTGACAAACACAATCCAATTGGCTATTTTTAATATCCTAAAATCAGGACATTAATTACCCATTACAAATCTTATCCTCCAAAGTATAAAGAACTTTCGCTACGGTCTTATCACCACTTACCTTCACGCAAGACTCACCAAGATCCCGGACATCTATAGCCTCCCTGATAGTTGTAAATTTTATAGTAAAACATAGTAAACTACTTAATTTTAAACGCTTCACCGGGACTCGCAACCTCATCCCTCAGCGTCCGATTATAGAGGATATCAACTCCTACCCTCTTGATATTCAAAGCGGCGTTAAGATCCCTGTCAAGGGTCAAGCCGCAATTCTCACAGATAAAAGTCCTGTCCGACAAAGTCAAGTCATCCTTCTTCCAACCACAATTACTACAGGTTTTGGAGGAAGGATAAAATCTGTCTATGACAGATAGGGTCTTTCCATACCACTCACACTTATACTCAAGCAAGGACCTGAATAGGCTGAAGCTGGCATCGGATATAGAATTGGCTAATCTATGACTCTTTAACATGCCTGAGACGTTCAAGTCCTCAATACATATCGTGTCGTAGTTATCGACAAGATAAGTGGTTAGATTATGTAAGAACCATAATCTCTTATTAGATATCTTATTGTACAATCTAGCTATTCTAAGCCTATTCTTATGCCATCTACTGCTACCCTTGACTTTTCTTGACATATGCTTCTGAATCCTTGATATCTTGGATTGGTTTTCTCTAAGATGCTTAGGATTATCTATGACAACTCCATCAGATAAGGTGGCGAATTCCTTTATGCCTAAGTCTATACCTACCTCCTTACCAGTCTTAGGTTTCTTGGTTATCTCGCAATCAACGGTTATAGACACGAAATACTGATTAGAGGGATTCTTAGATATAGTACAAGAAATAATCTTACCGTTATCAGGTATATTCCTGTCAACAACCATCTTCACCCATCCTATCTTCTCAATTCTGATCCTGTCTCCCTCTATCCTGAATTTCTGGTTAGGAAGTCTATAAGACTGGGTATTACCTTTCTTCTTAAACGAAGGCCTGCCTATCTTCTTTTTCCCGTTCTTGGAGAAATACTGTTTTACGGTCTCCTTGAAATCCATCACCTTCTGTTGGATAGCCGCTGCCGATACCTCGGATAGCCAAGGCTTATTATCAATAAGATCAGACTTCTGGATAATATTGGGCTTAGGATTGATATCCTTATCATAGGAATTAAAAGAAGCTACATTGGCATTCCAAATAAGACGCACGCATCCAAAGGTCTTGGAAAGCGATATCTCCTGAGACATATTTGGATATATACGATATTTGAATGCCTTTATCATGCCTCTAATTTAGTAATTATGCTATTGATTTACAATATAATTAAGTGATATTTATAAAGTTTTTATCATACTAGTAACCTGTTAATATGTTCCTTTAACGATCTTATCTCATCCGGGCATAACCCGCAATCATTATCGCATAATGACCTTTGTAGACGAATTATCTTGCCCCAATAAGATACATCAGGCTTATTCCCGATCCTGTACCTATGATACCTCATGTATCCACTCCATTGGCAAGAAAGCCATTCATCTACGACCTTACATAGATCTATTCTATCAAGGTTTGATATGCTCTGCGCGCCCATCGAGTATCTCCTTTCTCATTTCTTGTACCTCCTCATCAGGCGGGCATCCATATGGCAGGTTCTTGATCCACTCACGGATCTTCTTCTGCATGTTGAGATAGACGATACCCACGTCACCTATGGTACGGGTCTGTTTGTATATGCTCACCACGTCACGCTCCATTGTCTTCAACGGATCGAGCATGACCATACAACCGGCGGTGCTTCTAGAAGCATATTCCCTATCGCTAACAACGGTAGAAGAAGGACGATTCATCATACTTCTCTCAATCCTTTCTCTCTCGGCCTTTAACGCCTTTTCCTTACAAGTATTACAACCCATAATTATATATTTAAAATTCAACAATCCACGCAATTAGTAGCCATCTCAAGAAGCTCTCCTACACGATCAATGATCTCATGAGCCGCCTCTATATTATCCAGCCTGACGTTAGCCTCCGCTACAGCCATAAGCGTCTCCATCTCCTGTATCTTGTCTATAAGATCCTTATCCTTGTCCTCGCATAGGACATCAGTCTTAATCCATAGCCGATCAAGACGTCTGCGTATAAGATCCGTCTTAAGATACTTGCGACTGAAGTTGTAAGCAGAAGGGCTACCTATGATCTTGATATCATATATACCATCAGGTAGATCAAGGTACTTGACATTACAATCATCGTAATTAAAGCAATTGAGACCTAATGTTAGGCTAGTAAAGGTATTGACCTGATTCTTGCCAAGGAACAACGTAACGGGGTCGGACATGCCCGGCGTAGTGATCTCGATAATCGCCTTCCTGTCCTCCAGCAGCCCCCACTCGGACTCATCCAATACCTGCAACACCTTGGGATCACGTGTCTCTAGCACCTGAAACGATAGCCTAATATCATTCATATTAACCTTCTTATCGTACCGGCACAAGCTATCGTCATAACGGGCTTGCATATCAAGATCCGGGATATCGGTATAATATGTCTTGACCTCATGACCGTTGATAAACACCGATGTTATCTGGCAAACATGAGACCTAGCGACATCGAAAAACACCATCCTTACATTACCCTCATAATCAACGCCAGATGTCGGATATGTTAGTATCTGGGTATTATACTCACCATCGTTACGTCTAGCCACGACAGTAATAACGATAGGTTTCTCTATATCGTAATCATCCATGATAATCCTAGCGGCGAACTTATCATGAATTATCTTCGGTATAATGTTTATTTGATTCATTTGTATATCTTTTTCACAAAGATACTAATTTGAACAATATGACAAATGAAGCTACAAGATAAGAGCTGCAAGTAGATCTTCCTCGCTAAGAAGAATTATTTAATCATACTGCGATTCAATATAATCATCAAGGAACGGTGTGCTATTATCAGGAATCCACACCTCATCAGACAACGCGGCCATACCAAACTCATCAACTATCTCATCTCCAGACACATAATCATAAGCCTTGACGCCAAAGATCTTAATCCTTTTAACCTTGCCAAAAGCGGACTTTACTTCCTTTATCTTCCTATCCAACTTCCTCACCCCTTCGACGAACTCAGAGAAAGTGACACCACGCTCATCTAAATAGCTCTTTATAGCCCTCTCTATGGTCTTGATACTGACATTACCAAAGCCCTTCTTCCTGACCTTGTTCTGAACCTTTTCCTTAAAATAAATGCTCACCCCATTGTTTTTGGAAGACACAAAATCCTTAAGGTCACGTTTCCTGATCGAATCCATGGAGTCATAAACAACACGTTTGATATCCTCGGCGCGCTTTCTGTTACACTCATGAGCCTTATAAGTAAGATTGTTTGTATTTCTCTCATCCTCTAGCTTTTTATACTCGGAAGGGCAACTCTCCCAATAATAATACCTCGCCTTATTACTATGTACAAAAAGGTCAGGATGCTCCTTCTTCGCCTTCCTCACCATAGCATAATAGCCATGGACGATAGCCACGTTCACGTAACTAAACAGAAGCCACCTGACAAGCCTTACCTGATAGGCGAGATTATCGCCACCAAGACGTTGATGCTTGATATAATAGCGCACTATCTCATCAACAAAATAGTAAAACCATTTGATATTGTACTGTACTCCTAACACCCTGAACCTTATAGGGTCAAGGCATATGATAAGAAGGCCTATCAGTGTCTCCGATATCGGCTTCTCAAGTATCTCTGACTTGGATGATGATTGACGCTTTATCCTAGGGTTGTCGCAACAAGGATTAGCATTGTCATTAAACAAATAAGGTAGGATGACCTTGCCTGAATCCCTCCTCAAGGCCCTATTTTCTTCTGACATCCTCTTTTTTTCAGAGAAAGATACGAATTGGTCGAATATTAATGTTATATTTGCCATATGTTTTTTTATCTTTTAGTGCAAAGATACTAAAAAACTTTGTCGTTTCAAAATGAGTGCTTGTGAAAGTACTCATTTTTTTTGTTTATGATCACGGCTTTTTACGGCGATCGCCATGGTCTAGATTTAACTTAGACATTGCGTAGGGAGACTATCGTAGGGATAGTTAAGAAAATAGATGAATTTATTTATCCACCCTCTTTTATAAATACTGTTGTCCATTTTGTGACATGTGATATAAGAAACTTTCGCCCCCTTAAGAAGGGAGTCTCATTATAAAGATTTTCTTTATTTATCTCATAAGTTGATTGATTAAAAAGAGTTAGCTAACGCTTTGTTATTATCTAAAGTATATAACTTAATTACATTAACATGAAAATATGTAGTAGATTGAAAAATCAAGATCTCAACAATAACTTATATCAATAATTTAGTTTAGTGTATTTTTGACATCTACTTATGTTGTCTATGGATCTTTAATCGACAAACAACTACCTACATCAGACGTTAATGCATTGATATGTTTACTTCTTTCCAACGCTTAAGCGTAATACGCCAAGGGGAAAAGGGAGGTAGGCAACGAGTCGCTCCGCTCCTGGCCGGCCGTGTGGGGATACCTCCTGCCCTGCCTCACGGAGCCGCCATATTCCCTTTGGTGTCAACAGAGATGAACTTCAAAAAAAAGATATTACCTAACCTTGTATTTACCAGATAAGGGATTTTCTTCAAGGCAGTTTCTAGTTGAGTAAAAATATGGTCAAAGAGGTTGTTTGGTCAAAGACAAAATTATATATTCGCGATGCGGTCGGTTGGATGAGTGGTTTAGTCGGTGGTCTGCAAAACCATCCACCTCGGTTCGAATCCGGGACTGACCTCATTTTGGTTTTGGTTGGTACGTGGGTAAGGATGAATGTAGGGGATTATGGTAGATCATAATCCCTTTCTTTTTGGAGGTTCAAAATCTGACTCCCATCTAGCTATATCACTTATCCTGAAATCGTCCATCATAAAATTTCCGTTATCCATACCATCACCTCGTGTATTAATACCTAGGTTATAAGACCTAAGGGGAAGCGTATTATTGGTTTTCGTGTTAATAATAAGTGTACCATTAACAAAACATCTTAATATGTCATATTCATTACTGCTTCTGACTATAGCTATATGATACCATTTGTTTTCCTCAACTCTATCAACATGCCAACCAGCTTGTTGAGCTTGAAATAAAAAATAAAAACCAGTACCTGTTAAAACTACACCAAAATAAAAAATACCATTAGGATATTCATGCTCAACCAAACAACTTGTAACAAGATTGGTTGACTTATACCAAAAGTCTATAGTAAATGGATGACCGTCATAAAACAGCTCAGGCAATAACGATTCTTTGGTGTTTATGATAGTATAAAGAAAAGGATCCGTTTTATTATATTGGACACATTGTATTGAACCATCGGTGATAAGATTGCCATTATTGGCTATAAAGAGATTGCCAGAGGGAGTAGGATTCCCCTCTACCTTAAAATTACCATTGAATCTCATTAAGAATCTAGTATGATCGTCAATCACCCCCCCCCTAGTACATTCAATCATTCTTCGTCTCATAAAACCTTCATCTTCTTTAGCAAATATATTAAAACCAATAATATCAACAACACACTAATTGATGTGATAGCTATTGGCCATCTTGATTCTTTCTTATCATCTACATCCTCATGTTCGATGTCTGTCTTCTTATCAATATCCTCAATACCGGTGATCGTCTTATCAATGCCAAGGGAATCGGCCGTCACCGTGCTGTCCCGCCGGCCAATGACGATATGGGTATCTGTCTGCGAGGACACCGGTCGCTCCCCCGTGGCAGGATCAACATCCTTGTCCGTATCGAACTTCCTCTCCGTTATAATAATATCGGCATTAAGGTCAGAGGTCTTTATCTCCACCATCCTCCGGTCTATAACCTCATTTATCATCGTCTCTATCCTGCTGATCAACCGGCTATCAATAGACGTTTCGCTAACCTGCCTCCTGCTTCCGCAAGAGGACAGGGACAGCGACAGACCTAAACAAAAAATCGCCCTAAGACTTATCCTTAACCTCATCATCAGCAATCTTCTTTATATCGTCAAACGTCTCGTCAGGTATGTTCTTGGAGAAGCTAAACATCTTGAACACGTTTATTCTCTTGAACACAGCCTTGAATACCTTCACCAAATAAGCGTCAGAGAAAGCATCCCCTATCGTATTCAAGAAAAGCATCACATATCCAACAAGGGCTATATACACCCCATATTTGGTAACGGTAAGTATCATGCTAGCCTCCTCCTCGATCGGGTATAATGTCTTATATATAACACATAATGTCATTACTATAAAACAGGACAAAGCGAACTCCTTAAGAATATCAGTAAACCTGACCTCCCTAAACCATCTCTTAAAACTAAACCTTCTTCTACGACTCCGTCGGAGCTTCCAGCCCCTTATGCTTTGCGCTAACCTAGCTAAAAAATTAGCTATTAATACTATAAGTAATACAATTAATAAATGGTGTACCGGCTGGAAATAAGCCCAACAAGAGGCACCATACGCAAGCGCAATATTCCACAAAGCCCCTACTCGCTCTATCATGTCTTTGTCTTTCATTTTATACCCTATACGCAAAATTAACTACTATACCATTAAGTACCTAAAACACCACGGCGTGTATACCGTTCCTAGTATCAAGGCTATCAAAATGCAACCAACCCACCTTCCCCTCAAGCCGGAAAGGATATGGTAACATATCTTGATGATCCAAAATCAAGCCTCTGGCCTGTTCCGCCGTCATTGACTTGACATCGAAATCCCCAGCCTTACCCAACACATGAGCGGATAGATAAACATCCTTCTTATCCTTGACAATCTGGCACATGTTGCATCTAAGACCACGCTGGGAAAGCTGTCCTTGCTTATCCCAGTTATTACAATACATAGGCTGTTTGATTATATCCCTCCGTAATATAAGTAAATTATGGAGAAACCCTGTGTCAAGGAACTGCCACGATCTGTCCTTCCACTTATTGTACGTATGAGGACATACCAATTCTACTATATCAAAATACAATCCAAGTTCTTTTATGATATCATTTCTATCCATATTAAGCCGGTTTTATCGTCCATCTCTGGGCGTAGTTATTTTTTAGCACATATATCTTCTCCATAGGTGTAGCGGGAGACCCGTTGGACTGGCCTTTCACGAATCCCTCGGGGGCCTGCTCCGTGCCGGAAGGACGCTGGTTTTCGGTTGGATAAGCAGAAGTATACATGCTTACCGAAAGACTATAGAACTGGTTCCTCTTCCCATCCTTAGCCACGGATGTCATAGTAATCTGATCCCATCCTACAACAAGGTCGTAGAAAGAGTTCACGAAATCATCTGATCTTTTTTGGCTATGAGTGGAGCAACTCACCCCAAACCATGTAATAGACCTCATCTCATAAATATAATCCGGTAGCTTATCCACTCTAATACCATTACTATGAGAGGCGGCAAAACCTGTAAGATAATCCAATCCTCTACCCGACATATTATCATCATTCCAATTCGTCCTCCTTTCTCCATTCATCCAGTCATCTAAAAAAGTAAAAGTATTAATGCTAGGATTTATCTTATCTACCTCGAAAAAAGGAAGGGTATTTATATCAAAATAATTCCACATATCAGAAGGACCAGGAGTTATATTCAACGAAGTTAATTTAGGAAGATCATTAAACTCCTTTATATACCTATCCAAATAACATGAAGACAATTTAAGGGCTTGAAGATTTTTCATATTCTTTATATCCCTTATCCCGCTAGATTCTATATCCCTAAGATCAAGCATGCCATGCATATCTAAATAATATACCTCAGTCTTGCTAGTTATAGCCTCAGGCATTACAGTCATCCTAGTACCTACATTTTGAAGATCAATATAAATTAATTTTTTGGATCTTGACAACTTGTCTACAGGTATACCGTCATTAACATACAGCGTATGGGATACGACCAAAAACTCAAGTCCTGGTATATCCACAATCGGGAAAGATGTCATCTTGCAAACTTGGATATTGGCATAATAAATATCACAAGTAAAATCTATCGACACAGCCCGTTGTACGTCCCTCCTCCCATCAGCGTAAGCATGATTATCCACAGGTACGTATTGCGATCCATCCTCCTTCCTGAACCACCACGTAGTATTGGGATTTTTCTTATGTTGTATCGCTAAAGAACGGAATATAATACGATAATTATCCTCCCCTTGGACCTTGGTCATAGGAAACTGTTCCTTTATTCCATCCCCCCAATCCACATTAGCCATACCGGGCTTTCTGGATCTAAACTCGACAAACGTATTATAAGGATTACCAACGACAGGATCGGGTACATAATTATAATCATCACTATAATAATTCCTAAGTGCCCTATCCCATGTCGTGAACCATACGAACTTGTTGGATGATGCCTCGTATTTATATAATGTCTTAGCCATTACCTATCTTGTTAAAATATTCTACAATAACATTCCTGTCCAATCCCATAGAATCACATAAATACTCCCCTTCTGGTTGACCCCCAAACGATAATACCTTATCCGTATCATGAGCTAAAACATCTCCATTGCCTACAAAGGTACGCCCATCGTCAAATACGATAAGCTTATATGGCTTATATGACCTCGTGTCAATATCAGAAGATCGTATTGACCTTAACACCGAAGCCTCTGGCGCCATACTAAACCTCCATCCATAATTATTCATAAGCACATAAACCATCTCCATAGGAGTCGACGGAGAGCCATTAGAATAACCCTTTATAAAACCAGAAGGTGCCTGTAATACGCCACTAGGCCTTTTATCAACAGGATTGGAAGCCAAATACAAACTTAGATACAATCCATAAAACTGATTCCTTTTGCCATCGGAAGCAGAGGAAGACATAGTGAGATAATCAAACCCCATCACCTTCTCATATAATGTTGATATAAACGTATCACATCGACTTTGGGTTGACAAGGAGATATGCATATAAAAGCTATTCATAGACCTCATCTCATATATATAATCCGGTAGATTACTTACATCTATATTACTATGGCTATATGAGGCGTTAAGGCTAGTGATGTTTTCCAGCCCCTTGCCGATCATATACGGATGCCAGCTCACGACAGACCCATACCATCTATTTATATGATCGAAGGTCCTTAAGCTAGGATTTATCTTATCCACCTCATCCATAGCCGGGCATGTATTAGGGTCAAACGATGGCATGGCCACTCCCGGGGATATATATAATTCTTTTAGCTTGCTAAAGGACAGCCATTCCCTTGGATATACCCTAACCCTGCAACCTGCCAAAGATAATGTTACAAGATTAGGCCACATAGAGGGGAATTTCCTTATATTAGAAGACTCCGTATCATTAAAATCAGCCGTTTGACTTAAATTAATGCCTTTTAACTTAGTCAACCTATCCCAATCGTCTGGTATGGATGTCAATGTCCCTACACCTAATTCGCTAAGTGTTATATACTCTATATTTACCGATCTACGTATCCTATCTTTAGGAATATCGGTTATATTCCCATTTCCGGTAATGGATAAGATTAAGTTGATAATACTTGGGGCGTCTAATATCGGGAATCCTACCATCATTATCCTCGCTGTTTGAACGTATGTAATATCATTCGTAAAAGTCATGGTAATGACCCGCTCTTTATCTAGCCCGTCAGCGTAAGCATGATTAGGCGCAGGGATATACTCACTCCCGTCTTCCTTATAAAACCACCATGGATGGCCATCCGGATTCTTACGATAACTTATATCCCTTCTCCTGAACATCAACCTATATCGCCCGTATATGGATTCGCTCCTATCCTTCACGAAAGGAAATTGCTCTTTATTCCCGTCACCCCAATCGACCTCACACATTCCTGGGGTCTTGGAATAAAACTGTATACTCTCATTGTAATTATTACCATCCAATATAGGATCAGGTATGTCATTGGTGGTATCATCCCTATTAACACCCCTAAAAGCATATTTGCCTTTAGTAAAAAAGGTTATAGACCCTTTATTCGTATCCTTACATATCAACTTCATACCTCTCCCTCCTCTATTCTTCTAAAATACTCGACAACAGGTGAACTATCAAGCCCTAGATTACTACATATATCTATAGCCTCGTATTTATCGGCAAAACTGTACTTGGACATACTTTCATCTAACACATCTCCGCTGAACACGGATACATGCCCGTCCTTTACGCCAAGAACGAACGGGGTGATCCTGGCCTTCCCAGCCCGCCGTGCCCTCGTAAGGGCGGCCTTAGAAGCCGGGGCAGGCGCCAAGATCCACGTCTGCCCGTAGTTGTTGGTAAGCACATACACCTTCTCCATAGGTGTCGTAGGATTACCATTACTAGCCCCCTTGACAAACCCATCAGGAGCCTGATAAACGCCAGATGGTCTCTTATTAGTAGGAGCTGAGGCAGTATATAAATCTAAGGTGAGTTTATAAAACTGATTCCTGTTACCGTCAGAAGCCGTCTGTGACATCGTTATATAATCCCAGGACATCATCTTATCATAAAACGTGTTAACGAACGTATCAGCCCTCTCCTGCGTATTTATAAATTTACCACCATCACGCAAATTCCATACCCTAAATTCCCTTATCTCATACAAGTAATCCGGAAGATCGTCTACCGGCACCGTACTTGAAGAACAATATGTCTGCCGAATCTTGTTCAACTTCCCTCCTACCAGATCTTGTTTCCATGAGCTACCATTACCCATAAAATAAACGTCTGCCTTATCATCCCCTACCTTATCCACCTCATCAAATACAGGTATATTATTCCTATCGCTTATAATATTTATACCCACAGCCGGAATAGAATTAAAAGCCGGATCATAAGAAGGGATGTTACACCAATTGAAATTAAACTCGGTAAGATTCTTCCATTCAGAGAACCTTCTCCAATTAGAATCAGGATCATCCCCGAAATTAAAAACGCTATTGCATCCGAAATACCTCAGGTTTTTCATGTTCAAAAAACCTTCTGGCCAATTACTCCATACACCAGAATGAGAAAAAGCTCCCATCTGTATATTACGAAGATTAACGCTCTTGCTTATCCTGTCATATGGGATATCTCCATTTTTTAAAACGGATCTAGTCATAACAAAATAAGTTATATCAGGAAGATTAGTTATAGGGAACTCATGAAGGACAATACCATCCATATTAAATTCCCCATCAATTACGTTAGAGAACCTCATCGTAACCGCCCTACGCCTGATATCGCTATACTTATGTGGAGGGACCGGTATGTATTGTGAGCCATCCTCTTTCTTATACCACCATACGGTATCATCCGGATTCTTCTTATACTCAATGTCAAGAGACCTGAATACAATCCTATAAAAACCATCAGATACCTTAACTAAAGGATATTGATCCTTTGTCCCGTCCCCCCAATCAACGTCCACGAATCCTGACTTTCTTGTCGAGAACCTAAGACTGCGATTAAAAACACTCGCTGATATTATCGGATCGGGTATATAATCAGCGCCCTTGCCATCATAACAAGGGAACCTGTCCTCATTCACTATAAACGTGACATAGGACGCTACCGTGTCGTATCCTGCTAAAAAAGCCATACCATTAATTTATTGAGGTTATATCATAAGACACCCATTCCTTATATCCATTAACCATCTCATATACTTTGTTGATGGTCTTGCATACGACAGCGAATCCGATATCCACGTTAGGAAACTTCTCGTTAAGCTCATCAATAGTAAGTTCCCGGACAATACTCTCATCCCACTTCCTCATCTCCTTTACCTCCATAAGGATCGGTTTTCCGGTTACGCCTACGCTCATTACCCATTCTCCCTCACGGTTGGAATCAGCCAGATCCGGGAAGATCGTAACACCAAAAAGATCGGAGAGGGTGAAGGTCTCTCCGGTACGGGTGAAGGACGCCGCCGCCCCGGGCGTAAGGACCACCTCGTTCACGGCCAACAGGCTCGTAAGTTTCTTGGCTCCTCCTGATACCGTGGCGTTAAACACGACAGTAACATTACCGGTAGCGCTATTAACGAACTTGATCTCATCCTTATCGCTATTTATAGCTTGTAGACGTGATCCAGATACGATATTCACGATCTCATAGTTCTTGTCATAAGTGCTCTGTAGCGTCACATTACCGTATTTAGTATCGATAAGAGTAATCCACTTAGCCTTACCACCTACTATCTCAACAAGCTTATAAAACACGTCATTGCCGTCAGCGTCAACCCATCTAGCTATAGCACCCGGAGCGAAATTAGTCACCTCCCGATCTTGAGTATAACTTATAGTGCTTTCCGTAGGCTTGTTAGCCAAAGTAACGTAAAGACATTGCTCTACATCGGCCTCCATCTTAACTATCCCAGCACCATCGTAATAATAATCAGGTACGTTCTTATCTCGTATCAACAAGATAGTACCTTCCTTAAGCTTATCGGCGTTAGTAGGATCGTCTACGAAAGATTTCATTTGGATATAGGTATCGAAGATGATCGACGTACTCTTATCCTCTATCTTCTGGTTGATATCATTAACAATATTATTAATCTCATCTTTCGTATAATAAGGAGACAAATCCACCTTCGGACCTTCCTGCTCTAAAGCCTGAGTTCCATCCCACCAATAATCAGGCACATCCTGCTCCCTGATCCAGAAGCTGTCCCCCACACGGAGCTTAGCCGTGTTCTCCGGGACCGCCAGCCACTCATTCATGGCATCGACCGTATCAAATATATACGCCGTGTTCTTGCCCTCGGCTATACGTCTTACGACAGCCAACTCGCTCTCGACATCGCTAAGTCTTTCCTTAATATTATTGATCTCCCGTTCTAACCTATCATAATTATCCTCCTGATCTATAGCATCGCCTATAGACATATAGACCTCATTGGTGAGCTTATTATAAGTAATACGGGCTACTTTCTGATAAGAAGTCTTATATGTACTCGCCCCCTTACTAGTGTTGCAGATAAAATCATATGTGTTTTGATACACGACAGATCCTCCGGTATTGATAAAGTTATACCCATCCTGTCTCATCGTACCGCCATTATACCCTACAAGCTCAAAAGAACACTTACCAGTACCTTTGGATCCAAACCATGTAGCGTAGGCCATGAAATACGTCTCTTCAGGTAGGATATCATAATATTTAGCCCTTAAATCCTTCACCGACATCCAAACACATTCCTTACCAGAACCGGTATTATCACCACCCCATTTAAGAACTTCTCTAACAGAGCTATCTCCATTTCCGGGGCCAGACCAACCTACAGCAAGATTATCTATGGTGGGAACATTAGAATTAAGGGCTTCCGTCATCGTATCCAAGTCCCTTCCGGAACTTGACTCCCATAAATACCTGAAAGTGACATAATCGACATCCCCGATCTTAATGCCTCCGGTATTGCTGGGATATGTCTTTGTGACTAACTCATAATACCATTTACCATCACGAAAAGTAACCCTTATCCGCTCTACCTGCTTGGGGGATATGGAGACATAAGATCCTCCCACGGAGATATTATCACCATCATCCGCCCTAGAGGTACCGTCCTTTGGATCCTCGGGATCTATGGGGGTGTAGATCGTAGCCTGCTTATCTCCGGTGTTGATAATAACTATATAATAGCTATCCCCGTCAAGACCCTCGTCATGAGCCATGGTGACAAAACCTTGCTCGCTATCCGGCCTCCATTCAACGACAACCATATGCTTATCCATAGGTATATCAGAAACGCTGTTAACGTAGTTGGTTGACGACATGAAAACAGCATGGTCATCATAAGCCTCATCCACACGCTGATGTTTCGTGGCCAGACCATCAAGACGTGATATCTCAATGGGGTCAGTAACCTCGACCCCATTATAATCATACCACTTATATCCGATCATCGTATTCTCACGACGATATTTCCTTTTCCTTATGACCTCACCGCCGGCTAGGGCGTCAATCATATAATAATCATTACATACCTTAACCATGACCTTGATATTAACAGGTTTGACATAAACAAGCCACGATAGTAGCGCCAACAGGAATGGCGGTCAGCGTAGTCCCTACAGGGTAGGTCGGGGAGGATGACTCAAGCACCATCAACGACATCCGCTCCACCACCATATCGTTATCAACCAACCGGCTTCCCTCTACATAGAACCGGCCATCCTGTACCTCATAGCACTCTCGCACCGGAACCATATGTCTTTGGCTCTTATCCGCGTAATCGCAGATCGTTACCTTAGCTCCATCAGGTATGGAGGTAAGCTCATCACCTACATTATAATCAGGATGATCGGAATATACGACGTATAACTTGGACTTAATATCCTGCAATGCCGGATTGACTGTCCTGAATCCCTTCAAATGTATCTTATGACCACCGATCTCATAACAATCATCCACGTCCATGATATTAAGATCACAACTGATAACCGTCCAACCGTTAATAACCGTCTGCGTAGGGGTAGTATTGATAGGATGATCGGGGTCGGTAGACTCAACGATCTTATAGTCGAAAGTCTTTACATCCAGATTTCCGTTCAACGACTCCTGTCTCCTGATCTTCACCGTACCCTTTCCGGTATCATAACAAGTCTCAGTGGTATCGATAAGTCGATCCATATAATCCGGCTCCTCGCATTCGATACGAGCGAAATTGGATGGCAAAGAGGTATATTGAGTACCAACATGGATATCATTATCTGTAGAACTCAATACATGATGATTATACGACCTAACATGATTTAAAGGGTTGATAACGTAAGTGGATTTAATCCTTACCGATCCTCCCGGTGTCGAGTAACATTCTATCGCATTTCTGGTAATACGATCATCCAACCTTTCTAGAGCACACCTTTCACGGATAAAATCCGCAGGGATATTATTTATCCTATTTCCTAGCCCATACCTATTATCAGACGAGTCCACAATCTCCCAGAACTGGTTTCTTTTCCCAAGATCACCGTCATAAGACACCACATGTCTCATACGCACGCTTCCGGCTGATGTCTTGTAACACTCCTCGATATCAATAGGCATCCTATCTTCCATATCCGTGAAATCACAAGACACCAAAGAGAATCCGTCCGGGAGGGTAGCCAGTTCGGCCCCCGGAACGAAGCCGGCGTCATCCGATTCAAGCACCTCGAAGCGGACGTATCTTGCCTTTATCTTGGAGTCATAGGAAACCAGCCTACGAAGCTTGACAGGGCCGTTACCTCCGTCGTAACATTCGACGTAAGACCTAATATCACGCTCTTCCATATCGTCGAAATCACAGACAGTCCTTACCCACGTATCTGGCAAGGAACTGAAGCTGGCGCCCTCAGGTTGTGACGGGTCGGTAGTCTCCAGGACTTTATAGTTCTTATCCCTAACTCCTATATTCCCGTCCCATGACGTGAGAACCTCCAGCTTCACCTTACCGGCCGGTGTCTTATAACATTCTACAGTTACCTCAATATCCCGGTCCTCCATATCCGTGAAGTCACAAACGACCTCAACCCAGTCATCGCTTATGCTGGTGATAAACTTACCTACCGGATTCTCAGGATCGGTACTTTGCTTGACGCGATACCATTCCTTTCTGGTACCCATCTCGTAATCAAATATCTTATATCCCTCTATCTGAACCTTGCCTCCTTCCGTGGCATAACATTTACTTACGAATATCAACTCCCGATCGGTCATCTCCGCTATACTACAATCTATAGCCACCCACTCGGCAGGGATCTTATCCAATTCCGTGCCAATGGGAGTATCGATATCCGATGAGTTGATGATAAATATCTTCTCGGCCAGTATCTCCCCCTTATTATTCATATGGGTATGGATACGAGCCTCTACCTGACCTCCCGGAGTACGATAACATTGGTTGACGATCGACACACGGGCGTCCTTGATGTTAATGAACTGATAGTCCTTTTTAGGGACCTCGCTTACAAGTCTCTTTACTCCTTTATCATCGAAGTACACGTAACACCCGTCATTCCTCATCATGACCGGATACGTCTTTCCGTCTATGACAACACCTGAGAAGTCATCTGGCGGAACGGAGAAACCCATGCTACCGAAGATGGAAGCAAGTCTCTTTAAATACTCATTTATCGCAGACATAATATCATATTTTAATTCTACTGCCTCAAAGATAACAAAAAAGGGAAGAGAAATGAATCTCTCCCCTTTAGGAAATATATGAACGCAAAAAAGGTTGTTCTTATTTAGGTTCGGTCACGATAGCCGGTCCAAGACCAGCGGCAGCTCCGATCATATTGATCATCTCCTGAACACCCTCATGAGCGCCATAGCGTACACGTAAGATCAAGTTAACCGGATCATCGGCGATAACCTTTCCGGATCCTTGAGCGTATCTATGAGGATTAATCGTGATCTGGAAGTCCACGTATTGGGCTGTTTGTTCAACACGGCTGTATTCGTTCATGAATGTCCGTCCCATGAAATCCTGATGTTTCGGGAAGCCGTTGAAATGAGCGTAACCCTTCAACTCATCATCCATCATATTGCCGCCAACATGAGTACGCGGGGCTTTGCTGGACAATCTCTCGAAGTGAAGCTGATCCCACCAAATGGGGGATCCCTCATCAAGAGAATCAGGATAACCACCGCTAGCGCCAACGATCTCAACGCTATCCTCTACATAGGTCATTTTATCCATCAAGCACTCTGACGGAGATAATAACATTTCCTTGCCACGGAAACGGATACCGCATTTACAATTACTACCAAGCTCCTGAGCCGACTCCAATTTCTTCCACATCCTGTTGCGGTAGGACGCTGGAGCCTCGCTGGTGAAGAATCCTTCAAATACCTTGTCACACTCATCACACAACATATTGGTATATACCTCTGTCTGGAAGCTATGCTGGCAAGCCGCCGGAGTACCGTAATCCGTGATCTCCAGTTCCGGGAACGCCTGCTTGATTTCCTCCAAAGCACTGTTTCCGCACTCATCATCCGGGATCGTGATATAATACTTCTCCTTAGATACCTTGCAAGATCCGCAAGCTGACCATGAAGCGGTACGAACCGTAGGATTCTCGCACATATCGGATGTTTTAGCCACATAGTAGATAATAGCCGTAGGATTAGCCTCCACGAAAGTAGAGATCTCCTCATCCGTCAATTTCTTTGAAGTAGCGGCGATATACAAACCCGATCCCTTGATCTGGCTCATCTTATTAACCGTATCAGCTACCACGTTAGGTAAAGATTCTACCGTAGTAGACATATCAACACCATCATCCTCCAAAGAAATAGAATAAAGATAACCACCCTTAACTTCCGTATAATTAGGAGGACAATCTGTACATCCTTTCATGATAGAGATAAGACGTTGGGTATAGTCAGCAGGTTTAGCCCCTTTCTTCATCACCTTATAACGTGACATGCTACCCTCGATAGTCTCACGAACGATCTTCAATCCCGGGTATTGGGCGCGAACCTCAGCCAAGGCCAGATCGTCACCGGTATCACATACCTCCATGCAATAGAAGTTCACGTCCTCCGTCTCAGGCTCCGTAGCCTCGTTAGTACATCTTGTAACCGGAGTGATATCAATATAATCAGATACCTTTCCACCACCAGCAATAGGCTGGTTCTTCATCCTCTCGATACATTTCAGGACGGCGGGCAACAAATCAACCTCCTCGCAAGGATCGCACTCCTCGCATTGATTTGGAGTATTATCACAATCATCCAAAAGGATAGCGTCATTGATCTCTACACGACCCTCCTCATAGCCAAGAAGCTCGAAGGCACGACCAGCGAGAACCAAGCGAATAGCGATACGGTCTCCTTTGGAAACTGAGAATGCCGTATCATCAGACACACCGTTGTATCCTAAGATAACATCATCGACATAAGCATGATCTTTCTTCGGCCAAGAAGCGTAGATCTCTGTGATCTCGTTCAAGGAGAATAACGGCGTGGAAAAATCCTTATCATAGATAGAGCGGGAAGCCGCTTGTTCATTACGACCGATACGGATCTCATAACGCTTGTCGTTACGAGGCTTACCGGTAAAATCAGTCACGGCCTTACAACCGTTCTCGGAAGTATCTTTAGTATCGTAAATACCGATCTGTCCTTCCTTCAAGAAGATGGAATCAACATCCACCATCTTAGCGTGTGGGGATACGAAAAGTACCCGGTCTTGCGGTCTGTGCAACATATAATTAATATTTTAGTTTAAAAATCATTTACCTAACGCAAACATAACAATAAACGAGTTCACGACAATAAAGTACAGCCATGAGTATATAAATATTAATACGGATTACATTTTTTGTAAAGCTACTCTATTAAAACAAATCCATATTCATTTATAATATTATCAACATCATTAGATGACAATGAAAACCACTCTCCTGAAATCCTCTTGTCGGAAAACTTATCATGCAAACATCTCTCTATATCACCTTTTACACAAGCTATGATACTTAACCTTGGATTAGCGCATCTTAAATCCCTCTCTCTCTTCTTTACATTAAACGTCTTACCTATTTTAATATCCTTACTTAAACCATCGACAGCCAAATAGGTGAATATATTACAATCATGATCATCATCTACATCATTTACCAATATATCAATTATATCATCGACAGATTCGAATATACCCATTTTTATAAACTTGCATATATCTTTTTGAATACAAACAATCCTTTCCGATTCTTGCTTGGTGTATAAAAACTTATCACATTCACCGGTAACAGTCTTATTTATAGCAAAAATTATTCTCTCAATATCATCAGAACTAAAAAATGAAGACAGATATCTATACATATCACTATACTCGTTTCCTCCCCTTATATATATAATAGCGTCATTGCTTATATCTGATCTTCCAAACATTTTTATACATTCATTATATATAGATGGATGTAATTCCATGGCGACCATCATCCATATCTCTTTAGCACACATAACCAACCTATTCGATCCTCTACCGGTAGATTTATACACCCCAAGCGATTTTAATGTCTTGACAAGAGATGTGTTGTTTACGTCGTTAATAAAACTTGATAAAGATATACCTCTTATATACTTGTCTTTTATAACATAATATATACGCTCAGAACTATTCCTATTGGATAAAATTCCCTCTATCCTCTTATCACTCCATCCTTCTACGATCCTCTTTCTTAAATAAGCCTCTTGCAAGTCAGTCAAAGACATAAATGATGTTTCTTCATCACATCTAATAGGTACACCGAATAAAATTTTACTACTTGAAATCATATCATAATATTTTACACAATTAAATATTATGCAAATATAGGAATAAAAAAGCAAAAACACACATACCATGAAATAAAAAAAGACCCGCCTATTTCTAGGCAGGTCTTTCTATCAAACTAACGTTGTTTATTTAAAAGAAGCCACATTATCCTTATCCATTCTATATCTACTTAACTCATTCTCGTTAAGATTGAATTGCTTGGCGACCATATCCAGAATCTCCTCCACCAAAGGATCGGGCAGCTCAGGGTCGATGTCCGTGGACCGCTCACCGGCGGCGTTGATGTACCCGGCCAGATCCACCCGTACCGGATTCCGGTAGTAGGTCATCCTGACCTCTTCTGTACGAAAGCCGTCCTCATACACCACGGCCTTCCCGTCACCTATGGTGTAGAACGTTTCCCGATAGTCAAAAGAAGGCCTATTGTTATCATCCCCAAGAAGCTCATGAACATTCTCGTTCTTAGCCTCCCACATGACAAAATCTCCAACCTCACATCCGTTATAAGAAAACGATCCTTTTATATTTGAGAACCATAAATAATCATCAGGAAGACCGAATGATGTCGATTCAGGATCATCAATATGATTGACCTTATTAAGCGATTTCCAGTACACCAGAAGAGTTTGTATAGATCGGATGGTCTCATCATCCTTTCTATTAAGATAGTATCTTATCAACCTATCCTGAGCCTCGTTGAACAAAAGCACGAACCTCCCGGGATCAAGCTTAATCCCGCCATTGGCCAGATTCTGCTCGTTCTTCTGCAAAGACCTTAGATACGCTTCTTGGATTGTCATCGTTATTCCTCCTTAACCTTATCACCTTCCTCTACGTCATCCTTCTTCTTAATATCCTTAACCTTCTTGGTCTTGGACTTATCATCGATATTAGACATAGATATAATCTCCTCATACTCATCCAATACATTAGCCTTTATGTTAATGAAGTCTTTCTTGGTAGCCAAGAACTCAGCGGATGTCCGAACGTCAGGTCCTATGATCTGGCCATTATATTGTAATCCGGATGGAGTCATATTGATACGACCATTTCGTTGAAGGACGTTTACGATACGGTAAAACTCAAGAACCTCCTTGAAATCACCTTCCAATGACCGATCCCAGATATCAAGCAGATAATCGACATTGGTCTTCTTCTCATTCATCCAGTTTGATAGAGATCCTGTATAATACTCATCCTCCGTGAAATCCGGGCGAGTTACGATACCGATGTAAAGAAGAAGATCGATGACAGCCTGACGATCGTCGCCGCCTTTCTTAAGGGCGTTGATGAACTTATAGCTGATATTCATCTTATTAATCTCACGCTGCTGAACGAAATCCTTCATATTGTCTTTCTCCACGAAACAGAACATGGAGTTCATGAAGACAGGATCGCCATCCATTTCCTGAGGAGTCAACATGCCGGAAAATACAGCCAGATATAAATAAAATAGATCTACAGTATTAGCCGTATTATAAACCTTACCCATGAAGATCTTATCTTTAGCGTCATCCCAAAATTCTAAATTGGTTTGAGATAGATCCATCTGCGACATTTCCTCGAAAGGCTTCATGATATTATCTACCCGCTGTTTGACGAGCCTATCGATCTCATTCTTGTCAAGACCATTATAGCATCTTGATCTTGGATAAAAACCGGTGTTATAGGCCTTGGAGAAATCATCCCAAGGGCAACATACGTGAGTGGCGTTCTCCGGGAACGGAGCTTTAGCTATATTAGCGTCTTGAAAGGCCTGAGGAGCACTTCCATCGTGTTTGCCTACAACCTCATATAAGGTATCTGACATGATATTGAAACCGTTTACCTCGGCCAATACCTTCCTTGATTTTAAAATTTCTTTCATTTCCTTTTTGCGTTACTTTAAAAAAAAGAGGAGAGGAATATCCTCCCCTCTAAAAACCAAATTACATATATGAAAAAACTTAGCCGAAGTAGTTCGGTTGAAGCTCGATAATCAAGAACTTACTGTTATCCATAACCCATGCTGCGGAAGCGGAATGACACCAGAATTGCTCTTTCATGCCCGGCAAGGATGATACGATCTCATTACCGTTAGCTTTGTGCGCCCAACGACCGTACTCATAACCCCACCACATGCTTACGCCTTCTGGTTTGATATAGAATACGTTGTTATTCATATTACCTAACTTAGCGTTAGCCGTATTAGGAATAGCGGAATATGCGTTAGTCGATCCAGCGTCAGTGATATTCTCGATAATACAAGAATAAGAGGATCTAGGATACATGCCATTCACCAACTCGCTACGATCTGTCATGTCGGCGTAATCCAAAGAAGGATCATGCTCGAACTCAACATTACCGATGCCCGGGATGAAAGCTCCCTTAACCTGAACCGGACCTAAGATCATGGCGTCGTTAGTACCTGAAATAGGATTAGAAGGCAACATCCTATCGCTTCCCATACCCCAGCTTAAGTTCTGCAAGGTAGTGAAGAACGATTCCCTGATCAACTTCTCTAAATTGATCATAGCCATAGCTCCCACCTTGAACTTAATCTTACGTTCCGTAATAGGAAGATCCTGACGTCCACGGAAAATATAAGCTGCGGCAGCCATAAGCGTATCCTTAGTAATACCCATCGGACGGCTATAGTAGATAGTGTAACCACGGCGAAGCTGACGGTAGATACCCTCATTCAAATGGATAGGACCATTTTGATCCATAATAATACCACCTTCTTGCCACATCAACTGTCTAGCTTCCAGCTTAACCAACTCAGCCATACAGAACACCTCCAACGTAGAGGCTACTTTAGCCGTACGCAAATCAAGTCTACCATTAACAGTCTTACCGATAATAGCCAGATCAGGAATATTACCCTCATACTCACTTCTCATGGCATTCATACGACGAAGAGCGGTCTCCACAAACTCTGAAGTGCTGTTCTGGGCGGCCTGCATGGACTTCATACCAGCATACATAGTTGTCTCACCCTCAACACCACGGTGGTTTCCTAAACGGAACTCACAAGTCATAGAACCGGCCTTGTCAGCTCCAGATACTTTAGAGAACTGAGTACTGTACTCACCAAGAGCATGACCGATCTTCCAGTAACGGATACCCGGACGTAATTTCTCTTTAGGGAAGTATTTAGCCTTACCACCGATAACACGACACCAATAACGTGTCAAATCACCTTCGGTCTTAGACGGGATCTCACCTGAGATAAGGATATTACAACCGTTAGCAGCATCGTAGGTAATAACATCATAAGCCGTAAACTCAGATGTATTCAAAACGATATCAAATAAGCTACCATCAATACCAGGTTTCAGGTGATGACCTGAAGTATCCTCAGCCGTAACGACAGCGAATGTCTTTGTAACAGGTAAATCATAACGGAAAGAAGCTCCAATACCGTTAACGGAGATCGTAGCGCCGTTATTAATCATACCCATATACATCGGTACAGGGTAATTAGCGATATTAGAGAACAGATTCAACAGACCCAAATGATTCTTATCAGGATCCTCATAATACCAGCTCGCCAATGAGCCTAAGTTATGCTCTACGAGCGAAGTCTTATAGTTCTTGGCGTCGGTGAAGGCAATAACGTTATCACCATTCACGGTAGCCGGGAAACTTTTTGTCAAAAAAGGGTTCATAATTATCTATCTTTTAATGTTATACACTCTTTGATCCACTCAGATCAAGGAAGTTAGCTTCTATAGTATCGTTATCGATATTAGTCTTATTCTGCTTTCCTCCCTTATTGCCAGAAAGAAGAGTGATGGTCTTCTTATTAACCTCCATCTTAGCCTTGTTGGTTTTCTGTTTAAGGAACTCGTCCTTATTCATCAAGAACAAGGCCAAATCAGCGGCCATATCCGGATTTTTAATAGCCTCGGAATAGGCTTTATCTATAGCCGTATGACCTTGATTGTCTATCGGCTTTGTAACGAAATCGACAGCCTTACCTATCATCGTGTCAGTCAACTGGAATCCTGAGCTTATAGATGTCTTTAGACCTTTCTTATAGACTTTCATCTGCTCAATCAACTCCTGTCTCCTTTTCTCGGACTTCTTTTTCTCCTCCTCGATAAGGTTATCCATCTCCTTTTTCAGGATATCATGAAACTTATTGGCCTTAGACTCGATAAACTCATCGCCTTTACCAATCATCATTTCCATATTATCCTTTATCTCGTCTTCCGGCATACCCAACATCTTATAATAATGCTGGATGACCGCAAGCTGATCATTCTTGTTGCTCATATCAAGGTTGTCCAACGGCGCCTGAATGTTCTGATATTGGTTTAGAAGCTGACCTACGTTACCTCCAGCCTTATCCACCTCTATCATCTTCTTCATGAAATCAGACATCGACCCGGTATCAACCTTATCCTTCAACAACTCATCGGCCTTATCCTTGATCAATCCCTCCACTATATCAAGTAGATCATCTTCTTTTGTGATAGTAGAAAGATCAACTGGCTTGTCATCTACCATAATATCAAGGTTATCGATACTGTCGATGATACCTCTAGCGGCCATCTTTTCCAAGAAAGATTTCCCGTTAAACACTGATACCACGTTATTATTATCAGTACCGCCTTCGCCAAAGGAATCCGGGTCTGGGTTGGTAGCGTCGCCGCCCTTATCCCCGCCACCGTCAGCCGCTCCGCCGTCGGCAGGCTCTTCCTTGGTATCACCTATAGGATTACCATCCTTATCATATTTACCCTCGATATTATTCTTATCGCCATCACCGTCACCACGGTAAAAAAGCTCCTCGACACTCATGGTCTTAAAACCTTTAGCGAAATCACCCATGTCATTCATACAATTTCCTTTTTTGCTTTTTACAAAATTATCATTAATCTAATTGCCAATTAAATCAAGCCCATTATAGTATATGACAGAATTTTACGCCAAAATGATTACAGATTTTGTAAAAATATTTACAAAACTTGTAATCAATTCTTGTTTATTATTGACGTAAACCTATCTGTATCAGAACGTTTGTTCCTAGCATCTATCTCCTTTTCCTTTAATTCCAACTTCCTTTTCTCTATCTCCTCACGAGATCTTCGCTCAGCCTCGGCGTTAGCCTGTCTGGTTCTCATATCCTCTTCCTTGATATCAAGATCTCTTTCCCTTAAAGCCCTATCAGCCATAGCCTCGACATAATCCATGCCTTCAGAGTTGTTCTCGGTCCTAGCCGCTTGACCGGCGGCCATTATGCTCTTACCCCTTAAGTCGAAGTTGCCCTTGATATAAGCCAGCTCCTTATCCTTCTCATGCTCATCATTACGTGCCTGTTGCTCGGCCTCGGCTTGCTGCTGGACAAGTCGCTGTTGATTCTGGTATTCTTCTTGCCTTACACGATCGGCGTAAGATCTAGCATCCCTTCCGATCTGATTCATCTCAGCCGTTGAGTTGGCGCTCATCATCCTAGTGATATCAAGTAAGTCATTACCTAACGTATTTGTCTGTAATATATATTGTTTCAAATTCTCCAATTCCAGACGTTTCTTGGAATTAGAGACAGCCATAACATTAAGATGACGTAACGACAAGCTATTATCCGTAAGACTGATGTAAGCCAAGGAAAGATCGCTGTTTCTGTACATCACGGTCCAATCGTATCCTTCCTTCTGACATACTTGAGCCACGGCTAGATGAATATCCAATGTCCGTTTCTTGAAGTCATCGAAATCATTAAAGTAAGTCTGGGTCTGTAGCATAGTAGCGTTAACTCCCTGTTTTACGCCCGTAGAACTCTCGTATCTAGTTGACTGACCCATCGCTTGCTCGGATATACCTATCATCCTATAAGCCATCATATAGGCGTAAGACGCCATTTCCATACGGGATCTTATCTGATCCGTATTAGTAAGATCATATACACCGAACTGATTATATATGCTGCTCATCTGCGGATTCTGGTAAGGATTGTTTGTGTCATTACCACCTACACCCATAAATGAGACGGACTTAACGATCTGCATAAAAGTAGCCAAAGCTCCCTTCTTGTCCATCATATCCTTATATTCCGTAGGCAGGAATCCTAAGTCGCCTAAGAAGAACTTACCGATCTCCTTCTCGGCATTATTGTATAGCTGGTTCATAGCAAGGTTATACATCATCTGGAACGGCTGTATGCGATCAGCGAGACTAGCCCCTATAAATCCAGAAACCGGAATGACATAATCATACAGACTGCTGTCACCATGTATCTGATGAGGTATTGGATCCCCACCGATATATATAGGCTTATCCATTAAATTACCTCCGGTGATCTTAACGCCAAACCTAACCTCAGGGACATACTCCAAGATATAGGTGTTTACCTCAGGATCACCAATAGCATCGGCCATAACCCTCTTTACTTTCTTTATGCCATTCTTCTCCAAGAATTCCGGGAGCAACTCATCGGTTACAAGTTCCTGATCAACCATCCCGGTCTCTGTCATATAAGTTATTAAGAATACCGGTTTCATGGATACCCAATATCCTTCCATAACCCTAAAAAGGCGAGAGTCTATCTCATATCTCTTACCATCGGCCATACCGGAGTTGAAATATCCAAAGGGATGGAAGCGGGGCAAGAAGCGGGGCTGGGTGTGCTCCTCCCCGTCCGGCCCGAAGGTGTGGTACTCACCCATCGGAACGCCGTAGTAATCCTCAGCGGCGACTATAGATTCATAGTCATGGTATCCCTTCCATGGGACAACCTCATTCTCGTACATACCGGTAATAGACGGCTTCTTTTTCTTCCAGTCATACCTAGTACCGTCATTAGATACCCATCCCTCATAATCATCATCACCGCCCATAATACGACGCTTGTCCTTGGCCGTCATCTTATGGCCGTATCTTGATATCAGCTCAACACCCTCGTAATAATGAATACGGCCCACATAAGATCCGTATTGCGGGTATTTCACGTCAGGATGGAATACCTCCATCGGGCTCCATACCTCCGGACGATAGTAGTCGAAGCCAACGAAATGATTACGGAACATCTTTCCGCTAAGAAGACGATCCCGGAAATTCTCCCTGTCAAGCTCATCCATATAAAACCGGCTACGGTCGGCCTCGATCGTATGATCCCCCCATACCGCCGCCTGCGTCTTCCATCTTGTACTCATGAACCTCTGGATATCATCAGGGGTCATAGACGCCTTGGCCTGTTGTATTTGCCGAACGTAAGCCTGACGCTCCTCCTCAGAATTAAACTCATTGTATGTAGGATCAAGACCGGCCTCCACAAGACGCTGATTAACGATAATATCCCACTGTTCTTGTATATGACGATGAAGTAAGTTTGACATCGTATCCTCATACTCACTTATAGCCATATCCCCTACCTCGTTAACCGTATACTTATCCTGTAGGTTTGTCAGCCATCCCTCAAAAGCGTTTACGATACCACCTATGATATCATAATGCTTCAAGAAAGAAGGGATTCTTATATCACTCCTTAGCTTCTGCACGTTCCTTAGCTGAGGGATGACATCCGCCATCTCCATAAAAGATAACTTACCATCCGCCATCAGATAATAGTCACGGTACATCTGGTTGCGATCATACTGTTTCAATCCTATCGTCTCAAGAGCGTCCATACAATCCTCCTTCCATTTCCTGTTCTTTTTCTTCGTGGAAATAGCCTGAGGAGGTAATCCTAATAACGCTCCTTTTGCTGGAAACGAATGATCTCTATTAAACACTTCCATGATTATTCAATTTTATTTACAACAAAGATAGGCGTTTAATTGACATTCATTTACCTAAAAGCTCCTATAGATACCGATCCAAAGGCAGAGGCATATACCTCATGGTGTTTATAAGCGTCTTCCTTGCGGGCATTATTCATCTCCTCGATCTTCGATTTAGGCATGTAATTGTTATCGTCAAAATATCTGGCGAGAACCAACGCATGCCCGAACGCTATTATCCTATCGACGTTCAATCCGGGCTTATACTGTATTATCTCATCCAATAGGGCTATATCATCGATCAGCTCAATACCCTTGACAGTTATATCAAGACCAGTCTGATCATCATAACCGATAACGAAATCCTGCCAGCAATAATCCACCACGCACGAGAATAGCAGGTTCTGGTTGCCGGGGGTAGGGTATAGCCCCAGCTTGCTGTTCTGCCGGGAGCCGGCCTTCACATACTTATTGGCTATTGCCTCACCAGCAAACAGAAAGAAAGACGCTGGCATACCGCTTTTACGGTTAAGATACTGCTCATACATCTGGTCAGCGTTCTCCATAAGGCATATAGCACCATATCCCTTCTGAAGCACCTCGCACGTACGGCAAAACTGATCTATGGATGATGGACGAGATACATAAGAGGCAACTATTCTATAGGCATAAGGATCTCGAATACCAACACGTCTCTTGAATACATAAAAAGCACCTAATGAAGGGGTATCAGACTTGGCCTGTTTATAAGGGTCGCAATTGTGAACAGATATATTCCTTAATAAATAATTATTCGTATCACATTCAAAATTATACACAGGACCGGTATACTTTTCTTTAGTTATAGATGATATCCTGACATATATATACTTATTATCATTACTAATAAATATACCTGTGGAAGGACTTTTTCTTGTGCTGGTATCCATACATACTTTAGACAATTTAGATATATAATCAGGAGTTAATGTCTCAACCAACTTCCTGAAATACACAGTATAGTTATGGCCTATCCTTAAATGATAACATGATCTTTGAGATTTAACCTTATTGCCATCTATATATTCAGCCCTATTTTTTTTCATTATGGATATACCTCCAACTACTCCAAGAGATAACAATATATCCTGTATACCCTCAAGAAGATCCATACTGACACTTACGAAATCCATGCCCGAATAATTGCGAAAATCATTATGGATAGATCCATCCGTATCCAGATATCCATGAATTAAACTAACCTTCATGCTAAACGGGAGGTATTTAGCAAATTCAGGAATATATTTACCATAACAATATTTACCAAAATTATTAACAAGCCACTCGCTTAGATAAACATGCTTAAAATTTAATTCCCAATTACCCTTCCTGCATCTCTCCGAAGGCTTAATACCAAAAAGATTATCTATAACCTTGTAATACCTATCCCTCTCTTCTGGATAGTCAAAACAAATAGCCATCTGTACACGACACTGCTTATCAATCCATCCATTCCCTAGCCACATCCCGACAAACCACCAAAAATCATCAGAAAGCATATAATCCCTAAATCCCGGAATATCCATCCTTTCTTCGGCATACATATTTGGGATCCTTGTCCACTGTCCCTCTTTTATATCCTTGACAGGTATGTAATCAAACTTGAATAAATCTTCCCTAACCCTTCTCCCTACGGTCTTATGATCAGAAACAAAAATAGGATGATCAGAAGTAAATCTATTTATTCTTACGCCATTATACATCTTTATCGAATAAAGATCCTCTTCGACCATATTTCTGACAAGTCTCTTGCGTATCCTAACATTATCCCCTTCATTATTAACCAAGAAATCATCATAGTCAACATCCTCTACATTCTTATATCCATCAGGGGTCAACACCCTTTCTCCGGGAGGCATACATCCTGCGACATAAATAAAATCATCAAACCTATTGGATTGAGGCATCTCGAATATCTGGACAGGAGCGTCAATAACACCGCCGCTAAACGGGAATCCAGCCAGTTGCTTATTCGATTTAGTAGTCCCCAGTTTATTACCTGACTCAAGAAAGACATCACACAGCATACCGCTATATTGCCCCGACTCAAGGAGATCATTCTTATGCTTGATAGCGTACTCGACCGGAAATAGGTTCTGGGATGAGCTTAAAAAACAGTCATCGATCGTAAATGGATAGAACATGGTATGAGAAGTGTACGCAACCCTATCTTTTGTAGATAGTTTCTTCCGTTCCTCATTAAGTTTATTGGTACTAGCCTCGAAATCAGTAGCGTCGATCTTGATCTTATTAAGCTTCTTGTCATCAGTCTTACCAAGATAATCGCCCAATCCTATAGTTCTCTTAACACCGGAGTTAGCCATCTGACCGGGAACGAACATCGCCCATTTCCGTTCTTTCCATGTTTTCCCTTTCATGGCTCTACGATTTAAAATATCCCAGTCCATAACCAGAAGATTGTAGGTCTCAGGATCAGAAAACATTTCTTGAGCGTCCTTGGATAATTCTACCTCACCACCAGTACCAGCCAAGATAGGGCTAAGACGCCAGCCGTAAGGAGTGTCGTAGGAAGGCATAGCGGCAGTGTACGGCTTCTTGATAGGTCCCTTACCAACCTCGTCGAAAATAGCCGTAGCCGGTGTCAAACCAGCCGTCTTCTGAGTGGAGGTCTTCCTACCCATGTTGATGTTGGCTATAGAGATAATGGCATGGATATCACGTACGCCATTGGACATCCTCTTGCCTAATGTAACGCCCGAACTCCAGTCGGTCTTGGTCCTGTTGATCCTGAAAAAAGGATGCACATGATCAAGACCATACTCACAATACTCACCTATATTAGATAAATCGCTATCGCTGAAACCTACCACGGAATGACTAAGCCCGATCGTCATGGTAGCGTTCATCTGAAGAAGGGATGACATGATAGTCGTATTATGGGATACGACAAAATTGGTAGTAAGAAACTGATGAGATTTATTATCTATCTCAATACAAGTAGCCTTATACTTCCCGTAATAATCTATATCGGATATCCTAAGTCTGTTATGAGTCTTGGATATATACATATCATCACCATCCATGACGCAATAATATCCCATAGACCAGAATATTCTTCTTACGAAGGATATAATATACTCACTTTTGTAAACAACCTTAAAACGATCATCGCCGGTGCTTATACCGCAAGCGATCTTCATGAACGAGCTTATAAATAACTCTTTCTGTTTTTTGGATGAATAAATGACATCATCCATCTCCTTCTTGCTTAGCTCAAAGATCCTGTCGGTAGCGCCACAAAGGAAGGAGGCGACCAGAGACCCCATGAGCTGGGGTGATATCAGCCAACGCCGCTCAGGAAAATCAACCGCATCCCCCATATCTATAGTCATTTTAGAGAAGTCAGAGTGGATAATACCCATCGTACTCATGACTTTATAATCACCATGATACTTGACCTTCCACTGGTGCTGCCCGCAACACACCACGCTGCGACCGTCCTCAAAGGTCACTTTGTACGTATCAACGAATCCCTGAGGATATACGCCCACTATGGTAGTAAGATTCCCGTCATCACCGTATATGATATCTCCTATGTCGGCGAATCCTATTTTCTTGGAACCATAAGGAGTGTATATAAGCTCCGAGTCCAGAAGAGCCTTGCCAAAACGACGAGTACCAAACATCCCCAACCCTTTCTTCTCCTGACGGGCACGTTGGTACATCTCGGCGAAAAACCATTCGTTATCACGCAAACGACTGATCGCTGGCACACGTTCCCCGTTTGGAAGATCCTGGAATACGGGGAAGAAATTAACATGCCAATAAAGCCATGGGGGGATGAACGTACCATTGATAGTCACCCCGTACTTGACCTTATAAGCCTCTTCTTTAAAGAACTGCTTAACATCGTCATCCTGATCCTCCCAACCGAACAGATCGTTCCATACAGGAGGATTTTTCATGTTTACATAAAATTCTGGACTCGTGCTTAGACTCATTTTATAATATCCTTTAAAACAGACTCGATTCCACCAGAAACCTGACCCTTACGTTCCTTTTTCTGGACATTGCTTACAGACCTATATACATCCATGATTCCGCTTTTTTCCATATACGAGTCATTCCATACGTTGATCTTATCGATCAGCTTGGATATGAAATCGAACGCCCTAGCCATATCCTCAGGTTTCTCCTTATCCCATGGATGCTTGGCGATATACGTCTTGGCATCATCCACGGCCTTGGCTATGACCTCAAGATTGTCATTAACCCGATCGACGTCCTTACTCGTCGACTTTCGTCTTCCCTGTGGCATTTTCTTTTAATTCCTTAAATTCATTATACTGCTTCATAAGAAGCTCATAAGATTGAACAACCCCGATCTTACTTACTTCCTTCACGCTCATGTCATGGAACATATCCTCAAGTTCCTTGTCAGCATATCTAAGACGTTCCTTGTCATCATAAAACACGAATCCAGACGTTCTGTCTTCTATAATGCTCTTGGCGGTGGACGCATATGTCGTGTCTAAATCCAGATCCATACCGAAGCTGGTAGCCAACTGGATTATGAACATCAACCTAGAATTGACTTTTACAGCCTCTATATTCAACATCTGTATCTTATGGGTCATCTCATGAAGAACGACAAAATCCTCCTCTTTTATCAACGAAGATGATTTAAGGGCTATCTTCTTAGTCCTATCCTCAATATCGCTATACAGACGCTTGCTCTCACGCTTTATGGCTATCCAATGCCTTATATGAGTATCCGCCTCTTCTTTAAGATAATCCCTGATCTCTGTTTTTATATCTTTATCTTCCATATTACGCATTATAATCGTTGTTGTTTAACTCGATCTCATCACTGATACTCTGATCTATTATTCTTAATAAATCCCTGGTACTAACATCCCGCAAGAAGCGTACGTTACCACCATTAGCCTTAGCAACTCTCCTTAAAGCGGAGTAAAGTATATCACCCAATGAATATTCAGGTAACTCACGGCATCCGACTTCCATGACAATAAGGGCATGGATACGATCATCTATCTTACTTCTTACGGGGCTTCTCATACTATCTACTTATAAGCTTCCCCTATAATACGTAGCGGGAAATGTTTGAAATTACGTTCAGGATCATCCTTCGTATAACCCATAAGAGATAGATGTTTCTCAAAATGACCTTCCGTATATTTTGAGGTATCCAATGTCATCCTAAATATAGTTCTATTCTCATTGTCAGGATGTTTGTTATATGAAACGTCTCCCATACATCCACATCCAAGATGATGCTCCTTGACATGGAAACCATCTTTATGGGTGATAAATAACACGATTTCTATCTTATCACCTATTTTCTGATCAAAAACATTTAGATAAAACTCGCTCTCGTCATCCGTAAGTCCTATATCAAATGCATCGTTAGGGCACTCGATATTAAAATCGTTATGATCGGCGGTTATGACCTCCATAGCATTCCATTTGGCTTTCTCTCCTTCCACGAACTTCAACGGGCATACCTCGGTCTTCATCCAAGCCTTCTCCTTGATAAAACAACCACACAACGAACATGCCTGTCTTCCCATCAATCTTTGCAGCAATACCTTAGCTGGTAACTTAAAGAAAGCTATATTAGAAGAGTTCTTAGGACATTTCTTGCATAAATCAAGACGATTCTTGTACCACTCCGGATAATCCTTCTCATCCTTAGGAATCCTACCCAATAAACTGTCTTCCCAAGCTTGGGCTATCACTTGGGCTTTACCGATTGTTTGCATATTATTTCTTAAATTGTTTTTGTTGAAAATCCTGTAATTGTTCCCATGTCATTCCATACCGACATTGGTACATAGCCTCATGGTTATCACGTATAAGAGGATCTCCGTTCTTCAACCCCTCCATATCCTCTATCGCCTTAATCTTCTTATCCAGACAATCAAGCTCAATAGGCATCCTTTCATCCGGATAACGATTACCTTCCTTGACAAATATCCGACGTATCTTATCACGTCTTACCCGCATCTCGCGAAGATTGCATATAACGTATCCGATAAACGGGATCCTGATAGATATATTATCGGTATATCTGGAGAGATGATGGATATAAGATACGGATGCTTTCATGCACCACTCTACCTGTTGTTTGGTAAACTTCCCATCAGATCTTCTTACCACCTCATCCACGATATCCCTATCGAATGAAATAAGATTCCTACCCATCAATATCCAATTTGTTTCTCTTGAACACAAACCCCATTACACGGGTATCATCACCCTCCCCGTCAAGCACGAAATAGTTACGTAAGCTTCTCATCTCAATAGACAGCTCACGGGTACGGAAGTTCCCGTTCTTCTTGTCCACCAGAAAACCCCCACGTTTAAGCTCGTTGTTCAGGACAGCGACGTAAGATTCCTTCTGTCCATGACAATCCATGTACTTAGCCCTGGTATCATCCGAGTATCCGTAGTTGATGTAGAAAGAAAGTAAGTTTATCGTCCTTTCGGTAATCAAGCTCTTACCCTTAGAATCCAGATAGCCGTTGTATATCCTTAAGAATTGCTGGATCATATCCAGTCTAGTATCATAAGGCAACGCAAATACGAAAGCTTTCCTTTGCTCAGCCATATAAAATTAGTTTTCAACAAAACTACTTAAAAAAAATATCGTTGTCAAGAAATTATGCCATAATCAACATAATATATGCTGATTAACATGTATTTAAGAACATCCAAATGGGAAAAGGCGGTGGAAGTGGCGGAGGAAAGCCAGATAAGTCCACCGTAAGCCACGGCAATGAGGCCAGTGGAGCACAGACCATACATGCCTCCGAGCGGCGGTGGACAGCCCTATCCTGCCTCAAGGGACATGACCACCCATTTTCCCTTTGGATTCCTTCCTCCCAAGCTATGGGATATAAAGCCAAGGGGAAATGGGAAGCCTTGGGGCATGGAGCATTCCGTAGAAGATACGGGCAGCCGGAGCGCGAGCGATCGTACAAGACCTCGCTTTTTCTTCTTTGGCTTTTGCTCCACCCGATCCCCCTACCGGGGTACCGGCTTCCGGTATAGGATACGGCTTCTACCAGGTTTAGCCTGCGGTATGCTACCTGACGGCACCATACCTTGGCGGTAAAAAGCAATGTTTTATTAAATAGAGACTTTAAGTGGAGTACACAGGAACTCGACGTCAGGAGAGGTTCTGTGTACGGATAGAGATATTAGTAAGTAGAATATGTTTATAGAGTTAATTATATTTAATAAATATACCTATTAACGCGCGCGTAACAAGTAGGTTGAGAAAAACCATCGTTCACGCGCACAGCGTTTTACGGGCATCATCTACCCACCTGAAACAACAAATGGGCTACCTTCACAGGCTGCCCATCCATCCGAATAACTTGTTTCGTATTGAAGAAACTTGTATATTCGCAACAAAAAAAAAAAAACTATGAGAACAAAGATAGTAATTTTACATAAAATGAAATCAAATTTCGATAAGATTCTTACCGAAGCATATATCCCAAAAGATATACAAGCAAAAAAAGATGAGCTTGGATGCCTAAGGCTTCCGGCTAAATCCCTTGTATGTCCTGTTGATTATAAACCTGTCACTAATAAGGACGGGAAGAAGGTTACGGCCATAAAATACTCAAACAAGAAAGATAATATAAGAGGTTCCGGTATGGTTATAGGGAAGAAATGTAAGCAGGTAGTGGCTTATCTTACTATCGTAAACATCCAGAAACATGTATTTCTAAGAAATAGGATGAGAGAAGGCTATCGTGACCGTATTGAGATCAATACCGATGATTTTATAGATATCCTATCCGATGGCATAGCTTATTTCTGCTACAGACATGTTATAGAGGATTGCCATGAGGATATAGACTATCAGCTAAAGACGCTTAAGGCTTACGCGGAAGGCGAGATAAGAATAGCTTTACCTGATATCATGATCTACTCGTATAAGGCTAAGAAGAATGAGGATACGAAAGACATATTCGTGGGTAAGAAAAGATCCGTATACAAATGTCTGGATAAGAATTTAAGCTCAGACGAAAGACGGAATATGGCTAACAAAAGCCGGAAACTTGATCGGGTAAGAATCCTTTCAAAAATAATATTCAGAGCCAGAACCAGAAACGTGCATCATATATACAAAGTAACTAAAAGAAAGACAGTTAAGTTCAATATAGCATACCTTCTTAATGAGTTGAACAAGAAGCTCATAGGCATAGGTATGCATGAGATATCTAAATCCACTATATACAGATATATAAGTATGTTCTTAGACATGTGTAAGAAGAGTATATCCGATTTGTATGATGAGGTAAAAAAACACAATGGAGTGGCGAATACCAAAGACAGAAAGAATGTAACTATCGGATGCTTAAGACTATTATACAAGGGGAAATATATGCATATCCTTATATCGACAGAATACATAAGAGATGTATTTTTAGGAGAAAAATCTTCCGAGATGAGTAAAGCTGGATGATTTGAGTATCAGATATAAAATTTAATATTTACATATTATTCACATTTATTTTTAATAGTTAATTATAACTATTCGTATCTTTGTACCATAAACTTAAAAAGACATGGTACAAGAGGATTTTAGAAACGAAAACGACCTCCTTCGTCATATTATGACGGTGGATAAAAACGTAGAGCAGGGTCGTGCCTTGAAGAAGATTTTCACCACTAGGGAGAATCTGTTTATTACCGGTAGAGCCGGTAGTGGTAAAAGTACGTTCATGAGACGTATCGTAAAGTTCTTGGGTAAGTGCGTTATCGTAGCCCCAACTGGAGTAGCGGCGTTGAACGCCGGAGGACAGACCATTCATTCGTTCTTCTCTATAAAGAACGATCCTTATATCCCTTCTATCGAGAGAGGTATGTTGTCTAATAAGGTGGATGTAAGTCCGTTTATGAAGAAGAAGATCAAGAATCTTGATACTATCGTTATCGACGAGATCAGTATGGTAAGACCTGATTTGCTTGATGAGGTGGCTGATATACTTAGACAATGCAGGCGTAGCAAGGAACCTTTCGGTGGTGTTAGGTTGATTATGTTTGGAGATCTATCACAACTACCGCCTGTGGTGACGGCGGATGATTTTATCGACAAATATTATGAGAGCCGGTTCTTTTTCTCATCAAAGGCATTAAGAGCGTCAGGATTCTCGGTCATTACCTTCGAGAACGTATTCCGTCAAAAAGATCCTCAGCTTCTTTCCGTACTTGAGGATATAAGATGTGGGGTTATTACCGATGAGTCAAGACAGATATTGGATAGTAGGGTCAAGTATCCGGACAATATGGATAATACTATAATTATATGCTCAACTAACAAAGAGGCTTATGAGATAAATAAGACTAATCTTGATAAGATCAATAATAAGGTATTTAAGTTCGATGCTACCGTATTCGGGGAGAAACCTGTAGCGCCCTGTGAGGATGAGCTTATAGTAAAGGTAGGAGCTAAGGTCATAATAACCAGAAACGGCAACGGGTATGTCAATGGCTCGATGGGTATCATAACCAGCATAGATACTGTTGATGAGACGATATATGTTCATCTAGATAACGATACTGAGGTGGAGATAACTAAAGAGAAATGGGAGAAGATGAAGTATAAGCAGGTAGATGATTCCCTTGAAGGCATTTCTTGCGGCTATATAATACAATATCCATTGAGGTTAGGATACGCCATAACTGTCCATAAATCCCAGGGAATGACTTTAGATAATATATTTGTAGACATCAGCAGAGCCTTCGAGATAGGACAGATATATACCGCTCTTTCAAGATGTAGGTCTATAGACGGGCTTTATCTAAAATCAGTGCCTAAGGAAGATATGGTACTGCTAAGCGATAAGATATCTGACTTTATAGAGAAGGTGGATGAGAATGAGGGTGTATTGAATCCGGAAAAGATATCTGATATCGGGAAGGATATGATTAAGAAACAACAGGATTTATTTAACTTCGAGGAATACGGATTATAATGGCTAAGAAAGAACTTTTTTCAGACGTAGATGAGTTAGTATCATCTTTAAATAAAGAGCTTGGAGAAGGCTCGATAATGAACTTCGGTGACGATAAGCCTATAATATCCATACCAAGGGAAAGCACCGGATCGCTGGTGGTGGATAAGGCCCTAGGCGGCGGATGGGCGGTAGGCCGGATCCATGAGCTGGTCGGGATGGAATCTTGTGGCAAGACCATGATGTGTACGTTAAGTATGATTGAATTCCAGAAAAAACATCCAGATAAGCTAGTAGCTATAATAGACGTGGAGAACGCTTTCGATATTGAGTACGCTAGGAAAATGGGGTTGGATATAAACCGGTTTTTGATCTCCCAGCCAAGCTACGGTGAGCTGGCTATTGACATCACAGCCAAGTTAGTCGAGTCTGGGAAGGTCGGATTTATTGTCGTAGATTCTGTAGCCAATCTGGTACCGAAGAAGGAGATAGAGGGCGATATGGAAGACAGCAACATGGGACTACAAGCTAGGTTGATGTCAAAGGCCATGAGAGTCCTTACCGGTATCGTTAACAAAAGCGATTGCGTTCTGGTATTCATCAACCAGTATCGTGAGAAGATCGGTGTTATATACGGCGATCCTAAGGTAACGACCGGAGGTAACGCCCTTAAGTTCTATGCCTCTATCCGTATGGAAATGGCGAGAAAGAAGGTTATATTAGGGGAGGACGGATCTTCAATAGGTCATGAGGTTAGGATAAAGGTTCTGAAGAACAAGACAGCCGTTCCGTTCCAAATAGCAGAGACAGCCTTGTATTATGGCGTGGGGTTTGATAAGGAGCTTGAGCTTTTGAAGTTATGCGAGGAAACCGGTATCTTTACCCGTAAAGGATCATGGTACTGGTACGGAGAGGTCCGAGTAGGCAATGGAGTGGATAATACGTTAAGTATTATGAGAGACAATCAAGAATTGTGTCAAGAATTAAGAACTAAACTAAATATTTGAGGTTATGGCTATCGGAGCAAAATTTGTAGACGTAATACCTTCTAGTGTTGAGAACGCTATAGAGGTAAAAAAAGAGGATGTAAAGACCTATCTATTCGTAGGTATTCCTATGAGCGAGTTTATCGGCAAGAAACATGAGTTTGAGGGATATATATTCATGTGCTTACAAGGTGTAACCGGTGGGGTTGAGCTTGGCGGTGATATAGCCGTAGTCGTATTGAGACCGGTTCGCCCCGCCGTAGGGGAGGCTTCTTACCATTTGGTGGATATCAAGAAGTGTAAGTATAATAGAACTGATGTAGTTCTATTATTTAGAGAGGGAGATTTCAAGGTCGTTAAACGTGATGATTGTAATTTAATTTGATTATGGATGCTGAGAAGAAATTTGTTACAAAATATAAAATAAACGGAGAAGAATATATTGGATGGATATATGCGTCTAATATAGATCAGGCTAATGATTTTCTTAATCAGAGGAGAAATACCGAGGAAGTAGTTGGTGGTCCGTGTATAGATCAAGATGAGATAAATGATGTTATTAATTATATATAGTGTATGGGAACATATATATCAATAAAATCAACAGTAAACGCATTCAGGTACGGTATTGATCCTGTACCTGAATGGTTCGATAAGATATCTAACAAGACTGATGAGGTTGATGTTATGGTTGATGGTAATAAGGTAAAGGCTTTGGATATAAGGCTAGAAAATGGCATTTTACGGGCTTTTTATGGTTATTACATAGGTCTGTATCCAGATAACTCTATACAGGTGTTCAGACCGGAGGATTTTCACTCATTATATACCTTGAAAATATGAATGTAGCGATAGGGATAGATCCGGGTATAGATACCGGAGGATTGGCGATGATTCCTGAGAACGGAGAGATTAAAGTAATCATGACACCAAGGATATCCGCTAAAGGAGATATAGACCTTAGGGCCATATCAAGTTTCTTTCTTGATGCCGCTGACAATATCCAAAAAGAAGGTGGGGGAACGCTGGCGATCGCCGTGGAGGACGTCCACAGCATCCACAACAGCTCAGCCGCCAGCAACTTCACCTTCGGCGGACGGCGCCGGGAACCAAACGCGCTCTTCGCTATGATGGTGGAGATGATGGAACGATACGAATCGCATCCAGATGTTAGGTTCATGTTCGAGGAGGTACAGCCAAAGACATGGCAGAAGGAGCTTCATACGACTGCCGATCGGGTGTATTCGGCGGCTAAGTTAGACACGAAGGCTACATCCATCCGATGTGCTATCCGCCTTTTCCCTTTGGTGTCTTTCGTAAAACCATGGTCGGGTAAAGGAGTTCAACCCACCAAAATACAAGATGGAATGTGCGACGCTACACTTATAGCCGAGTATATTAGACGTAGGTTTAAATTATTTTAATACTATTAAGCGTTTATTGTATTTGAATTAATATAATTATGATTACATTTGCAATGTCATGTAAAGTTGTTTTTTATGTTACTAAAATGCTTGTCGAAATCATTGAATGAGAAGTTAAGTAAATTGGAGTTGGTTGTTAAAAACGCCGGATCTAATTCACTTTATAAGAATATTAAGATAGATGTTGTCAATAATCTGGCTTATATCACTTCCGTAAACGCCAAGGTATGTGTTATAGAGAGGCTGGAAGTGGAGTCTGATTCTAACTTCTCTTTCTTGGTCGAGGCAAGCTCTTTCATCAGGTTTATAAAAAAACAGAAGAATGGTGAGATTAAGATCGTGCTTTCCGATAAGAAGGACAGTATTACCATATACTACGCTTCTGGGGAGTATAGTTGTCCGGCATTTGACGTAAATACCTTCCCTGTGGTATATAAGATTCCTGATGGAGGTATTAATGTTAAGATGAATGATTATGTATCGGTCCTTAACAAAGCCAGTAATTATACGGAGATCAACGAGCTTTATCCTTGCATAGAGAATGTGGTCATTGATATTGATGAGATTAATATTAATATAGTAAGTACTGACAGGAATACTATTTACAGGTATTTTATTCCTAATCAGGATAAGGTAGAGAAGGTATTTATCCCAGTATCAAACGCCTCCTCTTTATTACTTGATAAGCATATAAGTAAGTCATTAGATACGTTGTCTATCAAAGTAGATGATACTAGGACTTACTTCTCTACCCCTGATATGGATATGTATGAGATCCACTTTGACGGTAATTATCCTAACTGGAGGTTTGTGGACGAGCATTTTGTCAAAACAAGTACCTATGTCTTTGATAAGGATCTACTCGTCCAGGCCCTCCAGAATAATATCAAGGTAAATGAGTTCGATCATTGTAAGTTGATATTTACGGATAAAGGGTGTGGTATTATGTCAGAGAACCCTATGTCGGGGAGATCTTGTAAGGAACGACTTACGGCTTTATCGCATAACGGTAATGATATTATATGTGATGTGCTATGTGGTAGGTATCTTGGTATCGTAAAAAGCATATCCTGTAATAGGATCGTTGTCGAACATGATCATAAATCTCATTTCAACAAGATTTATGGGGAGGATAATAAGAACGAGTATTTCTTGTCATCATCAATTATTGTTTAATTTTTAAATATATATAATATGGGAGTTCGTGAAAATTCGCTAGGATCTAATAATCACTACTTTAAGATAAGTGGTGGTGGAGTTCTTTATCAATCATCCAAGGAGCCTAAAGAAGGTTATGAGGAACATGTGAATGATAAGACCGGGGCTGTATCTTATTGGAAAGTATTTTGGAATGGTATAGAGGGATATTTATCAGATATTGAGATAAGGGAGGTTGACTATAACGGGGCAAAAACTAAATACGTAGCTATAAAAATAAGCGATGATGAAGGGAACTATATTATAAATGTTCCTTTGGTGACTCAAAAGGGAGGTATTAATAATTATGTTAAGTCATTGGTGAGATACTTGCCTAATATTGATCTAAAGCGTAAGGTGGTAATCAATCCAGCTCACGCTAGAAAAGGAGATCAATATGCCCCATGTAATTTTTTTATCTCATATGCTAGGGAAACTCCTGATGGAAGGGATGAGCTTATACAGCAATATTATAAGAATGGTCAGAATGGATGGCCTGACAGAGTTGAGAGTACTGATATAATGGGGAATAAGAAGTTTGATTATACTGCCCAAGATGCTTTCGCCTATCAGTTACTTAATAAATACATTCAAAGCATTAAGACAGATGGGGTGAAACCCGCTCAGTCGGCAAGCCAAAACAACGTTGGTGAGGCTACAACGCAAACGCCCCCACCGTCATATCAGCCGCAAGCCCAGCCGCAGACGCCTCCTCCATCATACCAGCAGGCTCAGCCTCAGACAGCCCAAGCTCCTTCTTTTGGAGGTCAGCAACAACCTCCTCAATATCCTCCTTTTGGAGACGATAGTGACCTACCTTTTTGATTAACTAATTGAAAATGAATAATTTAATGGAAAGTAATTTTAATATATCTACTAAAGTGAACCGTGTCTCGATGCCTACCCAAAATAAGGTAGATACGGTTATGAAGAACTTAGGGCATCGACCTTGTGTAGCGTATTCCGAGGAAAAGAATATGTATTATAAGGATGGAGAATGGGTAGCGTCAGATCTTGACGCTACTATCTTACCTCTTAGGGAGATGTTCGAAAAGACATCTGATTTGAAGTTAGGATTGAAGATCGTTTATTTAATAATCAAATTATAATGGCCAGTATTGAGGATATTAAAAAACTTCTGGAGAGTAAGTCATTTACATCAGCCAGAGATCTTGACGAATTTGAGGAAAAACCGGATGATAAGCTTGATGAGGTTCACATGAATTGCGATCCAATGGTAGGGATAGTTGAGAAAGATGGTAAAATTTTTCTCAACTCTTTAAAATTCTCTAAGGCATGGAACTCATTGGGAAAGGATATTCCTATCAAGCAAGGTAATGCGTTCCCGTTGGGGCAAGGTGATGTTCTTGATATAGATACAGGTGTATCGGCGTCGTTCCCGGACAATACCATAGGGGTGTTGATGATGCTGCCGTCGTTTATCGGCGATACGGGACTTACTTTGGTAGGATCACCGTTCGTGTCGTCTAATAACGGGAATATCATGATCAGGGTCACTAATGTCCGTAAGGATATAGCTATAGTCGAGAAAGACAAACATATAGCTGAGTTAATTATAGTCGGCAAGATAAAAGCCGATATTCGTAGAACTTATAAAAGTGTTGAGGATGTTCGGATTGAAGATAGTAAAGAGTAGTTATATAAATACTCTAAAACAGGATCTTGATGAAGCTATTAGCTATTCAAGTAGATTAAAAAGAAATTATGAGGATGCTCGTAGTAAGATAACGGAATTGGAGGAAAAAGAAAGATATCTTAATACGCTTGTGGATTCTCTTGATATGGATATAGAATCAAAGGATTCTCATATCGTTAAGATGGGGAATGAGCTTAGTAAATCAAGAGATCTATATAATGAGTCGGTAAAAGAGAAAGAGACTCTTAAACGGGCTTATATGGATATAGAGAAGAAACATAAACTATCATCTAAATTACTCGATGAGGCTAGAAGAAGGTACAAGGAAATAGAGGAGCAAAATAAGGCTATGTCAGATCGTATCCAGTATCTGGAGAATCATGTCGATCCAGAGGCTTTAGATAACGATGTTTCTGATGAGGTTGTTGTTGATGAGGATAAGATGGATCCTAATTCAGGTCATATCGATATACCTGAAAATAATATCTCTGAGGTTACTGGTACCGATGCCGGCAATGACGTAAATGTCGAGAATAAAACTGAAGAGAAGAAGAAATCTAAGAAACGTAAAAAAGCTAAGAAAAATGAATAAGGTCTTGTTTTTCTTGTTAACGTTATTTACCTTAGCGGTTGTCGGATGCAGTACGTCAAGAACCTACTATACGGAGTACGATACTACTGATATATCTTATGTAGTGGATTCCATAGTGTCTTCCGGGACCGTGATGGGCCAATGGAAGGAGTGGCGGTTTACGCTGGACGACGGCCGGGTCGATAACTTTGGTTTCACCGCCCTGTACGACGCCAAGGGAAAAGCTAGGGGTTCGATACAGGTAAGGCAAAGATCCGATACGTTTAATATCAAGATAATAGACTATCATAAAAAAGATAAAAAATGAGTTACGGACTAGGTTACATACCATCACCAGCGGATGACAGGGACGCTATCATGAACATGCAGCACGAGGCTGTACCTGATGAGTATAAGATCAATAATGTCGATAGCGTGGTAGATCAAGGTTCTTCCCCTATTTGCGCAGCCGTAAGCCTGGCTGAGATCCTTAACTGGAGAAAAGCTATAAAGGATATCAAAAGACCAGCTAAAATATCTCCTTACGATATATATGATCTGAGAGAGGATAAGGACCAGGACGGGATGGTTCTTCGTGATGCTATCAAGTCTATCAAGAACGTAGGCGTAGATGGGGAGAAAATAAACAGTTACGCTAGGATCATAGATCCGGTATCAGCTAAGGTAGCGTTGATGCTGAATGGGCCTCTGGTTATAGGTCTGTATTGCTATAATTATGGTAATCGGTTCTGGCAAGGCCAAGGACAGAACTTGGGAGGCCATGCCGTTATCCTCACCGGCTGGGACAAGGCCGGCTTCGTCCTACAGAACAGTTGGGGGACGGGATGGGGTAGGTCTGGTGTAGAGACGTTCCCGTTCGATGATTGGTGCTATATGCTAGAATGTTGGACAATAGTTTCATAACTTTACTATATAAACTTCGAGAAATTCCGTCCCACATCCTCTTGTGAAAGACGATGTGGTATATTTAGGACCCGTAGCTCAATCGGTAAGAGCAATTGGCTCATAACCAGTAGGTTGTCGGTTCAAGTCCGGCCGGGTCCACAGTTGGATTAATAGAATTTGTCATTAGGTTTAGAGTTTAGATTTATGTAGTGTCCTTGTCCGGGAGGATCAGGACGCTTAAAGGGGAGTTAATTTAACGGATAGAATTTACGATTCCTAATCGTAGCGTGGATAAGGGTTCGATTCCCCCACTCCCCACATGGTGTTTTCTTAAACATATTCCCGCAGGTCGGTAATTAACGATAACCGGTAGACAGCCTACGGGAATTAATAAAATCTTACGTGCTTAAGATCGCTTTCAGTTCTATTTTTCGTGTGTAATCTATAGGAGGGTAGCACGACCCTCCTTTTTATAAATACTATTTGCTATGGACATTAATCAGATAAAAACGTATCTACCATCAGGATGGGATGTGGTTGATCTAATAGATCACGGCATAATCGATCTTGATATCATGAATGAAAAGATGATGGGTGAGTATGTGGCTGTGTTGATGATAAAGTCTTATGATAAGATTACTGAATCGCATAACTTAACCACTTTCTCATTCCATGATAAGGATATAAGCGGATTACGGAGATTGGTATCGAACGCTATAATGGCGGTTGGGTTAAGGAATAATCCTCTGACAGGAGATGGGAACACGGCAATCAAATAAAGGTATTGAATACACTGAAAGAGGGATATTGGATATCCTTAACAGACAGTTCTTGGTATCGCCTAAATGGGTGATAAATAACCTGTATGTATATAACTGGGAGTCCGATTATCTGGCTATAACCAGATCTATGTACGCTTATGAGGTTGAGGTAAAGATCTCGTTGGCTGACTATAACAAGGATTTCGAGAAACAGGAAAAGCACCAAGTAATGCAAGGCTGGTTCGAGGCCCGGAAGCAAGCCTTGTACGAGGCCGGAGGCTGGACTAGGTACGGTAGACCCAATTACTTCTACTACTGCGTACCGGATGGGTTGGTTGATCCTAAGGACATACCTCCGTACGCCGGGCTTGCTTATGTTTGTGGCAGGAATTTGAGAAAGGTCAAGGACGCCCCTATCCTGCACCGTGATAAATTTGATCCGGAAGCCTATAAGATGGCTGACAAATTCTACTATAATTGGTGGAATGAGAGACGTAAGGCTAGACAGATAGAAGGGAAGGATATGAAAGACGAGTTCAGGAAAAGTATGAAAAAGGTGAAGGAGAAGATAACCGTCGATGCCAAGATCAAGGCGATGGAGGCGTTCTGGAGCGTCTGCGATTATGCCTACTGGCCGTACGGGGGAAGAGGGGTGCCCGGAATGAGACCCAACTGTTCCGCTTGTGGTGAGGAATGTAAATTACAATGCCCGAAAGGGAAAGAATTTAAAAACAAGATAAAATGAGCAAAATTAAAGATTTATTGGCAAGAGTCATTTCATTAGCCTCAGAGCAACCTATGAGCTATAAAGAGGCAGTTGAGTTACTTGATGGTATAGATACGTGTAAGGTCAAGATATGGCTGGAAGAAGGAGCTAAGCTGCCTGAATACGCTCATAAAGAAGATGCTTGCATGGATTTGTTCGTTAAGGATATAGAACTTGACGGAGATAGGATCATATATCATACTGGCGTACATGTAGAATTGCCAGAGGATTATGAGATGGAAATCCGTCCACGTAGTGGTTTTACTAATAGCGAGCTAATTATGCAAAACGCCCCTGCTACCATTGATGAAGGATATAGTGGGGAAGTTATGATAGTTCACAGAAAAATGGATAGTCATAGTCCTTATTATTGTAATGTAGGTGGTAAGGTAGCGCAACTTCTTATTCGTAGAAGGGAACGTATCGTATGGGAAGAAGTGGAGTCATTGGAAGATCTTGGGAAATCTGATAGAGGGGATAATGGATTTGGAAGTACAGATAAGATAAATAACGAATGATATGGAAAACGAAAATACATCATCTACTACTAATGAGGGCTTGAAAGAAATTGACAAACAAACACATCCTGTTATGTATGGATGGAGATGTCCAGTATGCGGAAGGATATATTCACCTTATACGTCTATGTGCTCATACTGCTGCTATACTATAGATCGTCTTTCACTTAAACCTGTAATGTGACATGAGCGGAAGAGTTAAGATAAAGATCAAGGATAATAAACCTAAGATCGATGTATTTAAGGTAATAGAGAACCGGTTCAAGAACATGAACGAGCTTCGGGATCTTATCGACCTAGATCCAAGGAAAGGGCTGGTCAGGATCCGGGACGGGGCCGGCTTTAGGGAGGTGGAGCGGGGCGGATGCCTGCACCGGAACTACCTTAACCTGTTGGAGGAGGAGCTGGGGGCTAAACTATCAATAGACCTGATAGATAAGTACGTTAAAAGGATACGACCGTAGCCAAATCACCTAACTCGTCCAGTATCTCATTATACATCCTATGGATCTCGTTGTTGCGGATAACCGTACTGTCCCTTACATATATCTTCTCAACGTCATCGTCGCAGAAGAAGATCTTGATCTTATGAAGTATGTTTCTAAACATGATTTTAGTTTTGTTCCAAAGATATGAAAATTTGAGGATAAAACCAGAAGGAAGCCAAAAAGAACGGGAGGCGGTGGGAGGATGGGGGAGGCCCGGAGGGATGAGGGTCTCCTTCCTTCCTTCCTTCCCTTGGTACTACACTATCCTTACCGTTACTCGATAGTTACCACGAGAACTTTTCCCATAGGCATAAGATTCACATCCCGAACAAAGATCAGTTACTATACAATTATCGTTTAATATATAATCACCATCCCAACTTACATAACTTTCATCTAAAACCTGAGTCTGTAATTCAGATCTGTAAGTGAAATTAATGATCTTCCCAGGATCTTTTATCACCGTTACAGGAACAAATTTAGTTATCCTATTCCCGTATATCACCTTATTAGCCAACTCGCAATGCATACCCGAATTATATTGATACGTAAGGGTTCCCTCTATAATACCTCCACTTATGCCCAAAATAACATTGTACTCATTTTTCGGATTTAGATATGATATCTGGCCACTTATGCTTATAGTTTTTATCTTCTTATCGCGATATATATCAAGAGAAGATCCGTTAAAACCAGGTTGATATGGCTTCCCATCAATATATATATCTACAACGCCAAGACACATATTCTTGTTTATATTAACACGGTAGTGGATCTTACCGGGAGAAGAAGTCCTGCGCCTAAACATACCCCCTCCTTATCTGAGGGTTAAAATACCCCCCCCCCATGTATTTATTTTTTTATTCATAATATGTTATGTTTTAATTATATCGCAAATATAATAAAGTAAATGAGACGCTGGAAGTGGGGATAGGAGATGGGTTGTGTCGATAGAATGAGACGTAAGAAGATAATGGGAGGGAACCAACGAAAGGGGCGGAGTGAGGGTGACGGAACCAACCCTACGAGGATCGGGCATCCCCCTTCCCGTTTGGCCGGTACCGTCATCCATGTGGTGATAATATCGTTATACTATCGTAAAGTCCCCTACACCAGTACGCAACTCATTATCCAGCATATAGGCGTAATAGGCTTGACCGGGCAATTTGTCCTCCACGAACCCTGTCATTATATTGTTAGCTGTATCATAATACTCATATATCTTGCTAGATCTCACTACTGTCGTTCCATATCGATTTATAAGGGATTGTATGTCGGTCACGTTAAGAGACGTAAGAATAAGAACCCTTACCGCATTCTGCCTGTTGTTAGTAACCGTCACGTAAGTAGATGATTGAGATGGAGGAGAAGCCGGAGTAGATCCATAGATATAACCATACCCCATAAGTGTTCGACTTTCCGAATGACCTTCCCAGAGTACGTGAACTCCGTGATACCCGTGCCAAGATATCTCCCTACATATACGCCATCCGCATAAATGTCGCATGATCCTTGGTTGGTGGAGAAGAAATATCTCCTCTCTGTTTTTGGGGATGAAAACCATCTTCTTCTAAACATATTTTACTCCCCCCCCCTTCTTTTTCTATGTACTCTATCATTAAACTCATAATCTTATTCATGTTTTTATTTACGCCCTAAATATAATACAATTATAATTATATCTATTAAATGGGGTTGAGAAGATACCCTATTGGGAGATGGTTGCCTTTTATTGGATATGGGGTGCGGGACGGACCACCTCCCCGAAATCGGCCCGGCCGGGCTGCCGTTTTTTGGCCTTACCCCCTCAACCCACGGAAATCATAAAACAGGAGCGGGAAAAGACCAGATAGCCGAAAAAAGAATGCTTATTTTTAGTTTAAATTGTTGATTATCAATGATATAAACCAATATTTTAATATACATTTACATTTGATTAGTTTTATTATATATAATCGTTGAATTTTTATTGTAAAATATTTGTTTGAAAATAAAACATGTATTATATTTGCAATGTGAGATAACAATATTAACAAACAAGCGTGCTAGATGCTAATATAAATCCTAAGGGCATAGGTAAAATCTAATGACTAGCAAAGATTTAAACAAAGTACAAAACGAGGTAAAGAAAGCAAGTGAAAAGACGTTAACTGGTGCGGTTAAGGCGTGGTGCCAACTATTTAAATCTAACAAAGAGGTGAATGAGATACTAAAAGAAAATGATATTAAAGTAGACAAGACAATTGTTCCCGCACTGGTTGCTTTGGCAAGGGACAAGGAGGTAGTAATCCAACTTTGCAAGGAGATACTCCCACGTGTTAACACGACTTTTTGCGCATACAAGGAGGTTGGAAGAGAATATTTTGATAAATTAGATAAAGATAAAAATATCAAAATGTCCGTTGATAAAATAGAAAGTATCGCAATATTAGGCACCAATCATAAGAGATTCGGATATAATGAACCATTGGAATATGATGGAGGCGTATATTATGATGTGTTTAACGGATCAGACAAACGTATTGTAAAGTGCGCCGTACCTATCAAACGGTATACGTTTAATCTCATTGCAAAGTGCGTTACATACTATTTGACGCATCCTAAAAATGATAGGTAAGCAACGGGCCGCAACGGCCCGTTATGGTTGCATGTGTTTACCTCCACGTGGTGCAACTGGACTAAGACTAAAAACACAAGATATTTGACATATTGATATAAGCATACACAAGTAGGTAGGGGTATAGCCGTTGGCGTTCGATAACTTGTGTAAATAGGCCGCCTCTTAGCAATGTGGTTTTAGGTTCGTATTCAGTCGTAGTATGAACCGTTATTCTTTGGGCTTGTATCAAGACGGGTTAATACGTCCGGTTTCCGGATAGGCCGTGTAAAACACGGGGTATATTGGTGTATATACGCATGTATAGGGCGTATGTTAGTGCGTTGTGAGAGTAACACGCATTGAGTGTATCACGGTGTTATAACCGTGTCAATATATCAAAGCAATAACGTTTAAGGTTGCTTAAATACTTATGCGTTATATGTAGTTATAAAATAACAACCTTTACAAGGGTATTTTGTGCGGTTAAATTGACGGACAAAATACGCCTTGTCGGTACGTATCACGGGTAACGTATGTACGTATTTGGCTTCGTTCGTTCGGGGCAAAGGGACAAAACCAAAGGTAATCGGTTGGGGTCTGGTGTGCCCGGCTGGTAGTATTGATAACGCCGGCCGTGTGCCTTGTTAGCTCCCGTTTCTTATTGGTATCATAAAAAAGAATAGGTTATGTATAAAAGAAAGTTTGATAATCTTAATAGAAAGCTAGCACTTAAAAAGGAAAAGGCTTTAGAGGCTGCGAGAAAGTCTCAAATCGAGTTTTACGTTGAGCTTACCAAAGAGCTATACAAGTCTAATAAATTAGATTGTAGTAGGGAATCTGATAAATGTAGGCGGAAACGTGTTAGTTACATGGCAAACAAATTACGGCAATAGATCGTTTGTTTTTATTTGATTTTAAAGTTTGTGCCCTTCTGTACTGTAGTGATATAGGACGGAAGGGCTTTTTTGTGCCTAATTTTACAGAATGATAGCATATGTATATATTTTGCTTACACATAAAAGTGTTTAGGCGGTAAATTTTAAGCCTTGATCGAAAATGTGTAAGTAAAATGCTTTATTTAGCATTATTTTGTATACATATATATCCATGCGGACGGGTATATTGTGCCCTTATGTATGGTTTTGCGCTTGAATCGATCCTAAAAGGTATATAATAGGCGGTACTTATTGTATATTTTTTATCTATATCTAGGCTTGTCTTCCCTTAGAGGTAGCTCTAGGGATTGATATATATTATGTTGTTGATACTCAATTGGTTGTATTATTTGAGTGTTGTTTTAAAATCGTGTTTACTTATTGTATATTTTTTATGGGTATATTTATATATTTCGTACTCATCTTGTTTTGTGGGTACATGGCGTTTGAGTTAGGGCGGTACGTTATAGCTACGGGCGACGCCCTGCCTTTAATCATAGTTATTTTATTGGCTTTATTATCAATACATTGTATTAGGCAAGTATGTAAGGCAATCAAGAACAAAGACCTCGATATCCTAGACTGAATCAGCGTTCCACGTGGAACAAAGTAGCGGAAGGTCTTAGGATTTCGTGGGGATTTCGAGGGAGTTTTGGGATTTGCGTGATGGGACACCTCCAAACAGGGAAAAA